ATGTATACTCGCTACAGCTACAACCCGGCCCTGGGTCGCACTTACGTGTACGACAACAAATTCTACAAGAACCTCGGTTCCGTCATCAAAAACGCCAAGCGCAAGGAGCATCTTCTGCAACATGAAATCGAAGAGAGGACCCTCGATCCCCTAGAGAGGTACGTCGTCGCCGAAGATCCCTTCCTGGGACCGGGCAAGAACCAAAAGTTGACCCTCTTCAAGGAAATTCGTATCGTCAAACCCGACACGATGAAACTGGTGGTCAACTGGAGCGGCAAAGAGTTTCTCAGGGAAACTTGGACGCGTTTCATGGAAGACAGCTTCCCCATCGTCAACGACCAAGAGATCATGGACGTTTTCCTAGTCATCCAGATGAGACCCACCAGACCTAACCGTTGCTACAGATTCTTGGCTCAGCACGCTCTTCGTTGCGATCCTGATTACGTTCCTCATGAAGTCATCCGTATCGTCGAGCCCGTGTACGTCGGCGCCAACAACGAATACCGCATCAGTCTCGCCAAGAAGGGCGGCGGCTGCCCCGTCATGAACCTGCACTCCGAGTACACCAACTCGTTCGAGGAATTCATCAACCGCGTCATCTGGGAGAACTTCTACAAGCCCATAGTTTACGTCGGAACCGACTCGGGCGAGGAAGAAGAGATCCTCCTCGAACTGTCCCTCGTGTTCAAGATCAAGGAGTTCGCGCCCGACGCGCCTCTGTACAACGGACCCGCGTACTAAACCCTCTAAATCAAACAACATATTATAACATCAAATATTGTATATTTATTTCAAGAAAAAGCCTATCGTTACAAAGTCATAGTGTCTTTAATCAATTTGTCCAGTTTAGCTATGTAGGCACGAAGAGTTTCGGCATCATCCGCAAAGATTTGCGCTTTGTCAAAGATCGAGGAAACCGCCGCCGTCAAAGTGGTAATGGACTCGGGCGGCTCCATCGGGAGCTGCTCAATTTTTTTTTGCAAATCCCGAAACTGCGATTTCAGCGCCGTGATCTCCGTCGACGAGGCCAGCCAGTCGTTGTTTCTGTCCTCGTCGTGGGCCTCGGTGCCGCTGCTGGACGACGGGGGTAGCATGGCCATGCGCCGGTTCAAAATGCTCAGCGTAGACTCTGATCTGGGCACCGCCGCCGCGGTGGCCGCCTCCGGCTTTTGAGTTCGTTTAGCCTGCAGCGTGCTAAACTTGTCGGGAGAGAGCGGCGTTTTGCGTTTTAATCTTTCTTTGAGTTCCGTATTAAAGTCCATGACCGGCGGCGGCGGTGGCTGCTGCGCCGAAGTAGGTGGTAACGGCGGCGGCGCCGCCGCGACAGAGCTGGGCACCGGCGTTTCTAAAGGTGGCGCCGGAGGCGGCGGCGGGGGAATGTTCGGTAACGAAGATGAAAACGGAAGGGGCGGGGGCGGCGGCGGCGGTATAAATGCGCTCGGTACAGATGTCTCTGTCGACGAAAGTGGCACATTTGGCGTCGAAATAAGATTTGGCATCGGTGGTGGTGGCGGCGGCGGAGGACCAGCAAGATAAACGGGCTCAGCATAGACGGGTTCAGCGACAGCGGTGGTGCCGGCAACGACGTCATCATAATTATCAATTTTTTGTATAGTGTTTGAAGAATATGCTCCTGCTGTCGCTGACACTGGTGGTGGCGGTGGCGCGTAGGATTGTTCGGCACCCATTGCTGATGGTGGCTGTGGTTTGGATGTCGCAACGGCTGCTGCACTCGGTGACGCAGATGAAACTGTTACTTCAGCGCCGCGATCCAGAGTGACTATTTCGCGGAAGAGTTCGTCTATCTCACTCTCTTCGGCTTGATACAGTTTGTACAAATCTAAAAATGTTTTAAATAAAGCGCCAAGATTGTTAATGTTGTTTTCGTTGATGATGTGTTCGAGAATATTTTGTAACTTAGATTTAAAGCGGCTACTGTCGTTCACTCGCCGCACCATGTTTTCTAGCTGAGTAATCTTGGCGCTTATCGCCGCCGCCGAGGCCATGGGTTTCGCCGCCGTGGTAGTAATAATATCCTCCATTGCGTATTTCACCCCGACTTTATTGTTGTATATGGCCATGGCCAATTGCAAAAACTCCAAAAGCGTGCGAGAATTAAGCGTGACTTCATCGTCATAAGTGCTCCTGTTGTCGTCGCGGTAACACACCGCATCGAACAGTTCCATTGATACGGGAGAGGTCAATTTTTGAAAAAAATCCACAACGTTATTGTTGGGGTCTTGCAGAAAATCCAGTACGCTTTGAATATTCGCCATTATGACCACCACTAACGGACTCGACAATAACGGACTTAATAGTACCACCAACACCACTACAATCTCGCCGACAGTGACCCCAGTAGCGGCAAAAATGGACAGTGTCCTGCAGGAGCTGTGCGATTTCTACGCCGAAGTAAAATTGAGCCGGGACCACAAACTGGTCAACGGCAAGTACGGCCAAGTGTCCGTGTGGAAACACGAGCCGACGCAAAAATTATTTCTAAAGAAGCAGATCAAGCTCAAACACTATAACGAGATCGAACCGATGGTGCACTCGTTAATGAAGAACAACCGCTACTTTATCAATTTATACTATAGCATCACCACGCTAAAGAGTCACGTTCTCATCATGGACTTTATCAAAGGCGGAGATCTATTCGATCTTCTCAAGAGCGAAGAGTACTTGACCGTAGATGAAACTAAGCTAATCGTCGGCCAAGTGTGCGAGGGTCTCCACGCGCTACATAAGCATCACTTCATCCATAATGACATCAAGCTCGAGAACGTCTTGTACAATAGATACAAACAAATTTACATTGCCGACTACGGTCTGTGCAAGGTGGTGGGTCAAGAGTCGTGTCTCGACGGCACCCTAGACTATTACTCGCCGGAAAAGATTGCGGGACGCCGATACGACTACCACTTTGACTGGTGGGCCGTGGGCGTGCTGGCCCACGAATTATTGACCGGCAATCATCCTTTCAAAAGGGATCATGACGAAGACCTTCATATCGAGAAACTAGAGGAGAGACAGCAACAACAAAGAAAACAATTTTTTAAAAGTAGCGTTCCTTCAAACGCTCAATCGTTTATTGCAGAAATGTTAAAGTACAACATTAACTATAGGCTTCACAAGTACAACGATATAATTAAACATAGTTTTCTTAAAATATAATATCACAATTTATCATAATAAAGACTCTATTTACAAGTACATGCATAGTTTTTATTTCTTTTCAACCTTAAATTTTTTAACAGAGGGTTCATCATCATTAATATACTCTTCGCTGACGACGTGAGCGTATTTCGTAAGTTTAATGGGAAATCTCTTTGGTTTAAACGCGTCCTCGTCACCACCAACAATTATTACATCATCCTCGTCACCACTACTGTCGTCGTTGTCATTAGGGGGCTGGTAAGGGGCTTCGTGCGGGTCGAGATAAACGGGGTTGTCTTTCTCGAGCTTGACGATTATTCCATCTACACAATGGTATTGGAAAAATTCAAAAGGTTCGTCGTTGTCGTCGGGGATATCGCGCGGCTCCGTCTTGATAATGGGTTTAATGTCCCGTGGGGAAGACGGTGCGGCGGTAGTGCGAGGAGGAGAAGAAGGAAGAGCGCGTTTTTTACTAACAGAATTTGTGACACAAGACCGCGAAGGTGAAGGCAAGATTTTTTCTATAGCTTGTTGTTGAACAGGGGGTATGTATTCGAGAACAGACTCCTGTTGTCGGGGCGGAGACGACAGTTTCTCGAACATGTTAAGTATTTCATCGTTATCGTATGTCATGTCAACAGGGGGCTGTTCATGAGATTTGGCCATAATTTCCTGCTCAAAATTGAGCGACAGACGGATAGCGTAAGCCGTATCACAGTCTTGGGCGTCGTCGGGAGCATTGTTAGAAGGTGCGGCCGCTACTAGTACGGGAGTCGAACTAGTAATAGCACTGTCGGGAATATCATTAGCATTGTCATCAATATGCACATTTTCGGGCAGACAAGTTACAATAGAAGCGTTGGAATTACTATGATGTTGTTCCTCGGCCTCGTTAATTTGGGCGTTAAGTTTGTTTTTTTCTTTGTTTAAAAGATACAAATGTCTATCGATAGCTTCGATACATTCTTCGGGACTAGAAGAAGACTTCCTCGAAGGAGACTGTAATTTCCGGGTAACGGAAGAAATATGTTTGGAAGTTGTCGTCGGCGAGGCTGATCTCGAAGACGAAAAGATGGAGCGGTCAATAATGCGCTTTCGGCGACGAATAGGGGGTCGTTGGGGAGATGAATTAGAAGATTCACTGCCGCTACTGCTACTGCTGCTGCGAGAAGAAGTACTACGGCGAGAAGAAGCTACGGAACGGCGGCGACTACGACGCGAAACCGGACGTGAGGATCTAGCCGGACGATTGTCATTATCGTTACTATGATCTTCATCATTCTCACTACACTCGCTAACATCGTAATCATTATTAACGTCATTATCATCTTTGGCTTCGTCATTAATTAAATTACTATCCTCCTCTTTCTCAGAATCATTTTCATTATCGTCGTCTACAAGATCATCATCATCATTATCATCATCATCATCATTATCATCATTATTTTCATCTACATTATTATCGTTTTTGTCTTTACTAGAAGAAATAACATTATTACCGCTATACTCTGTTTCGCTGTCGCTATGGTCAATGTTATCAATCTCACGGTTACGAATCTTTTCAAGTTTTTTACACATAATACAATATTTGACTTTAAACAAACTTTGAAAAGCGCACTTGGCGCACAGTTTGTGGCTGCAATCTTTGTGTTGATGATAGATGTAGCCACATTTACATTTTTGACATTGAACCGTCAAGTCTTCTAAATGATAAACTATGAGCAAATCTTTAAGCTTGTTAGTTAATTTTACAATACTAGTTTTGAGTACGGCATATGCATTGTTAACGGCGGGAAACAGACAGGCGCGAATATTGTCTAGAGACTTACGAATCTGGCACTCGAAATCAATCATATGCAAATCTTCGCCGATCATACGCATGCGTGCGTGCAGCAGAGTACAATCAATCAGAGCCTCCTCCAAAGACACAGTGGTCAAACGCAATACAAAATTTTTAATCAGGGAATAATGCTCGTTATGTTTAATAGAAGCCGCGTAATGATCAACGTAGTTTTGCATACACAACATGACATGTTCCAGTACCATAGATTTAGTGAGCATAGTTAAAAGATTTCTAAAAGACGTAGCGTCCTTGTTAACGGTCATCTCCATGATGGCATTATAGAGGTTGCCCAAACGATTGCTATACATATAGTGATTCTTAAACGAAATCTGGTTAAACTTCCAGGTCTTGGTGTTCAAATTGACCTCCCCGACGTGCACGAACGGCGTCGAGGACACCATTTGCAGGTACACACTGACACTCTTGCGCACGGGATTGTGCGAGAACTGTATGTGTTTGTAAGGCTTGGTGGTCGAAGCCTAGAACAATATAATAGATTCACATAAGTACTCCACCATTAGAATAGTTACACTACTAGCACAATCACGCACACAAAAGCTTAGACAACATATAGACATATTCGAAACTTACCTCATTGGATGAAGAGGAGGAGCCCGCAGCGGGGTTGTTGTTGCTGTACCACATGTTCATGTTGTTGGTGACGTAGGCGATGATGGTGACGTAATAATATTAAACAAAGGCGCGGACCGAGTCCAAAGGTCAAAGATAACGTTGAGAAAACGAACAACGATCCTGACAAGCACTATCGTTTGACTGATCGTCAAGATCGTTGTATGGGCTTATATATCATTGGCACGATGCCTGATATCCTTGCTGATTACATCTATACTTGGAAGAGCATCGTACGATTAACATCGGTGGCAATCGAGATAGCGACACGCGCACCGTGCATCCTGTCACGTAGGCCCCGTCGCCGCCGCCGCAGTGCGGAATGAATTTAGATTAGATAACGCTGCTGCGCAATGAATTTAGATTAGATACAGTGCAGGCGGTCGATGGCCACGTGCAGGCGATAACCAACTTTTTTGCAGTGCAAAAATGTGCCCTAAAGTGTAGTATATGGAGAGCATATTGTTCAGTGTAGACTATGCTAGTATAATAGTCTACGATTCGAAATTTTCCACTGTATATCGGTCCTTGTATGGGAGCCAATTTTTTTGTACTGCAAAAAAGTACATCCCCGATAAGGCGCCTCGTGACTGATACGGAAGATAATCGATCTGGCTAGTGGAGGGGATCCGGCCTGATATATAACGGCGTCGTCGAAGTTACACTTCAGTTCAAGATTGTTGAGCATTCTATACTCTACACCTTGTCACTACTACTACTGATCAATCTACCATCATCATCATGGTTAACACTTCCAGAATCATTGAGGAGTCCCAGCAAAGCGAGGCGATGTCGTCTCAGCTTGAGCAGCAGCAGTCGTCCCAGCAAAGCAGCAGCGAGGAGCCGATGCAGTACGACGAAAACTCCGAGGCGGTCAACCAACGCTACGAGGAACGGTGCGTGAACATTGATAATATGTTAAACGAGGAGTGGCAAAATGAACTTAGGCAGCAGCGTGAGCGTGAGGAGCGTGAAGCGGCCGAACAGGCCGAGCAGCAGCAACGACAGCGTGATCGTCATCAGAGGCAGCAGCGTAAGTTACAAACTTTACACACGCGTCACAATGTCACTGTCAAAATACAAAGAATTATGTCGGATTACATGAACTGCATGTTGTTACATAATAGACGTATCATAGAGGACCTTCAGAGCGAGACGCTTCAAAACTATACTCCCAACGACAACACTTATTCGCCTGTGAGATGCAGATCTCCCAACTTATTTTCTGAAGATGATGATGACAATGACAATGACGCTGATAAAGGTGATGCTGTTATTAATAGTATTATAAATGCATTTGATACATATTTTGATAATGGCGAGCGCGATACTGATGACGAGGATGATGACGAGCCTGCTGCTGTTGCCGAGCCTGCTGCCGAACCTGCTGTCGAGTCATCTCCTGAGCCGGCTGTCGAGTCTTCCGTTGCGGAGCCTGAGCCAAGTAACGTGAGTGAGCCTCCTGTTGCTGATACGCAATCAGACTCTGATAACAACTCTGACGATTTAGATGATATTGATGAAATTGAAGAATACGAGTCAAAGAAACAAAGTTATATTAGAAACTTTATTGATTTCTTTCAAAAGCATCAAATCACTGTTTTATCTAATTATTCTCCCGTTACTGATGTGTGTGTTAATGTTCAATTTCATATTCAACATTACACCCATGATCTTAGTTTGATGCGCAGTGATTGGGAAAAGATGTTTGAGTTCAGCGGTTCAGATGTGACCGTTGATAACTTGAAATTGGCTCACCACTATTGGAATATTATTTTTGACGAGATATTTACTCAAGTATGCAATCATAACGATCTTGCAAAAGAAAAATATGATCACATTATCAAAGAAATTTTTATGGAGGTTGCAGCATATAACATTGTCTATAACAAAAACAGTTATAAAATCGCTTGTGAAATCAATTCAAATATTTCATGCATCTTGGATCATATTACTATGATAGTTGATTGTGATGAGCAGCAGTCAGAGTCTGAGGATGAGGATGATGACTCTGAGATTGAGTCCGAGCTTCAAAGACTTGAGTCTGAGCTTGAAAGGTCAGAAACTCCGCCTCCATCTATTGAAGCCACAAGGGCAGTGACTGATGCTGCTACCACTAGCATTAAAGCTATTCGTCGTCAGCGTAGATTAGCTTTGCGTCGTGAACGCACCACTGACAATAGTCAAACTGACTCTCAAACTGGTTATAGTCCTATGTTGTAACATTGTACTATTGTAATCATTTTTCTATGTTGTGTGATATAATTGTATTAATTTTACTTGTGTACTTTTATATTGTATTACTTTACTTGTTGTTGTGATAATTGTATTAATTTTTTGTATTGTGTTTTAAAATGAAATAAATGATTATTCTGTTACTACATATGATTTTTATTAGTATACAATATTTGTAAGTTTATTCCAAAACAGACACGCACACACAAACACACACACATAATGTTTAGGCCACTTAGAGGCGTCAATAGAACCTTTCCTAACACAGCAGCTTTTACAAATCAAAATGCACTTGTAGTCAGTAATAGCCCTCAGGGCTTTAGAAATGTCTTAAGCAATACACGCACTGTAGACATAGGCAACGGTCAACTCAGGCCGGGGTATAACTTGCCCAATAATCAAATGATCTCCACGGCAGAGATGAACTCTATCATGAGAAACAATGATAGCGGGGGCATGCGCAGAATCTTTGGTAACAACGTATCCAACAACGATTACAATGGGCTCACTCAAATGAGACGCGCAGATAACATACCCGACGCTAACGTGCACAGTAGGCAGCTGCGGCGAGACGCCGTTAAAAATAATAACCCCTCTACGCGAACTCGCACAGAGGCGGGCATAGAAAATAGTCTCAACCAGAATCCCAATCTAAACAATCATCTGCAGGGACTTAAAAACGCCGGCGCCGCCGTACTGTTGGGCGCCGGAGCTTATCTCGTATTCCAATATGCATCTTTGATACAGGACATTAGAGAGGCACTCAGGCGAACGGGAGGCAGTTATCACACCACCGGTGTCGACGGCGGCGACGAGCTACGGACGTGTCTTTTGCGACACAGGACGTGCGTCACACCGGAAATAGATAACCACGTCATTGTTTGCCAGAACGATCCCTTGATAGCCGACACGGCCGAACTCAATAGGATATGTCAGGACTTTAATTACGAGGAAGAGGGCACCGTGTGCCGGGCCAGCGACCCCAACGCCAACGAATTCAGTCCCCAGTACGTGGACATATCCGAACTGTCCACCGACCAAATGATCTATTGCATAGAACCATACGATTTTGGCGATCTTATCGCTGACCTTGGCCTAGATGGGTTGCTAGGGGAAAACGGCCTGTTCACCAAGTCCTCGAACAAAAGCAAGAGCGTCAGCGACAGTTTATTGCCCGCAATTTTGATGATTGGGGCCATCATTCTTATCGTGCTAATCGGCTATTTCATTTTTAGGAGCCTAGGCAACAGGCAGACCGTCCAATTTCAGCCGATGCCCATGCCAACGGCCGTGCCGATGACGTCTGTGCCTATTCAAGTTAAATAGGAACGATGACCGATACGATAAGAACGCAAATGTAGATATCGACAGGACATCATTTGTATATAAAAGGACGATCCTGACAAGGTGCGGCACTTCATCGCCGGCTAACAAACTAGCCACAACGACGCAGGACCCACAGCCGAGACTACAAGTGTTTTTCAAACCAAGTGGTAAGCATTATAATATTATTTCATATTATGGTGTAACATTAATAGCGAATCATCGTATTAACTTAGTGGTTTTTGTTATAGAAAAATATAACAATGATGAAGAAGGTGACCACCACGACCACCACTTCGGCGGCGATAAAGAAAAAAGTCTCGGCAAAGGTCAACACCAATCGCGAAGATGACTCATTAAAAGATTTGCGCGGCCGTTTCCTCAGCAACCAGAATTATCAGCTGATGAAATATGTGCTACGTTTTGCGACAGCCTATGCGCAAGGCACGTTGCGCGTCAACGATTTGAAGGAGATGAACTGCGATGACCTCAAGTACGGCGAAGTGACGACGAGCGCTTGTTGTCAGGGCGAATGCGGTAAAAAATTTAACGGTGCCAAGATTTTGTTCTGTGTTATAGATAGCGAGGACGGCGGCGACATTGAGGACAAGTTTAAACTGGTGTGTCACTTTTGCTCTAATGACTACTCCTATCAAAAGAGGTACGAGGTCATGCAACTCTATCCCACTGTTTCCCTCCCTGTCGTCGAACGTCTGTGCGAGGTGGGCTTCATCACCAAGTACATCTTTCCCATTGAACTTGACTACACAGTCACCACCACTAGAACGGAAGTGTGCAACTTCCACAATTTTTACAAGATGGTCAAGTCCATCATCCGCGAAAAAAAGTCCAACGAACACATCACCGAGATTAGACTCAGCACGTACGGTCGCGATCTTTTCGTCGAAACCGACGACAATTGCACCATGAAAAATGGCATTAACGAGTACAGTGAACATTTTTACGAACTAGACTTCCCCTCCTCGCCCAGCACCATGCTACCTTTTGTGCAGACGTACAAAGACACCAAGCTCCTCACCTACTTCTACACCGTCACCAAACGCGTGTACTATAGCTTCTTCGATTATGTCGTACATTTCCCCATCAAATGCACTAGATTCTGCAAACTGTGCAAACAGGACAAACTCTATCTAAAAATTCATCCCGTGCTGTACTGCAGCAAGTGCGGCTTTACCGATGCGGCCTTCTTTAAAAACGCCCCCTTCCTCAAGACCACTGTGTTCCTAGCCAAATGTGTCAAAGCCAAGACTCTGTCGCCCACTCGCATCTATTACTACGACATGAACGAGTACAAGTCCTACATTAACAAGCCGCCACCATCTGCTGCTGGTGCTAAAAATGCAGGCAAGAAAACCAATAAGAAAAAATGATCTCTATGTTTAATCTGTATACCTTTATGATCTTTACCTATATGATCTATATGCGTTATTCTCTAGTTTTAAGCAACATGTTATACTCTATACTTTAATCTCTATATTGTTACTCACCATATAACTTTAATCTCTATAATGTTACTCACTTAGTCGTAAGGATATTTACTCTTCTATATTGATACTCTTTAGTTGTAAGCATATGATGTTATCCTCAATATATTTTACTCGATAGTTTGTAAGATTTTTATATGACACATACCAAATGATGTAATTTTTTAATAAATTTTTATATTTTTCAAATGGTTCTTTGATTTAATCATTTCAGTACATGATCTTTGCTTTCGTCGAGACCTGTGGATGAAATCAAAGATCAAGTATGAAAAATATGATGCAATATTTCAAAAAACTTAGTCATGTAGGATGATATCATGTTGGATGATGCAATAAAAACAAGTCATGTAGTCACTCTTTTTAGTACATGATCTTTGCTTTCGTCGAGACCTGTGGATGAAAGCAAAGATGAAGTTTGAAAACACAAAGTTTCAAAAGATGATGCAATAAAAACAACATGTGTCATCATAGTTTCAAATTCGTAATCATAGTTTCGAATTCTAGTACATGATCTTTGCTTTCATCCACAAGTCTCGATGAAAGCAAAGATGGGCTATGAAAAATAATGGCGGCTGATGCAATAAAAACAACATGTGTCGAATTCTAGTACATGATCTTTGCTTTCGTCGAGACCTGTGGATGAAAGCAAAGATCATGTATGAAAAAAATGATGCAACATTTATCAAAATTACAATTTAGTACACGATCTTTGATTTCATCCACAAGTCTGGACGAAAGCAAACATCAAGTACTGAAATCTATTTGCTTGGTAACATGACATCACTTCATGACATCACCTCATGACATCACCTCATGACATCATTTTATAATCACGCCACATCGTCTGATTAACATCCGGCTGACATCATAACTCGAAACTGCGCAATAAAATTTCAGTACATGATCTTTGCTTTCATCGAGGATTGTGGATGAAAGCAAAGATCATGTACTGAAATAGTTTAAGTATTACAATCTCGAAATTCATCTAGCTTTCGACAACATACTTACGGCTAGGAAAACATTATTTTATTTTAAGATTTCTCAATCTTGAAGTAAGTATCTATTTCGAGGAAGATGTGTTTGCCAAAACTTTAATAAAAAATTTTACAAACTCTTGATCTTGAAGTTAGTGTCTATTTCGAGGAAGATCTGGTCGCTAAAATCTTAATAAAATTTTTTCGCTAATACTTATGATCTTGAAGTAAGTATCTATTTCGAGGAAGACGCATCTGCTCAAATTTTATAAAAATTTTACAAGTTCTCGATCTTGAAGTTTATGTTTATTTCGAGGAAGATGCATCTGCTAAAACTTTTATAAAAATTTTTACAAGTTCTCGATCTTGAAGTTGGTATTTATTTCGAGGAAGATGAGTGTGTTAAAACTTTACAAAAATTTTTACAAGTTCTCGATCTTGAAGTTGATATCTATTTCGAGGAAAATGGATTTGCCCAAACTCTTATAAAAATTTTTAGGACATCACAATCTCGAACTTGACGTATGTTTCAAGGAAAATGCGTTCGTAAAATCTTTTACAAAATTTTTAAAATGTCACCATCTTGAAGTTAATATCGATTTCAAGGAAATGCGTGTGTAAAAATCTTTTCAAAAATTTTTTGAATGTTATCGATCTTGAAGTTAGTGTCTATTTCGAAGAAGATGTATCTGCTTAAATTTTTTCTAAACAATTTCAAATCTCACAATCTTGAAGTATATAGTAGTTTCGACGAAAATACATTTGTAAATTTTTTAGCAAAAATTTTTGAATGGTATTGATCTTGAAGTTGATGTGTATTTCGAAGAAAACGCATTTACTAAAATCTTTTCTCAAAAATTAGCATCGTCACGATCTCGAAATATGCGTTAACTTTGACGAAGACGCATTTGCAAAATCTTTTTCAAAAAAATTCAAATGTCACGATCTCGAACTCAATAGGTATTTCGAAGAAAATACATCTTGTGACAGAATTTTTATAAAAATGACATTTATTGTTAAACTTGAAACTATATTACATTTCAAGATCATAGAACAAAACCATTTAAAAACTTTACTAAAAATTCTGGAATCGTTAATCTCGAAACTACTATTGAGTTCAAGATGGTAGTATAAATTTGCTTATCATCAAAATCACTATATGTTTCGAGACAAATTTTAGTACTTGATGTTGGATTTCATCCACAAGTGTGGACGAAAGCAAAGATCATGTATGAAAAATATATACTGCGTAATTTCTATTTTTAGCCATGACTTCATTAGAAACAAGATACGCAATACCAAAATTTTAGTACTTGATGTTTGATTTCATCCACGATCGTGGACGAAAGCAAAGATTATGTATGAAAACGCAATAGCACACCCGGATACAAGGGACGAAATTCAACATTAAGTATGAAAAAGCTGATGCAATAATATGTTTTTATGACATCACCTAGCATGTCGCATGACATCATTATTGCATGACATCACCCACATTCGGGAGCGAATGTGCAATCATTTACGACTTAATGCTCGGGATTGTAGAGTTAATTGCGTATTGACTTTGCCGTTAAAATAATGAACTTGAAATTGACATGTGATTCGAGATTGTAGTAATGAAACAACAAAATGCGATAAATTATGTATTTATTACAACGAAACGCGGTGTCATACATTCAGAGCAATACAATTCTGGCAGGTAGTAATAGCAATCTTGATAATCGTAGGCTCTGTCAAATCCATGGCCGCACTGCGAGCACGATAACATCTTAACTGCGATATCGCCGTCGTGATAGATTTCACATATCGGTATAGCATGCCAGATGAGCGAATCAATGCATCTTTTTGGCAAGAAATTGTTAAATTTTTGCCTTAGCTCTTTTGTGAATTCCGCAACGACATCAAAGTATTCGAAATTCCTCCTCTGTTGATTTCTATTAAAATACAACGCAGCGTATTCGAGAACGGCTCCGAATATTTTGCCATAGGCCATAGTCTCGAGAGTGCAAATATGCATTGTACTTGATATCACTGACAACGACGTGCTTGGCGGAGAGCGTAGAAGGGTCTGACTGGAAGCCTCTGTCGTCGAAGTTAATATATAGTTCGAGATTGTAGTGTAAATTTTTATTGCGCAGTAGTTTTAATACTTGATGTTGGATTTCATCGAGGATCGTGGACGAAAGCAAACATCAAGTACTGAAATGATGACGCAATGCAAAACGTGACCGGATGGCGTGATTGGATGACGCACAATGACGCATTAGGATGATGCAATACTGCGCAGTAGATTTTTAGTACATAATCTTTGCTTTCATCGAGGATCGTGGACGAAATCCAACATCAAGTACTGAAATTCCACCCGGACTTATGATATCATCAACATGATATCATCGACATCGAGGTCAACGAAATGATGATGCAATAAAAACAAGTTGTTGCGCAATCGTACCCGGATCCAATTTCAGTACTTGATGTTTGCTTTCATCGAGGATCGTGGACGAAAGCAAAGATCAAGTACTAGAATTCCACATCATCCTAGCTGAGTCATGCGCTGATGACATGATCACGTGTAGTCATATCACGTTGCCATATCATTAGGTCAATGATATCACCTAGCTGATGTCATGATCACGTGTTATACTACATGTGTGATGATATCACCTAGCGACCGAGATGAGATCACCTCGCTGATGTCATGCCCACCGCGATCGTGATGTGATGCTATCTTTCCTCGAAAAGGCAAGGGTAACGATTCGTTCCCCTTGTTTCGAGGACATGAAGCCCGTTGTCGGCGCCGATTGTATGAGGCTGGTGCTGAGCGCGTGAGGCTAGTCACGTAGGCCACGGCGGCATTGACGTCAATTGTATAGTATTTGGGACACTGCGGCGAGGACACTGCGGTATTTTTAATGATTCCTAACGCTAATCTTATAAGCGATAATGTTGTTCGTTTCGATATAAAAGGACGATCCTGCAAGTGGTAGCCTCAGTCTTGACTGTGAATAACAAGCAAAATGTCGTGCTTCAAAGTGATTGTGTGTATAGTGCTGTGTGCAACAGTGACTTCTTTGGCCGGAGCCAAAACCGCCGAAGATATCCTGCAAGTGACGCCTCTGCCCTCGACTTCTGGTCTGTATTTTCAATACATTAACAAAATGCAGTTTGTCCAGAACATTTGGCACTTTGTCATCGAGATGGACCATGGTTCTGTGTTCTATCGCCTTCAGAGCATATACGAACAGGCGCAAAAGTTACAAATTACCCTCAGTACAATGATACGTCAAAATTACCCTACCAATGGCTTTGACGATTGTGCTAATATCAAGTACTTTAAACTAGAAATTGACCACATGTTAACCACTGCCATACCCAACTTGGCCCATCAGCATAATCTGCTCGATCAAAAAGTGCCCATCACTCCATCTAACGCCAGCCTCTCCAAAGCCACACTTAAACGCTCTAAACGTGGCGTGTTTAATTTTATGGGTCATGTGGACAAATATCTATTTGGCATCATGGACAGCGATGACGCGCATGAACTTCACATGTTGGCTAACAGCACAAACAACTTGAATTCTCAGGTCAAGCAGTTAAACGATGAACTTATAGTGTTGGCCGATTATGTCAAACACGAGATGTACGCCACCAACCACCTCTTGAACACGGAAAAGCATTGCAGGTATATTGTTGAAAATTATAACATACTTTGCAAGCAGTTGGACGAGGTGGCCACTCTGTACAATAAACTAGATTTGGCCGTGGACAATGCCAAGCTGAATCGTCTCAACTCGTTCGTGGTGTCTCCCGAACGCTTGCTCAACGAGATGAAAAACGTCAGCGGTCATCTCGCGGGTCTCTTGTGGCCCGTGCCCCTCACCGAGAAGGCGATGCACGTCCTCATCGATAACGTCATCAATGTGCATGTGTTTGTGACGGCCGAGCGTAAGTTGTTGTTTATTATCGAAGTGCCTTTGGTTAGTAGCGAAGCCTTTGACGTGTTCCACAGCATACCGCTGCCGTATTGCGACCAAACGCAAAAGTGCGCCATCATGCTGCCCGACAGCAAGTACCTGGCCGTGTCGGTGGACCGCCGTAACTATGTGCGACTTGACGACACGTCTTCGTGCCGTATGAGTGATAAAGTCATGTTGTGTTTTAGGCCTCAAATTATTTATGACGTAAATCAGGCAAAGTTGTGTGATATTCGTATTTTTATGAAGAACGACAAAGGCATTGATTATAATAGAGACTGTGACGTCAGAGTAGGTAAATTTGAGAGTGAATTGTTCTATGCCACTTCGGACTATAACAATTGGCTGTATGTTTTGCAGAACGATATAGACTTGAATATTCAGTGTTTGCCCACAGGCAGCGTGACTGACTCATTTGGTTTTTCCCCCATAGTGTTGCACGCCGGCGTGGGTATTATTCACGCGACCGGCAATGATAATTGTAAATTGACCACTAAAAAATCTCGACTGACGGTGCATGATCTGTACAATAACATCAATACCGTCATCGAGATGCCCATAGGTCTATCCTTTAATTTTACCATAGCTCTTCAGGACATTGATAAAATTACTGTGGACGAGATGAAAACCAATAACGATCTGGAACACACTAATCTTCACGAATTGACCAATCGTCTGTATGACTTGCGAAAGCGCATCAATAACAACACTGTTTATTCGGGCAGTCAAATTACTGACGACGACGACGATGGCTTGTTTGCCGGTGTATCGGCTTGGTTTTCCAGTATCGGTATTGATTTTCATTACATAAAGATGATAGTGGTATGGATAATAATGGCTCTGTTGGCTCTAGCCTTTTTCAAGATTTACCGCACTTGTTGTACAGGCGCATGCAGCACCATGTGCAATGCCTTAACTTTTAAATCTTTTCGTCGCAATAATAGCACCCATACGGTGGTGAGGCGCGACGACAGAGACATGTACTATCAATCCACTATTCCTAGACATGGCAAAAAACATGCTTTGGCCGCCGATTCTATGTACGACATTGAAATGGAACCCATGTAAAGATTATACTATTGTAACTATACTATTGTAACTATACTATTGTAACTATGATATGTGATATTGTATTAGTATTAGGTGATGGTGTATTATAAATAAAAAAAATATGTTATCTAATAAAATGTTTATTGTTACTATACCTTAACCAAAAAAATGTTATGTGTCTTTTATTAATAAATATATGTTGTTTGCACAATCTTGATGTTTTATTTCACTACGACGATTCTAACAAAGTGTCTATCTTGTTGTTGATCACATCAATCTTTTTGCTGTTGACTAGTATCAGATCGACCGAATGTTTGGTCATGTTATGTAACTTTGATAGATTTAACATTACACTGTCGTGGTACTCTGTCATGACATTGGTGATGTTTTCAAAGTTTGTCTGCAGAGTTTCATAGATTAATAGCAAAAGTTTTTTGACTATTGCAATTTCGTTGGTCATGCTGTTGGCGTACCACACGTACGTCGTGAGCGCTATTAGAGTCACAGCGTAATAGTTCATTGTGAATACACACGATGAGGATTATACCTTATTTTTTACGATTCAATGAATCTTTGATAGACTTGAACCCATCTAGCATGGTATCGTTGCTAAAGGCAATCTTGTTGGTCAGATCCGCCTGCATGCTCTTGATGCTGTCGAGGGTATTGGAAATGCCGCTGTAAAGAGATGCGTGTTCGCTGCGTATAATGTCTCTAAGAATCTCATGCTCATTTGTATTATTTTTGAGATCATAGGGCGACGAGTTTGATTGATAGATTGTCGTCGAACCGTTACCACCGTTCTGAATACACTCTTGCAAATTACACAGTTGAGTCTTGATGTCGACGAGAGGGTCCACGATCTGGCTCTGCGCCCCAATCAAGAGATCGCACATCAACTGCTTGAGAGTCAGCAGCTCGGGACGCTGGGCGCCGTCCGAGGAGAGCTTGTACGACGACAGATATTTGCCGAGAGCAAAGACGTGAACGTAGTTTTTGTTGTTGCGCGACAGTTTATGAGAGTTGTGCGCGTTGGCCCACATGACGGCAGGATTGAAACCCCTAATGTTGACGAGGGGCGCGATGAGCTGACACGCGGCCGTGAGTTCTACGTAACCGTCACGATCGTACTCGCCGTTTTCAATTATAACCACTTCTAAAAGCTTATCATTGTATTGAAACTGCGTAGAATTGTCAGCAGCGACAGAGTTGTTGCTTACGTGGCTGTCGTACATTTTTGAAGCATCTTATTGTAACTATTTGGTCGTTTAGTTCGATAAGATGTTTTCATTTTTTGAAGTCAATCTACCCGTATTGCAATATGATGTATTCGCCCTCCTCCTCGTCGCGGTACTATCGAATGAACTGTAACGACGACGTCGTCGTGAGCGCCTCTGACGCCGCCGCTATGCGTCATGATTTGCGCACTTTAAAATCTCAGGTGTACGAAGTGTGCAGGCAGTCGGCGGCCGACCACAACTTGTGCGAGCGCATCAGATCATCGATAGACGTCAACAATCTTTACTACTCCTCTTCGCCGCGCTACAATCTTGGCAGCAGCAGCAGCAGCACCGCCGCCGTCACCAAAACCGTGCTAGACAACAACAAGAACAACAATGCCACCGTTACTGTCGTGGACACCGTCAAATATTGATGACGTCGAAAGTATAGACAAAAATGCAGATTATAGCGTGTCGCTGTGCGATATGCCGCTGCAAGTGACCTGCCTCACCCCTTTCCTCGACAACGGGCTACGCGTCAAGATCAACGGTCATCGATTGTACTACTTGATAAAAAACAGAGAGGCGCTCGTCGAAGCTGAGGCAAAAAAATCCGCTACCATGATGACGACGACCAAGTACAAGAACCATAAGAATGTGTGCTTTCAAAACGCTTCGAGCAAGGACACGGTTATAGAGATGCTCAAGACCAAACTTAACCTGCCCGACTGCATGCAGAGATTTTTGCTCGATTTTCAAGTTCGTCCTCGCGGCAAGCGTTTTCGCAAGCGTTTCATTTTTAACGCGTACATCGCTAATGTACTCACTTGCACCAAATGCAACAAACTGTGTCTCGTCAAGGCAATGAGCTACATTTACAACTTTGACGACAAATGTATACAGGAATTTGACAGACTCCTGTTTCGAAACGACAGCACCTACAAGCCGCCAAACTGCGAGAACATCAAGAACAAAGACAAATTGTGTTTCAAGATGGGAACGTGCAAAGGCAGCAATCCTATATGTAATTTTTAAATAAAATAATAAACATTATATAAAATTTAGAATGTATTTTATTTTAGCATTACAAATTTTCATTAATGAATGATTTTACAGTCTCGACAGGACTGTTTACGTGTATGACTCGTCTGGAGCGTTTAGTGTAATCGAATTGTTTAATGTCCAGTTCTTCGTTGATGCAATGCATGGCCAGCTGGGGGTTGGGATGAACGTTGTCGTATACCATTTCCATGTCGTTAAATTTTCGCTTCAAAGCGTTGTGTCTGCGCTGTTGCGAGGCTAGAAACGCAATCTCCGTACCCTCTTCCAATGGTTTGACGAACACAGACAGTCGGGGATGTTTGGACGTGTCTCGGGGAAAACGCACCGTTTCGTAACGAGTGTGGGAAGATAGAGTTTCGTCATCGCCGCCGCCGCCGCTGCCACCGTTACCTTCGGTCGAGAAAATGGATAATCGCGTCCTGCTGGTTGTCGTGGATCTATGATAGTCCTGTAAACGCTTGTACAGTTCGTCTACGTTATTCAGCATGGTCATCTTTTTGTTAAGCTCGGAGATTTGCACGTTAAACCATTCGAACCTTTCGATGACTTGATCCTTGAACTGGTCGTTTGTGCGCGACGCTTCGTTGTTGTGCTGCTTGATGGTATCTACGGCGGCGAGGACTTTGTTCAATTTGTCATCGAGGGGCGATGGTAAAAACTTGTTTTCGAGTTCCACGTACACCTCTTCGATGATCCAGGCCGTAAATTCGGCTTTGTTCTTGAAATCCAAATGATCAATCAGCTGCAAGACCCCATGCTTGTTCACGCACAGTAGGCCGTCCGTTTCGTTGATGCTATTGTTAAACACCAACTCGTTGATTGTGCGCTTGTACTTGCCGTCGACCAATTTGTTTATGGCTCTTTGCGGGTCCGGGAAACCAAGGCCCTCGGCGAGTTTGTCTGCCGCTATCCACACTTCGTCGTTGAACAGATAGTTTATGCTAAACGAAAACTGGTCATCGAATTGTATACGCTTCGTTTTGAACAGATACGAGAATCCGGAAAGAGATGGTAATTTACGGGATGGTGATGGTGTTTCGTCGTGCTGATTGTTGTCGTCTTCATACTCCTCCTCCTCCTCCTCTTCACTCCTATGATAGCCAAAGAGTTTAGCAAAAAAATTGAACGCCATTATTCTTGTTTAAAGACGTATGAGAATTTTTTTCCTTTATAATTGTAACTGTACGGGACGCGAATCTGACTGTTGTTGCAGAATACGTGCTTATCTACCGCGGGCCACCAACTGAGCAACGGTTTGTGTTTGCAGCGATTTTCGTACTTTTGCGTAGCTTTGATAAACGCCGCCGCAAAACACCCTTCGGGCAGCGCCGCTATATCAATTTCCGATAACGTCTTGGGCGCCACGAACACCTTATAGTATTGCTCGCGGCTCTGTTTCGAGGCGTGCATGGGAAACCTGTCGATTCGTAGCCACACGTGAAGGCCCCGATTTCCGCTGTGCATGACGCGAGCAATGTTTTCGCCGAAAAAGTTTCTAAAGGTCTGGGCCGCAATACAAATCTTCGTGTCCAGATCCTCCTCGACGTTTTCCACGTCCACGTCGATGACCCATTCGCGGCCGCCGTTGTCCTCGAGGGACTTCACGTGCACGTCCGTTATGCGGTTGCGTTTCAGGAACAGCTCAAACTGCTCGAGCGTCTCGAAAATCGTGCTGGGATGCTGCCAGCGCAGGCCGTCAAAGAAGGCGAAGCGGCGACAGTCGCGGTACGCTACACTTTTCCACATCAGCTCGATTTGGCTTGATGTGTAGACGAATTTCTTTTTGAACATAATGCTAGCCCTGTCGGTGATCGAATGTGCAGGATAAGTATGATAGCGTTTACGTTAATAACGTGTGCGATTATCGCGTCATATATCGAAACAAATGTCACGTTGCAAGATAAAGATTCTAGGAACGACGACGACGAAAACACATTAACCGACAAGGACATTGATAATATCTTTGCGGTTATCATGGACGAAATATCTAAAATTGAAAAAACCGAAAGCAGCGACGTGAATTATACCAAGATCATTATTGGTCTATTGATTTTGATAACGCTCTTTACGCTTAAAACGAAAATCTACCGCATCAGCACATGCTGGCGCCGCAAAAAGCAGCGTAATTTGAAAAACGGCGGCGGCGCCGACGAAATACCTTTGGAGAATATAACGATTCAAGAACTCAATTATAATGTAATTTCAGATCCTCATAATCATCATCACCACCACCATCATCATCAAGAACAACACGAAAATAAATAATTTCGAAACAGTAAAAAGAATAATTTAGGCCACTTGAGCGCTGGACGCCAGCTCGTTGATCATGCCGCACGAATTGACTCCGCGACGGACTCGCACGTATCCGTCTTCGCCGTAATCGCTACCCCACGAATTCTTTATGATCCAGTACGGCACGTTATTTTCAACGCCATAGCCCACCAATAGCACGGCATGATTGAGACCGTTGTTCTCGCAGAAACTCACGATTCCGCCGTAATAGTCGGTGAGGTCGACCGCGTCCACGGCTATAGCTATGGGACCCACGTAACGCAACAGATCCTCGAGACGCTCCTCGTTGAGGATGACGTACCGGTAACAATTGCGTACGCCCGTCGCGAATTTGTGGGGTTTGAGGGCGCACGGTTGACGCTCCGCCTTGTACGGATAGTCAAATTCCTGCTCCACTCCACCCATTTTCATGATTTGCTCGTAAGCGGTGTGAATTAACCCGCCGTCGCACCCCATGTCGACGAAATCACAGTCCACCAACTGTTGTTCGGAAAGATCGATGAGTCTGTCGTACTTGATGGCGTACTGGCTCTCGAGCGCGCCGAGACTCGCAAAAGCCCAGCACGCGCCGCACATGCCCTGATCTTTTACCGAAGTGATCTTGTTCAGAGATCGCCAATCAAAACTGATGGGTCGCTGTCGTTGGGCCGGTCCATCGACCACTATGGTTTCGCAAAAATTTGACCCCAATTCCCCCGAAGCTAGACCCGTGTGACGGATGACTATTTCATTCTTGGTCATGTCCGCAAAACGATTGATCTTGTACACCGCAGAATCGTTACGACTATTCTTTTGGTTTATCGATTCTATATTGTGCCTGAATATGTTGTAGCGATACTTTTTTTCGTCTTCGCTCTTGTACTGTTTGTTGTATTGCGCAATAAATTTTTCAAAGTAAAGAGGCGCGCTGTTAATGTTGTAAAGCGTGGGTTTGGAACTCGCCCCATGATTATCTTGGCGCGTCAACGCCGCGTTTAGTAGCAGCAAAAGTATGAGTAATTTGTTCATTATAAATTCAATAAACAATAGGTACTTAAATACACTGATATTTACTTTAAACGACAATTTTAATAAAATAAAACCAAAATTATTATTAATACATTCATTTATTTTTATTAAATCAATCAGAATCAGAATCGCTTTGGAAGGGTAATTTTAACAAACAGTTTGCACATTTAGAACAAAATAAAATCACATACAAATATTCCCAATCGCTAGTCTGTAACATTTTTTCTCCAATTTGACGCGAAACTGAGGGTTCACGACATTCTGAGCAAATTTTGCTTACAAACATAACCGAATCTTCAAATAGCTGCGAATAGCTAGTCAAAACCTTTGCCACATTCATTGGAAACAAACACTCTGGAAGTGTGATTTTATGATCCTGCATAAAACTGTAAAAAGACCCGGTTCTCATTCGGCGCATAGCAAATAATTTAACAATCGTATGGTCGGCATCGTTAACTGCTCTAAGAAACCTGTCAAAATCAAATAAACGATCAAAACATTCCACAATATTGTCCTCACTTGCTCCCAGATATCGCATCAGAAGTATATCTTTGGTGACGTCATATGGTCCTTTTACTTGCATAGCCTTTTCATACTCGCAAAATTTTCCATCAATTAACAGGGCCAGATTTGTAGTGTCCTCGACACCAAAAAACGTTTTCAGCAACATATCGTCGGCCACGACGTAGCCATGGGGTTGAGTCTTTACGTATGTTTGAAAAAGACGATCCGTCAGCAGCGGTAGTCGTATGGCGCAATCTTGATTACCATACTTGGCCAATCTGTAGTCGCGGTCCGGACAATAGTCAAAGGAGCGCGCATCAAAATACTTTTTAAATTGTCCTTGAGACAACAAAATGGTATCTGCGCGCACGCGATCTCCAGTCACGGCAAAAAACGTGTCGTGACCCGTGTATTCCAGGATCTTCCATATAATCTCCACCGGCAGCAACAAAACTTGCTTTTTGGCGACACTTTTTCTTGATTTTTTTATTGAAACGTTTGGGCTTATTGATCGTTTCATTGTGGCGCTTCTTGTTTTCATTGTGGCGCTTCTTGTTTTCATTGTGCTGTTTCTTGATTTTTTCAAAGCGTCAAGTAAACTAATGGCTTCGTCAGGATCGTTAACGTTTATATACTGGACGTTATCAAAGATTACAGCAGATAATACATTATCAGAGATTACAGCATTATCAGAGATTATCGACACATACGGCAACTACAGCTCGGCACCATTGATAGTTTATAAGGTTTAATTATATAATGCCCTATATTGCTACGCTGTTCTTGGCTTGCGTGGTGTTGTCCGCGAAAGCAGCCGTACCTGGCGTGCCCACTATCGATTGGTCGGATCGAAATTATGCACTCGTAAAAATTGATCACGAAGCCACATCGTATGAAAAATTGATCAAAATCACGTCCAATGTCGAAGTGCCCGTGTCCTGGAACGTATGGTCGGGAGACGCCGGCGACGTGGCGTACGTCCTCTTTGATGGCAAACAAATGTACAAAGGGGACGCTGCCGTCAAAAAAGCCGTCGTTTCCGTCGACAAAGGGGGCACCTTTGACATGACCGTGAAACTATGCAACGTGGACGGCTGCTCTACTAGCAACGCCGTAAAGGTGGTCGTCGCCGACACGGACGGTTCCCATCTAGCGCCGCTCACGTACGACTTTCTCGAAAACAACAAGCGTTTCGAGACGCATCCCGACAAAATCGTGGCGGCCTACTTTGTCGAATGGGGAGTGTACCTGAGGCAGTTCCCCGTCGACAAGGTGCCCGTGCCGAATCTCTCGCACATACTGTACGGCTTCGTGCCGATATGCGGCGGCGAGGGAATCAACGACGCTCTAAAGACGGTGCCGGGCAGTTTCGAGGCTCTGCAGCGTTCGTGTGCGGGCCGGGCCGATTTCAAAGTGACCATACACGATCCCTGGGCCGCGATACAGAAGCCGCAAAAAGGCGTCTCGTCATGGAACGAACCGTACAAGGGCAACTTTGGCCAGTTGATGGCCGTGAAGAAGGCCAATCCTCACGTCAAAGTGTTCGCCTCGATCGGCGGCTGGACTCTGTCCGACCCCTTCTATCACATGCACGACAACCACGTCAGACAAATTTTCATTGACTCGGTGGAAGAGTATTTGATCACGTGGAAGTTCTTTGACGGCGTCGACATTGATTGGGAGTTCCCCGGCGGCAAGGGGGCGAATCCTAACGTGGGCGATGCGGAACGCGACCGCAAAACGTACACGCTTCTCCTGCAAGAACTTCGGTTACGTTTGGACGCGCTCGGCGCTCGCACCAATCGATACTACGCCCTGACTTCGGCCGTGAGCGCGGGCAACGACAAGATCGCCGTAGTGAATTACACCGAAGCGCAAAAGTACTTGGACACGATATTTTTAATGAGCTACGATTTTAAAGGAGCGTGGAGCAACACCGAGCTGGGTCACCAGACGGCGCTCTTCGCGCCCACCTGGCGTCCCGACGAACCCTACTGCGCCGACCGCGCCGTAGAACTATTGCTCAATCAGCACGTGCCCGCCGGAAAAATTGCGCTCGGCGTGGCCATGTACGGCCGGGGATGGAGCGGCGTGGTCAGCGACGACGACAACAACCCGTTCCTCGGCGTCGCCGCGGGACCCGTGCCCGGCACTTGGGAAGCGGGCGTGGTAGACTATCGCCAGATCGTGCACAACATGTCCCAGTACGACTACGCGTACGACGAAGTGGCCAAGGGCGCGTACGTGTACAATCGTGAAAACGGCAATCTAATCACGTACGACGACTCAAAGTCGGTCGCCGATAAATCCAAGTACGTGCTCGATCACGAATTGGCCGGCGTGTTTGCGTGGGAGATCGACGCCGATAACGGAGATTTACTGAACGCCATCAACAAGGGTTTGGGCGGAAAGCAAGCAGATTATTTGTATGACGAACAACAACAACAACAACAACAACAACAACAACAACAAGTCATAAAAGATGAATTGTAAAAGGTTTAAATAAAAAATATACAAATTACATATAAAATACATTTATTTCCATTTCAATTCGAAATAACAAAGTTTGCGGCAAATGCTACACCTTGGTGTAGTGTCTTTGTTTTTGATTAATTTGCGCGATTTTATGTACATGTAGAAATAATGAAAAAAGTAGCATTTTTCTCGGCAGTCGTGGCAAATCGCTCGTTTGATGTTCGGTCTGTTGATATCCTTGATCTCCCTTGACGTATAGTAGACCACGGCCCATTTAGAATAATTACTGTTTGCAATGTAGGGAAGAACACAGCTCGTTAAAGGTCGTTTCAAACGCAACGCCCAGTGTTTCTTGTCGGGCACTTCTATGATAAAGAATCTCTTTGTCTTCACCGTAACATCGCACATTATGCTTGCCTTTTTGTTGAAACTCATTTTAATGTAACTGCATGCACGATCGATCGGTGTACAGGTTATATGCATTAATTTAATCTAATCTACGACAGTATATCTAATCATTTCAACGCAATTGGTCGTATATAAATTTGCGCAGTGCATTGTTATCAACATTATCATCAAGGGACAACAGCACCATGAAGAACGTTAACAACATTGTCTACCAATCGCCGTGTTTCAACGCAAACGCACCCCTCGTACTGTTCGGCCAGCGTTTGATACAGGACAACGAGCGCCAGGCAAAGTACGTTTTGCGCGATCTTGTGTCCAAGGGTTACAACTTGTGCGTTGTCGTTGATCGTACAGAGATAATAACTAAAATACACCCCATCACTAAGAGAAAGATTAAAATTGACGTATCCAATGAATACATTAAAAAAATGAAGAAGACGCTGATGAAGTGGGGCTATCCTGTGAAATTTGCAAAATTTGACGAGTTTAAAGGATACAAGTACGACATTGACACGGACGACTGGGACCGAGTCGACTACAATGGACCCCAAGAAGACATCCTCGTGACGATCGCCGGAAAGCAAGTCACGAAACGAGTGCCCATGTTAGTTCGTAACGATTATATTGTAAACTATTATACAGACTTGAAATTGAAATACAATAAAAATTCATAATGCAACACTGCCTATTATTCAAATATAATGGTATCGTCCTATCTTATATCTTGGCATTGTACTGTTCAAATACATTTGTATTGTTGTCATTGTCTTGAAGACGTTGTGTGTATTGCCGATAAAATATTATCGGCAATCTACATCTAATCTTTGTTACTGTTCGTGTATAAAAGCCGTACGTTATCCTTGTGGTTATTAAACACGCAAGCAAAATGTTGAAGAAAACTACATTGTTGACTTTGATAATCATATTCCTCGAGTTCAGCCACAGCATGCTGAACAGCCTGCTCGGTATACCCAGATACAACGTCTTGAAGAATTTGAGCGTGTCCATGTACGGCGACAAGTCGTTGCTGATGACGCGACTGGAAATTATTACGGGAGCGATTGCGTTTGTGGTGAGCCTGTTTTTTGTCCTGAGCAAATTAAAGAAAGAGAACGCTTTGCGCTACAAAGTTATTCTACTGCTACTGCCGATCGTGGGCGCGATAGCCTCGGCGGTGACGGTGAGCATACTCATCGATTTTCAAGACGTTCTGACGGCGCCATGGGTGTACACGGTGGCGATTGTGCCCTCGATCACGGGTGAGTCGTTTCTCTTCGAAACGTGCATGTCCGACATCGTTGCGCTCATCGTCAAAGACAAGCAGCAGCGCGTCTCGCTCTTCCTGTGGGTGAAGGGCGGAAAGTTGGCGGGCATATGTTTCACTCAAATCGTACTGCCGCTGCTCAAAGTCGGCGAAGACGATATGCTCGAAATCGCCACGCCCGTCGTTTGCATAATGTTGAGCGTCACGGGAGTGCTGTTGACGTCCGTAGTGGTGTTTGTGCCCGAAGACGAAACGACCGTCGTGCAAATAACCGCACCGACACCGACGCCATCGATAGAGTTGCAGCAGCGCATAAACGACTCTGAATTTCAACAAAACCTCGAAGAAATAACCTACGTCATTGACGATGACTATATTATCAAAGAAGAAGAACCTAGTGAATTATCTTCCAATATAAAGTTGCTGTGGGAGTTTGTAAAGAGTTTGAACAGATATCATGTGGTGTTGTGTTCGTTGATCATGTTCCACAGCGCCCAGAGGGGCGAGTACAAGTTCACCTACTTGTTTCTGGCCAACAATCTAAACTTTGAGCCTCGTCATTTGCGCATCATAAACGGCTGTCAATACCTCCTCTTCACCGTCTCCGTTTACGTGATGGGATTCGTGATTCGACACACTAGCCACACGCACATCACCCTAATCGCGTTCATAGTGTCGATGCTGTTCAGCACGGCGGCGAGGGTGTGCCAGATTGTTTCGTGGGATCTTAACAACTTTATTGTATGGTGCGCGTCCGCTTTGCTGTCGACGCCGGGACCGCTGGCCTACCAGGTGATGCAGCAAGTCATGTACAAGAAACTCTACAACGAACAACTCGTCGGCATCATACTGCTCTCGGTGGACAAGTTTGTGTCCATACCCATCATACAGCTGTACCAGATTGCGTACCAGCAACTGCAGATATCGCCGTTCTACGTGACGCTGATGCTAATGCTGCTCACCACCGTCGGTGGACTGTCGACGAAAACCATGCGAACGTGGTTGAACTCTTAGGGTTTTTATTGTATTCGAAAATAAAAACTATATTTTACTGTATACATTTTTTTATTTATTAGTACCATTATAAGTTTAAACGCATAAAATGCACACTTTACTCATAATATTATATTTTGTCGTCGCCGCCGTGAATGGCCATGGCTATCTGTCTCAGCCGGTGGCGCGGCAGTACAAATGTTTTCGAGACAACCACTTTTGGTGGCCGGACAACGGCGACGAAATACCCGACCCCGCCTGCCAACTCGCTTACAAAACCGTCTATGCAAAATATAGGAGCGAAGGCGAATCGCCCGGCGTCGCCGCCAACGCTGCACAGTACATGTTCCAACAGTACTACGAGTATGCGGCGCTCGCCGGTCCCAACTACGACGATCTCGAACACATCAAGACGCACGTCGTTCCGCACAGCCTATGCGCCGCCGGCGCCGTCGATCGGCTAGGTCCTTTCGGCGATAAATCGGGCATGGACGAGCCGACGCCTCTGTGGCACGCCACCACGCTATTTCACAGCAGCAAGGAAAAGTACCAAAGCGGTCACCAGATGACCATACACTTTTGCCCGACGGCCGTGCACGAGCCCAGCTATTTCGAGGTGTACGTCTCCCGGCCCGAATACAACTACACCGCCGAACTGACGTGGAGCGATCTGGAACTGATCGGCGGAGACGGATCACAACTGGTCAAAAACGACGGCACCGACGAAGCGTGCGCCGGCGACGAACTGTACACTATTCCCGTACGCGTACCGTTTCGTTCGCAAAAATTTGTAATCTTTGTCCGCTGGCAGCGTAACGACGTCGTCGGCGAAGGTTTCTACAATTGCGCCGACGTACAGTTTGATAGTTATAGTTTAGAGCGGCGACGAAAACAGGAGCAACGTCGACGACGACACCATTAGAATTCCATTTGAGATTCTGCCATTTGCAGCTGTCGCAAAAATGAATCGTTCGGCCGAATGTTGCGTCTGTCGACGACGATCTGGTACGCTTCGGCCAAACTGATCTTGTAGTGTTTCATCAAAAAATATATGACCAAAGTGGCGCTCCGCGACACGCCCGCATGACAATGCACGTACACGTTCTTGCCCTCCTTCAATTTGTCCTCGATAAACTTGTAGGCGGCGTCAAAGTGCTGCATAATGTTTGCCGTAACATTGTCGTGAATATAAATGTATAGGTAATCCTCGCGCGGTATACCCAGTTCCTCGACCTTTAACAAACTGTCGTCCCATACGCTGACGATGGCGCCAATGTCCTTTTCGGCGATGAAGCGCTTCAAGTCGTTGACGTCATAAATTACTCCTCCCAAATACAATTTGCCGTCATTGAGTATACAGGACACGTTTACATAGTTTCCGTTCGAGAGCGGAGTAAAGTTGTCTTCGTTGTTGTTAATATTCATTCCGGCGTCTTCTTAATAATAATGAATAAATTATAATATTTTATAGTCAGTATAAAATAAAATTTTTTAGGTCACCTATTTACTGTATCGAGTCATCGTTCACCATGAACGGTTGCACTGTCCTAATTTTATTTTTCGCACTGACCACCGTGGGGGTAGCGTCTGCCGCCCGAATCCTGGCCGTCTTCCCGACGCCCGCCTACAGCCACCACAGCGTATTCAAGGTGTACGTTCGTGCGCTGGTCGAAAGGGGTCACGAAGTCGTCGTCATAAAATCCACCAACAAGGTGGACTACAAATCCGACTATCGCCGAAACTTGCCTTACGGCATCATTAACAACAACAACAACGTCACCGAAATCGATGCGTCTCTATCACAAGACTATTTTAAAAAACTCATGAAGCAGGCTCAAGTGTTTAAAAAACGGGGTCTCGTCGCCGACAGCAGCACCGTCACCGCCGACAATTACATGGGCATGGTGCGCATGATCAGCGACCAGTTCAATCTGCCCGCGGTCAAGAAGCTCATCAAGGATAAACCCAAGTTTGATGTGATCATCACCGAAGCTTTTATAGATTATTCCCTCGTATTTTCGCATCTGTTCGACGACGCACCCGTAATTCAAATTTCGTCGGGCTATGCGGTGGCGGAGAATTTTGAAACGATGGGCGCCGTCAGCCGACACCCCGTTTACTATCCCAACATGTGGAGGGACAAGTTTAGCAATCTTAACGTGTGGGACCTCATCAACGAACTGTACGTGGAACTAAAACTGTACAACGAATTCAACAAACTGGCCGACGAACAGAACCAATTGCTGAAACAGCAGTTTGGCGCCGACACTCCGACCATTCAAGAGTTGAGGAACCGAGTACAATTATTGTTCGTCAACACGCACCCCGTTTTCGACAACAATCGACCTGTGCCGCCGAGCGTGCAGTACCTGGGCTCCCTTCATCTAACCGACAAACATCCCAAACCCCTGTTCGGTACGGTTCGAGAGGTGCTCGACAACGCGACTAACGGAGCCGTCTACGTGAGCTTCGGTTCGGGAATCAGCACCGACGAAATGGAATCGGAATTCATCGAAATGCTGCTGCGCACGTTCGAAACTCTACCCTACACGATTTTGTGGAAGTACGACGGATACCTGAGTCGCATGCCCGACAACGTGTTCGTACAGTCATGGTTCGAACAATACGATCTATTACATCATCCCAACTTGAAAGCCTTCGTGACTCAGGGCGGCGTGCAGAGCACGGACGAAGCAATCGACGCGCTCGTACCCATGGTCGGCATGCCAATGATGGGAGATCAAGCGTTCAACACGAACAAGTACGCGGAACTGGGCATAGGCCGAGTCGTCGATACGGTCACCGTCGACACTCTGGAAATGATCAACGCCATCACGGATGTGGCCGAAAATCCCCGATACCGCAAAAAGATGACGGAATTGCGCCATTTGATTCGTCATCAAGCAGTTGCGCCAATACACAAGGCGATATGGTACACCGAACACGTGATCGACAGCTCCCGTCAAGGCGAAACTCTATTAAAAACCAAAGCCTCGAATGTTAATTATAGCGATTACATCATGTCGTACATATTTGTGCCGTTGGCCTCGTTCACAGTAATGAACCATTTGCGTCAATTACTGAGAATTAATTTAGTGTAAAAAAACAGGATGTATGTATTAAGCTTGAATAAATATTCATCATTGTCAAATATGTGTGTCTGTATTATTATTTTTTCAACGTATTGCTTACGCGCGCAAACGCCTACTGCGCAAGTTCGACATATAAATGGTCGTTGCCGAAGCGTTGGTACTCAGTGTATTCAAATTGTTAGCTAGCGTCGCACACTTGCCTGCCGCCATGGCTACGATCAGAAACAAAAGTCTGTTGCGCAGTTTGGAACAGGAGAACAACACTAAAGTTCGCCAGGTTCCCGTGTCCGATTTAAAGAAAGTGTCTCGTGCCATCTCCATACTTCAACAGTCGAACGCCGCTCTGGCGAAACTTGTAAATAATTTGCAAATGTACTACGAGCGAAAATACAAGTCCAAAGTGTTGGAGCTGCAGACGGCTCTGCAGTTGAAGACTCAAACTATCGCTCAGATCGAACAAGACTTTGTGGTCGAGTATTTGTTTGTTGTAAAGATTAAAAATTGTGTGTATCTGCTGAACGATTTCGAGGCGGTCAATAAGTATCTAAGTGACAATTCCGATTGCCGAGTTATTCTCTGTCGAATATCAAAGTCGAGCAACGTGGAGCGCGCGCTGATCAGTGCCCTGGCGGTCTCCAAGTGTCCCGAACGCATTCGCGTTAACGGAGACGAGATTATTTTTCAAACGCCCGACGATTTGGATAAGTTTGAAAACGAACTGCGAATAATGTATTCAGACTAAAATCAACTTGGGAATCTCTCGTAAAAATGTACGAATTTGATAAAAGTTTTTTAAAAATATTTACAAACGACGACGAAACAGAGTTGCTTGCCTCGTCGTCGCACTACAATGCGACTAACAAAAGATTAACGCAAAGCTATAACATCTCGCGGCCTAGCGTCATAAAGGTGACGCTGGATTCGCAAAATTTTTTACTACAAGCCGTGTTTCAATGTGAAGAGAGGATAATGTGTATCGTCAACGCCCGTGACGCAAGTCTGCCGATTGTGTTCGACGGTTTCGTGGACGAGCAAGATGACGAGTGTAAAACTAAAATGTTTTGCGTCGGCGCGCTGAAAGAATTGAACGAGGAACACGGTCTCTGCGTGCGAGACATGGTTCGCGCGATGGAATCTCCTACAATTTTACACATTTACGTAAACGAGGCTAAAATCTCAACAGACCCTCACAACTACAAGAACATCAATCTTGCCAATTGCATTAGCGACAACGGCGCTCATTTCGATGACCTGATTCATCGCCTGCGAGCCAATAGCGAAATGACGCAACGTCGGCGCCGACCCACTAAATCGAATCTCACTCGCTGGGCGCCGGTGTCGTGCAAAACGGGTAGACACTTGCTCACAGCCACTATAATATTTAATAACTATAGTTTTAGTAAAATATAGGCCAATTATACAACAAATTATTTATTCATATATTTATTAACTAAACAAAGGTAACGTGCTTTCATCGTTAGTATAGAATTTTTGTTTGTTATATTGTATTGTAGATGATATTAGACTATTTGTTTTATTGTTATAATGCTTTACAATGGTGATTGTTATAATTGTATTACATGATATTCCTACTACTGTTAATACTACCACTGCTACTGTAATTGATATTAAAGCTACTTTTACGGATTTTACATCAATCTTTGTTTCATTTTTCTCTTCATCAATAATCTTGGTTTGATTTCCTCGAGCAGCAGCACTGCCCGCAGTAATTGGTTGCTGGTGATTTTTAGTGCTGTTGTTGTTGTCGGTGATGTTGTTTTTATTGTTGTTGATGATGATTGGAGGGTAAGCAATAGAGACGTTTAGCGTTTCGGTCGGTACGACGGTCATGCAGTAGCGATTCGGTTCGTGGCCAAAGTGTCGAAGGTACCGCTGAGAATTCTCAAACAACCGAATGGGCGTTTCGTCGAGGTTGTTGGTGAGGTGGCGAGTCAAATTGTTGTTGCGCTGATAGAAACGCAAAAATAAACGTTTGTTGTATATGGCGGCCAGATGGACGATAGTGTTTCCGCGGACGTCGAGCGGTTTCTTCATATTGATTTCGGCAATGTGCTCGTCGCGCAGACTCATCAGCCGGTCGACGTAAAAACGCAGACGGCCCGTGACGTTGACGGGTGGCGAAATGAAAATTTGGCATCCCAGCGATAGTTTTTCATACTTTTGCACAATCATCTTGGCCATGTTCTTGGACGACGACGAAGACGCATCGATTGTCGATAATAGTGTATTTTCGGTACGCAGAATGGGTAGTTTTAGCATCATGTTCACTATGGCTTCCCGATCGTTGCATGATACGTTGGCTGCATACGAATATTTGTCGTCCACGCTGAAAAACTTGTCCACAACGTTCATGGGGTCTCGGCGATCGTCGAGCAGGAGACGCACGCCCGATTTAATCAGACCCTTTTGCAAAAAGTCAAGATCGAAGCGTGTCACTTCGTTGCGATTGAATCGAATGATTTTCTGAGGATTCACTATCGAATGCGGGAATACGTTGTTCTCCAAATACAATTTTGTGGGGGTCAAAACGAAAACGCAGTCGCTGAACCTGACGGCAATATAATTTCGGCAATTGCTAAAGGTGTCGTTTGATAAAATTTCCATGTAGACTTTTTGCACATCTTCCCGCCGATGATGGTGTTTGTTGTTGATGTAATTGCATTCAGCGAGCTTGTTGCGCTTGAATAGCGTAAACTCGTTTTCGAGCTGAGGGTTCGATTGAATCGTGTAGTTGTACTTGAGGACGGCTTCTTTTAACAGTTCGGGGCGTTTTTCGTACAAAAATGAAACGAGCGCGCTGCCCATGGGATAGAGAATCTTGTCCTCGTAGTCGGCGCGCACGATCTCGTCGATGGTTTTGTGCTGGTAGTTGCGCAGATTAAAGTAATCGCGCCAGAAACATTTGCGAAAACCGAAACGGTTCGCGGCTCCCTCGAGGTACCAATGCGAGTTTGGCTGATGGACCACCCGATGATTCGTAGAGAACAGCAGACAGTGGAAGAGCTCGTGGCCGAAAGCGTTGGGTATGGCGTCGGCGTCAAAGAAAACGCTAGCTTGAATCTTTTGCGGTCTGTGTAGGTAGAGTGCGATACCTCCGTTGTCGACGCTGGTAGTTTTCAGTAAACCGGTACGAATGTATTCGCTGCGATTCTTGTACACGTACATGTCCATGTTGAAAACGGTGTGCGTGTACGACATGTTTAGTCTCGACCACAATCCTCTAAAGTTGCCGTACACAAAGTCGGACTCTTCCTGCATCTTGTTGAGCACGTTCAGATCTTGAATGTTGTGGTGGACGGTTATGTTTAGGGGGCCGCTTTTGAGTATCGTCGTATGAGGAAACTGTTCCATTTCGATGCTCTGGTATAGATCGCCGTTGAATCGCTTTTGGTCGTTCTTGGACAGTTTTGAAACGTAATAAATGTATGCTTCTTGTTTAACGTGTTCAGGCCGCATCGTCGTGAGGGGGTAGTTCAGAGTCATGGTTATCAGGCAAACGGCGGCGTCGTCGATTTCTGCAACAAAATGGCGCGAATAGCGCAATGAACGTCTCAGGTGCGCATAGGTCGCCAGCAGCGTCTTGAACCGCGAAGACGGAGCCCAAATTATGTAGTTGTTGAAGAAAATTCGATATCGTACCCAATCGTCTTTGAAATGTAGCACTCCATGATAGTTGGCGTACAGTTCGGCGACAGCTTGGTACACGGCGTCGCCGGCCAACTGCAGTCCTCGCGTAATGCCGCTGTCCACTCGAACAAACTCTTCGAGATGATGCGCCACCGCGCCGATGGTCTGCGGCTGCGGCGCGTACCGTTGTACATCGGACAAGACTTGTATCCACTGGACGAATCGGTGCAGGTCGGCGATTTGCGTAAAGTTGAATCTCTGCGTCGTAAAGTTGGAGACGACGATTTTGCCGTCGCAAGAGCTGCCTCTCTTGAACCTCATAGCCACACAATTTTCTCGATAGTTTTTCAAGTTATCATCATCGGCGGCGGCGGCGGCGGCGATGACTACGGCGAACACCACACGGATAATTAACGACGACGACGACGACAGTAGTGCTGTCATGGTGCCTGCTGATTCGTTTGTGAATAAAGAAACGCCACGACGATGGTGTATTTTATAGGAGAATTTTTTTAATAAGCACCATTAAAATTTTATCGTGGCGATAATATGCACATCGACAAATTTGCATTGTCCGTGACGAGAATGTACGATAAAATTGAATCGTTGACGAGCGCGTTGACCGACCTGCGTCATTTCATCGAAACGCATGTCAGCGAACGTGATTACGTGGGTTTAGGATACACGTCCCGCGATAAATTCGTGGACGACGTCGTTGACGCAGTGGTGTATTTGCATCTGCGCAACGAAAAAATTAAATCGAAAATAAACTGCAGCGACGACGGCGAAACCTTCAACTCGTTCGCGTCGCGACGCGTGGTCAACATTAACCAGTACAAATGCAAAAATTGCGGAACCGTAAATAATTTTTGCACTACTATACACGAAAACCTATCAAACTTTAACGAAGACGATCATGATGGCGACGACGATAGTAAAAACAGCGATGATGACGACAGCGATGACGACAGCGAAGACGACACTAAAAATAGGTCTCAAGTTCGGCGAAACGCTATTCTTTTCATTTCAAAGTGGACAATTTTCAAATTGGTCACCGAACTGATTCTGTGGGCACGATGCTGGTTCTGGGGCTATTGCGAGAAACCCTGGTACATTCTGTGGAATGCCAAAAATAAAATTCTAAATACTGGTAAGTAGCTACTCAGTCTCGTTTCGTATTCGATAATATACAGTCGATCATCATCATCATTATGCAAGACGAACGAATACTGATATTAGCGGAGAAGGACCGAAACTTGAAAATTCAATACGAAAATAAAGTAATGTCTGTTCTGAAAAAAGGGGGCAAGATCGACGAAAACACCAAAAACGAACTCATAATTATGGTGGCCGATCAGTTTGGTATCGAGGAACAGCTCTACTCGCTTCGCCACAATCAAACCGACGACCGCCGTAAGGAATTCATCAACAATCTAAAAGAGCTCGACTTTAGCAATTACGAAGTCGAAGAGATGCTAAACGCCGACGTCGATTGTGATTTTTTATCAAAAAAATACAAGGCGACGACAAAGCCAGAGTCGATTCAAACTGCTTTTGCGAATAACAGCAAGAAATTTGTCAAGATTCTCAAACAGTTTGTGGACAAGCGGAACGTGTACCGCAAATCGGAAAACGCCAACCTTTTGCAGGAACTCGTATTGTTAAAGAGTAATCTAATAAAACATTTGTGTACTATGGAAAAACTATCAATGTAAATAAAAAAACATTTTATAAAACCAAAGTCTTTATTTTAATAATAGTCGGCCAACACGATGGCGCCATTGTTTTCGTTGACGATATTAATGATCTTTTCAATCATGGCGACCTTTTGGTCTATGTCGCCCACCTCCTGGATCGTAACCGCATAGTCGTTGCTCTGCGGGGTCCGCAAAAAATCTTCATAGTTTTTGTATACAGGAGACGCGTCGCCGTCGACGCACACCGTGTCCTCGCACACGGCCAACGTATCGATGATGCCGTGCACCACAAAAATAGGACAAAAGTATTTATCTAAAAGTTTTTCGACGGCATCGTCGTCGCGTCTGCCGACACTGGTCAGCGCCAACGTGTACAGGGCTATGCGCATTATTCTAGTTAACGGTGGTGATGATCGTGGGGGTGGTGTCGACGATTTGATGATCAAAAATCCAACTCTTTGGCGGCGGCGGCAGAAGAAGATTTTCCTCTTCGTTGTGCCAATACGATGATGAGTCTTTAAACGTGAACGACGACAACGTAGTATTTGTCGTCGCGAGCGGCGGCTGAATTGTAATGGGTCTGTTGTTTTTGGGCACGGCGTAATATTCGTTTGGTCGCGGCGGCGCCGCCACAGACTCTAATGACGTCGACGCCGATAATTGCGCATTAATTTCCGTCTCTTCGTGGAAATAATGGAGCGTCGTGTAGATTTCGTGCAGTTTCCACAAAGTGTATCCGTTTAGCGTCAACAGCAAAATTAAAACGAACGCCAATTCGAATCGGTTCGCTTTCAAAAAGGTCACTTCGCCGCTATAGTATTCCTTTCGGCACAATGCGCAATATGCGATCTCGCCGACTCGATAGCAGTTGGCGTCGAAATTGCCCCTCACGTTATTGTAGTCGAGACGCACTATGCCGTTCCAGCACACGGATTCTTTGTCGTGTTCGCGGACGTTGGCGTCCAGAACGGGGATGTGGCCGTACTCGACGACCCAGTTGTACGTGCAGATCAGCACCACCACCGTTAACGTGGCGTGCGTTGCCACCAAAGTTAGGAACACGAGCAGATATTGTAACAAATGTAATTTTTTCGTAAGCAGTATCCCGGCGCCGACGATGATTAGGTTGACGCCGTAGACGAACACGAATCCGCTGCAGTTGAAAACGGGCGAACTGTTGGCGTAATCGATGAGCAGAGCGTACTTGGACTCCACAATTCCCGCAATTCCCAGCACGGCAAACGCGACGCCGACGACCGCGGTCACGATCGAGCGCGCGATACAACTAAGTGCCACCGCCATGTTTTTGCTACTGATCGTCTGCGTGGTGATTTTTTTATTTTTATTATGTAAACCCATTTACGACGCCCACTTTCAAATTAAAAAATCCCAAACCGAATACAACGACACTGTCGACGAGCGAATAGATTATATGCGCAACGTGCTACAGCGTAGGCGATTCGTTCCGCTCAGCGCTCTACCCAATATCGTTTTCAACACGAATCTGGGCACGATAAACGAGGGCGAATCCAAGTGTCTGTCGGTGCCGATCTACGTGGGATTCACGAACACGCCAAATTTCGACTGTACCGCGCTCTGCGACAATCCCACGGCCACGTACTTTTACGTCGGCGAATATGACAAATTCGTCGTCAACGGTCAGATGCTGCTTCGCGGCGGCTACTGCACGACGAGCAGCGTGCCCAGAAACTGCAACCGCGAAACGAGCGTGATCATTCACAGCCTGAACCAGTGGTCGTGTATCGCCGAAGATCCGCGCTACTTCAGCGGACCTCAAAACATTAACCAGGTCGCGGGACGACAGCACATTGATCGGATCGCGCCCGGCCAGGCGAATCGCAACGTCCTGTTCGATCGACTGCTCGGCGTCGAAGTGGACGTGACCCGAAACACGTTCCGCAGCCACTGGGACGAGGAGATGCCCGACGGCAGCGGTCGCCGTTTCGAGATGCGCTGCAACGCCCTCGACGAGCACAACAACAGAATGTTCGTGAACCCCTTCAATCCTATCGAGTGTTTACCGAACGTGTGCACCAACGTCAACTTTGTGATGCCCGACGTCCGGCCAAACTTTGAGACGGGCGAATGCGAGTGCGGCGACTTTGCCGTGACGCGAGTCCGCCACCTCGATCCCGCCGACAAGACGTCTATGTGCGCCGCCGTCGTGGACACTTTCGACGAACGCACCCTGTCTCTGCAGTATCGCGTCGATTGCATGAACATGGACATGCCCGTCGAGAAATACGACCGCAACATGCTGTGGTGTCCCTCGAACATATTTAACCAGAACACGGACAACGCGTTCCTCTTCACCGTGCCCGGCTCGTTTCCCATCTCGGGCAACGGCATTGACGAACCGACGTGGCGTCTCTACATGGAGATACGGAGTCGAATCGAGCTGAACGTGGACCGTCCCCGTCCGCCCGTATAGAATAATTCTCTAAGTTGATAAAATGCACAATATAGTTTTGATCGTATTGCTAGTAGTCTTGATCGCGGTCATATACAACAATGTCGCACTGCTTCAGTACGTTCAGCAGGATTACATTCCCGTCGTGGCCACGTTCGACAACAGCGATGTGCCCCTCATCCAGCCCCCGACCGAGATCGTCATCGACGGTAACCAGTTCGAATGCCACAAACAACTCACGCCCTGTTCGACGCATCAAGACTGCGACATATGTCGAGAGGGCCTAGCCAATTGCCAGTATTTTGAAGACAGAACGCTCATTACGATCACGCACGACGACGGCGAACAGCAAGAGTTCACCATCGAGCCGGGCGAATCGTATTGCATGGCGTTGGACCGAGAGCGCGCCAGATCGTGCAATCCCAACACGGGCGTGTGGATTCTCGCCGAAAGCCCCGTCGGCTACGCGCTACTCTGCAGCTGTCTCACACCCGGTCTCGTAACTCAACTCAGTCTCTATCACGATTGCGACATTCCCGTCGGATGCCAGCCCAACGGCCAAATCATCAGCATCAACGAGCGGCCGATGCGGTGTTCGTGCGAGGTCGGCTACGTGGCCGACTTCAACGCCGACACGCAGACGCCCTTTTGCAGACCGCGCCGAATCCGCGACGTTATACAAAACAGCGAGTTCTTTCCGCAGGCGCCGTGTCCCCATGGCTACATTCCCATCGAACATCCCGGCCTCGACCCCGAATACTTACGCATCACGAACGCGAGAAACGTTTGCGTGATCGATCCCTGCTCCGTCGATCCTATCAGCGGACAAAGACACGAAGGCTATCTCGTATCGTATACGCACAACGGCGAAGAGCGACACTTTTGCAATTGTCCCATCTCCAGCGATCTGTTTGGAGTGTACAGCGATCAGCAGACGATGGTGAGGACGTCGTCGCAACGACTCGTCAACGCCTGCCTGCGACCCTTTAACATTCCTCTAGCGGTTTTGCCCGTCATCGAATACAAATGGTTCTGGGGACACATTGATCTGTTCATTTCCGACGACGACGTAGTCGCCTATGTCAATCACTTTATGCTCAGCTCGCCCAGATATCAACGAATGCTCTTCCACGTTACAAAACAGCATCCTCACTTTCCGGCCAGCGTAAACTTTTTCGTCATGAAATTCTCGACGGCATACACTCCCATCTTTGAGGCCTTTTCAAATCTACAAAACATTTACACTCGATACTATCTACAAAACTACACTCTGTGTTTCTATCCCGGCCTCGAGGGTAGATGCATCGTCAACAACTACATGAACTGCATACGGAGACACGGCGTCGTTCAAGTGAACACGGCCGAACGTTTCAGCGACAAACAGTGTATTCTAAGTCGAGACGGCCGATGGATCAGAGTGTGGCATCGACCTAGCGTGTATCGCAGCGGACGTTTTCCCGTCGCGCTCTACGTCAGCGTCAAGTTTGTACATTCCGGCGACAGAGACTTTACGACGGTCCGTCCCGTCTTTGGCATCGACACGACCGCAAACTACGAGGACATTTGGAATCTTTTCATACCCCTGCTCAACACGTATCATCACATAAGCATACAATGAACAGCGTCACCGAAGCCTTGCAACTGGCACGACAGTTTGAAGCGGCTCGACTGTACGTCAAAGCCGCGGCATGCTACAATCTCGCCATACACTTTTTAACATTGCTCAAAAGCAAAAAACTCGCCATACCTTTGCTAATAATGTGCGACGAAAAAATTCTACACTGCGTCCGCGAAAGGAACAGAGTGATCAAGTTAAACAAACAAATTGTATTGAAAAAATATGTTTTATTAAAATGATGAATATAAAAAAAATGGTCGTTTCAATGACAATCTATGTAATTTCCTCGAAAAGGCAAGGGTAACGATTCGTTCCCCTTGTTTCGGCGAAGACGCATGTCGTTTCGAGGAAACAAAGATTATACAAAGCAAAACTTTAAAGTAGTAGTGTGATGCACAAACAACGTTGGCACGGCGGCGCTCGTGGAATTGCCGGCCGCAATCAACTTTGAAATCACATTTTCGATAGATTCCTTCACGTCCTCGACGACACGTTTGCTGTTGCTGACGCTGCTCTTTTTCTTTACGACGACATCTTCTTTTGTGCTCAAAGTGCGAATGCTAAATTCTTCGTCGTGATAGTAAAAGTTTTTCGGTATAGCGCCCTCCTTGGTCTTGTTCGTCATAGTGGCGTCCAAGTACACCACATCGTCGGCGCCCATCACTGGAATAACTTCATTGCTAATCTCGGGTTTGCCGTCCATGCGATTGACTATCGTAGCGTTTACGACCACGTTCTTTTCGATTTTGTTATTTTCTTCCGTGGTGTTGGAAACGCTGGTGTCGGAGGAAACGTTGGTGTTGGTGGTGTCGGTGGATGAAATGTTAAACACCTCTCGAATTATCGATTCGGGAATGATGGGCAGCGGCGAAGAAATCGATACGACTTTCATTGTTGCGGGTTCCGTGACAGTTTCTTCGACTCGAGGCGTCGTCGTCGGCGTCGTCGATTCGAGAATCATAGTGACAGCTTTTTTAGTCTTGTGACGCGGAGGATTTTTGCATGTCTTTGGCGGCGTGTAGTTCAGTTTCTTTGTGTTGAGCGGATTGCAAGATTCCGTAAAATTGCTTTCGGTCGTCGGGTTTTTGATGAAAACGTGCGCCTGTTCGTAGGCATCCATGAGTTTCTCCTTCTTCAGCAGCACGACGCGCTTCAGCTTGCCGGCAGAGTTGAGGGCCAAATAGGCGGTGCGGTTGTTCTCAAACTGCTTCACGATGAAACGATTGTTGAACTCATCGTAGATTTCGGACCACAGACACTCGTTGTTCGGCAGCAAAGCCGCGTATCCGTAGCCGCACTCGTTGATGCAGAGATAGGTACAGTAGCGCGACGAGCGAAGCAACATCATTCCGTCGGGACGGGCGATGCGGTGCCACAGAGTTTGATTGGAGGGAACGGCGTCGAACGCGCCGTCCACGGTGCCGTTTGCGTTCATTTGCAGCAAGTAATGATTCAGATAGATGTGCACGTGATTCTGAGTGCCGATTCTCAGCGGGGCGTCGCTCACGTTGCCTATGGGCAGAGCGCGAACCGTCGCCACCGCCAAAAGTAGAAACGAAACAATTTGTACTACCATCTTGATGTTCACTGTATCGTGCCTGAACGTTGACTTAATTTTCAAAACACCACTCTCGTCTTTTATACCGACCACCAAGGTTGTCGATGAGTAATTCGATTTATAATTAAACCGATATCACACAATTGTTTGACGTCAAACAGGCAGGGTATTTACCGCATAAATTAATCACTTAATAATTTACCTATAACACCGTGACAGACAATAAAGTATACACCATCAATTATTCAACTATTGTCCAAGGGACACGAATGTCCGTACAAAAGGTCCGAATACCCGTAAAACGTTCACATTTGCAATTGAAACGTAATTGTGGTGGTGGTGGCGACGACGAAGCCAAAGAAAATATGGAACGCTTCGATCTAATAACGGACCCGATCGGCTGGAACGAGAGTCGTTTCGGTAAATTTGCCGCATGCTACTACGTGCCCTACCGTAGTCGTTCCATGAAAACGATGCTAACTTTGAGATTGTGTTCGGTGCTCGCCACGTCCATACTCATCGCCGCCGCACTCTACGACGCCGCCGACCTCAACGATTTCATGCTTTACTATTCGCATTGGTCGTTGGTGGCGCTGATGATCATGTTCATGATGGGATCGATCACCTCGCTGATGGCCATGCACCAGACTTACAGCAACACAAACTACGTGCCGCCCTACACTACGCTATTTTACCTGTTGTACAACATTGCGTGCACGGCCAACATTCTGTCTACGATAGTCTACTTTATCACGACGTTCACCTATTCGGCGGCAATAAAGAAGCCCGTCAATCATGTGGTGCACTCCTTCAACACCCTACTCGTCCTCGTCGAAGTGATGGCAAACGCCGTGCCCATGAGATTGTTCCACGTCTGCCAGCCCATGCTGTTTACGTTGGCGTACGGAATATTCGCTTTCGTCTACCACTACTACACCGGCAGAGTCATATACAGGTATCTCGAGTGGGAGAATCAAAAGGAAATATCAAAATTGTGTATAAGTTTCTCGATACTAATGTTTGTCGTGTACATGGTTCTGTATGTGATTAGTTTTATAAAAAATAAAATGATTAGATAGAAACAACAAGTTTATTGTCTTAACATTAAATTATATCTACACAATACGCTATGTTTTATTTCATCGTTTTCGTCGGTCACTTGGATGCCGCAACAAAAAGTTTTCAGCCTATTATTCTCGTCGCAGTACACCCCCTCGTCGGCGAGACTCGCTCTCTTGTTGCAATCGAGCAACGATTCGACTCTTCGCCGATGAACTGTGTATTTTTTATTGAAAATTTCAGACATTTGTCCGATGCCCGAGTCGCCGCAGTACTTGTTCTTTGCCAGTATAACTTCGACGGGAGCGTCGAGATCAAACTGCAGATCGCAGTGTATACACTTTAATTCGCCAAAGTCATAGAATACACCGTTCTGAGCCAACTTTTTAGCCACGTCGCGATTGTAGTGAGCGCATAGAGATTTCATTCTATTAACTTCGCTGTTGTACGCGAGCATATTGATGTTTCTTTGCACGAATCTCTCAAACAGCCGCATCTCGGTCTGGTACTCGTTGAGGTAAAAGCTTTGATCTCTGAGCACGGGCTGAACGACGTACGAGTTGTAAAATTTCACCACGTACACGCACATTGGCGCGTTCATCACGTACATTTGCCTTTGCATCTGACGATAATGCGGGTCGGTTCGTTCGACCGCAAACACCGGTTCGCCTTGCCTGTTCACCGACAGCGCCGTGTGTTTGACGCGGTATCGATCCTTGCGAACGCCCAAAACGTTGCGCACCTGCTCAAAGTTTTTATCCTTGTACGTATGGGGACATTTAATTTCCACGGGAATATGTTTTACTTCGTCGTCTTGGACGCTTCCCAATTTTACCTCGAAGATGGCATCGGGAGAGGCCGAAAACAATCCAAACTCGGACAACATCATGCCACAGTTGAGGATGGATTTTGTCACTTTGGCGCCGCCACCGAGTGTAGTTTCGATGACGCCCTTGATTTGATCGACCAGAAACTTGTCGCGTTTCAGGCGATCCTCTTCGACGAGGCCGTAGGACATGGCCGCCGATTGCGGCACCGAAGTGTTGTTACAGCTCCCCGACGCCGTATGGCGATCGAGACGCAGCACCAACCATGCGGGATTCTTGGACTGGCCTCGTGTATTTCTTTCGACCGCAGCAATCTCTTCGCGGGACAATCTAAACGTCGTAGAGCATAGCTTGGAAACATAGTTAACATACAAATATTTATTAATAAATTCCAATTGCTTCTCGGACAATTGCTGCTCGCGTTGTTTCGTCATGGCGTTTACTTATTTACTAATGACTAAATAAATTTTTAGTACTCGATCTTTGCTTTCATCGAGGATCGTGGATGAAATCCAACATCGAGTACTAAAATAATGACGCAAATTAAAAATGATGCAATAAAAACAACTTGTTTCAAATTCTAGTACTCGATCTTTGCTTTCATCGAGGATCGTGGATGAAATCCAACATCGAGTACTAGAATTTGCACACGGCACCACCAATGATTCAACCATGACGCAATTTAAACACGTGCACGTACAACGTGACTGACCTCGCAACGTGACTTTATAATGCGCACTATGAATAATAATCGCGTGGATGATGCAATGATTTCAAAATGTGGCGCAATTCACTATGTCATGTCTAAAAATAAAATTGATGCAATAGTTTTAGTACTTAATGTTGGATTTCATCCACGATCCTCGACGAAAGCAAAGATCATGTACTAAAATTTGAAACAAGTTGTTTTTATTGCATCAGCCAAAATTTTCCATACTCGATCTTTGCTTTCGTCCACGATCGTCGATGAAATCCAACATCAAGTATTGAAATTTCGGCCCAATACCAAATTCTAGTACTCGATGTTGGATTTCATCCACGATCCTCGATGAAAGCAAAGATCGAGTACTAAAAATTTATTTAGTCATCGAATGAATGACGCAATTCTTGGTGTTTGATCATGGCTAAAAATAGAATTGACGCAATAATACAAGATTAAATTTTTAGTACTCGATGTTGGATTTCATCGAGGATCGTGGACGAAAGCAAAGATTGTGTATGAAAAATAATCAATCGATATACTTTGTCATCAAGTAGTCGAGACATTGCGTGTTGATGGAACACTGTAGGTTGTCGCCGTCGCTGTTATTGGCCAAGTACGATAGTACAAAATTTAGAACGCGGCGTCTATCGAACAGCATCCGTTCCAACTGTATAATTTTATCGAAAGCGAAGACAATGGTATTGATAGCGATACTGTCGTTCATAACTCTCTTTACATAATTGAAACACAGCGCATAAAACATTTGCTGAGCATTAGACTTGGACGTATCGATCAAATTATTGATATTTAAGATCACGTCGAGTAATTGGTTCGGAGTTTTCGGTTTGATAAAATTCATTATCATGGAATCACTACAGCAACGTCTCTTCAAACACAAATCGATCCCTTACATTTCCAAAAAATACATCAACGACCAACTCGGCGAGTACGTGCTTCGCAACACCGCCAACGATTTTCATCGAGCCGTTCTCCCTCAAGCCGTGCTCGCTCTCGACAGGCTGTGCGTCGTCAAAGGCGGCGCCGCGCTCGCGGTGCACATGAAGAACGAGCTACCGCATCATCTCACCGATTTCGACATCGAAGTGTACGCCGACAGCAAACGCATCACCACCAACAACATACATTCCTTTGTTCCCCTGCATACGCTCGAAGAAAAACTAAAAGTCGTATGCGAAAAGTTTTACAATAACATCGACGAAACCCTAGCCACCGTCAGCGTCAATAGACTGATGAACAACAATTACGCACGAAACAGTTTGATAATTTTTAAATCGTACGTCAACGAAGCCGTCGAAGTGGTGCCCGACAACGTCAGCTTTGCCCTCAACAGACTGCAGCCGTTCAAGAGCACAGTGTCGATGGTGAACGACGATTACTTTTTGGTCCGATACTCGTTTAACGTGCACATGACGAGCACTTCGCCGATGTGGTTGTACAAGGAGAACAATCGAGTTTCGAGTCTTCAATTTTTACCGCTGGACGTTTACTTTTTGGACTTGAGCGTGAAACGATCGCCGCCGCCCTCGGTCGACACGTACACCTTGGGCAGGATCTACGGCATAGACGTGTACGTCGAAAGCATCAAGTATCTCATAGCCGATCAGCTCGAATGCATACTCTTCAACGTCTTCAACTATTCATGGCACAAAGTCGACGGTAGAATCGACAGATTGTACAATTTAATCGCGAAGCAACACGACTACTTTCAACCCACCGACAAGGAGATGCAACGCTACGAAGACATTGTCAAAATTTCCAAGCAACGCTTCACGATTCGCGACGTCAAGGGCATTCTGTACGCGCTCGGTCCGCTCGGACCTCGAGCCGTCATAGAATTGTATTTCACCAATCGATTCGACAATCACGTCAAGTACGTGACCCATCAAATCAATTTTCCCTATCATCGATGGGAGTCTGACTATTTTTCCAAATGTTGGAAGCATTTTCTGCACATTATCAATGTCATGTATGGTCTTGAATATAAAATTGAAAATTAAACTCGTGTGTATTTTATTAAATTATCTTTATTATTAACCACAACTACTACTACTATTACGATTCGTCGCTAAAAGCCTCCTTGATGTTGTCCGGGATGGTCCAATCGGCGCGGTCATGTTCGAAATACAACATGTTCACGTGGACGGCTACGCTTCTAATGTCGTCGACGGGCGAGAGAACGTGCATGACCAAGTGACCCACGGGCTGGTACTCGACGGACTCGGGAACGTAGTAGCCGTCGTTGATGCGCACCCTAAACTGCTGCGGCACAATCAGATTCATCAGTCTATCGTTTTCCGTGTCAAAGATGAACCTTTCGTCGATGTCGAATAGCTCGATGGTGATATCGTACATTTGCTTGCGACTATCGAAGGACATTTGAGTCACGCGCACGTCGTTCGTGTACTTGTCGAACGATGCGACGGCCGGATAAGATAAATTCGCCATCGTCGCGTATATAAAACGATGCAGGATAATTGAACGTATACACAGTCCTGCACGAGCGTCTTGCAAAATACTAGTACTATTAGTAAAGTGTATTAATATTATATTGACTATTATACAACAATGTCTGTTGCGCGAAAAGTACTGTTCCCGATCCAACACATTGATCTGTGGACTGCTTATAAACAGGCGTTGGATTGTATGTGGAAAGTGGAAGAAGTCGATTTGTCCAAAGACTATGACGATTTCACCCAAAAGCTCACCGACAATGAGCGTAATTTTATCGAAAAAATATTGGCATTTTTCGCCGCCGCCGACAGCATAGTCAACATCAACATCATCGAGCATATGCAGCGCACCGTGCCCGAACTGGAGGCGCAGTACTTTTACAATCAGCAAGTGCTCATCGAATGCATCCACACGGAAATGTACAACCTTCTCATACACGCCCTCATCAAAGACGAAGAGAAGCAAGCGACGCTTTTGAACGGTTTCGAGAGCATGCCCTGCGTGCGCAGAAAGGCCGAGTGGGCCATGAAGTACATTGAAAACGAAAACGTCACTCTGGCCGAACGTTTGATCGCTTTTGCCATCGTCGAGGGCGTCTTCTTCTCCGGCAGCTTTGCGGCGATATTCTACATGAAAACCAAAGGAGTTATGCCCGGCCTCACGTTTAGCAACGAGCTAATCTCGAGAGACGAAGGCCTGCACACCAACTTTGCGTGTCTCTATTACAACACTAGAGTCGATCAAAAGTTGGACGTGCCCACCGTCAGCGACATGTTTGCCGAAGCCGTCGCCATCGAGATGGAGTTTTTCGCCGAGGCTCTGCCCGAATCTTTAGTGGGAATGAACGCGGAGATGATGAGAAAGTACATCGAGTTTGTCGCCGACCGCCTGCTCGTCCAGCTAAAGTATCCCAAGATTTACCACACCGAGAATCCATTCGAGTTTATGAACAACATTTCGCTCGAGGGCAAGACCAACTTTTTCGAGAAGCGCGTCGGCGAATACAAACGTTTCGGCGCCGGCGAAGACAAGTTTCAATTACTGAATGATTTTTGATGTGATGGTTTTGATGTATTTTAAAATAAAAAAGTTTAAAACGTATCTTTATTTTTTATTCAAAGGTTGAAGAATACTCAAAATGGTTTCCAACAACTCTAGAATAGTGTTGATGGTCTGTTGAAGTTCGGCGACAACGTTGCCTAGATTGAGACCGTTTATAGCTTGCAGTAGGTTGTTTAGCGTGGCGTTAATGTTGGTCACGCTCGACGACAGATTGTTTAGGACCGAATTGATGCCCGTCAATTCGTTGCGTAACTGGTCCGACAGTTGGTTGATGGCGTTGAGGAGCGTGGTCGAGAGGGCGGCGAGACGCGTGTCGATTTCGGCGAGCAGTCTGTTAAAATCGCCGGTCAGGTCTCCCAGCCCCTCGACGGTCTCGAGTATTTGCCCGACTTGAGCGGCTATAGTGGTTTGCTGAAGGCGGATGGCGTTGAGTAAATTGGACAGTTCGAGATGTTGATTGGCGTTGGTGACCGTCAGTTGGTTGACGTTGGTGAGAATGAGATCGTTTTGGCGCGCTATACGTTCCAACAACTCAGTATGATGGTGATGATGGTGATGGTGGTGATGACGATGAGGACAGCATCGAGAAGATGACCTACGCCGTCCGCCACCGCCGCCGCGCGAACGAGAGCGCGACCGACGCCTCGGACTCGGCGAACGCCTACGCGGAGAGGGCGAACGTCGACGAGGAGAGGGCGATCGGCGGCGAGGAGAGCACGAGCGACGGCTGTCTCGTCGTCTCTCGTTGTACGATTCGGCCACGAAGAGGGTCATGAGATAGTCGGCGATCTGAGAGTTTACTCGATTGCACAGGTTGCCGAGACCGTACAGATCGATGAATAGCTTGCTAGCGTCATGAGAGCAATGGTTAGGACAACGAAAGTCCACCCAACACTTTTTATGGCGCTGCGGGATATTCTGTAGCGTGGACGCGGGCAAGCGCAAAAGATGCAGAACATCGTCCGCGCTCACCCACATCACGCAGAATTGGTCGAAGAACACCGACACGTTTATATCTTGACATTTTTTTGAAATCAGCGACATTATATTGTAGCAAAAATTAAATTTTTGCCAAGAGACTTACTAATAAATTTAGGAGGCAATAATATATTATGAAAACACAGGTATACACATGAAACACAGACATTTATTCAAATAAAATATGACGATCATTATTGTTGTCGAACATTTCGACGATATTGTACATTCTTTCCAACAGCAGCTCGGCGTCTTCGTGTCGATCGACGATCTGCAGCACGTTCTTCCCGCCGTTGGTGTTGTTGTAAACGAAATCGACAAAAGCCGCGGGTTCGTTGTTGGCCGTGGAAGCGCTTCTGCACACCGCCAAACAGTCTCCGTTCATGCACATGATGGCGTCGAGAACGTCGAAATGTTTTAAAATGTTTTCATAAATGTCATTTTGCTCCAAACCGGAATAGTTTTGGATGGCCATCACGAACGTTATTAGCTCCATGATTGATGCGGCACACTGCAGGTGACGGCGTTGACGTCGAGCGTTTTATTTAGGCAAACAGAACGGACACGTCAGATTTTTTACATTCAACAATGGGTGGAGGGCGCGAGTGCACATGACGCATCGCTTGATCGAGTCGCGAGTACGATGCAGAGTTTTAGTAAAGTCGATAGCCTCGGCCTCGTACAAGTACGGGCATTTGCGACTATCGTTATTCAAACGACTCTTCAGAGTGTTTGAATCCTTGATTACGACGCAGTACAATCGATCTGTGGCGAGCGCTGCGCTAACTTTGTTGAACGCGCCGCCAATCTGACGATCGTTCAATTGCCGAGTGAGATTGCTTTTGCGCGCCGCGTCGATGCGTTCTTTATACGAATCGTTATTCATTTTTGTAATGCAATCGCATTAAACATTTCATTTTATACACACAATTTATCATTATCAATGTCATCGAAGGGTATATTCTTATCGTCAATGAAACAAATGTATGAATTTTAAATTTTATTTATCATCGTTTTCAACATGAGCAACAATCTGGTTAAAAGTTTGAATTTCCCAATCAAACGTTTCGTTGTTTTCAATAGACTCTTGAAGCGCCATATGGATGTTCACTAGCTTTACGTCTGCAAACTCTCTAAACAGCGGCTTGTAGTCGAAACCCACGGCGCGCTTCACCGACTCTTCGTTCATGATCATGTCGCGCAAAACCCTTTTTTGTCTCGACATATTGCGAAAGAAATCTTTACCTCTGTAAAACGGCAAATCGAGATCGAGACTCAAATAGTGAACAATCTCGTCGACAAACGACTCAATGTGCTCGGCGTTCTTTAAAAACTGTTGCGCCTCCGATTTCAAATCTTGCAGCGAGCGCACGACCCGATTTTCAATATCAATCAACGACATACTCTGTTTTTTCTCGATTTCACTTGAAAATTCTTTTGTTACGTGATCGACTGCATTTTTGCCCGACGCTTCAAAGTATTTCCAAACCTCTTCATCGACTTTGTCGAAAATGTTGAGCGCAGAGTTGTAGGTTTCCTCAGACAATGGATAATGTTCATCACTATACTCGTCGTCGTCGCCGCACAACACACCGCCGTCTTCCAACTTTATAAAAATCTCTTCAATAATAAAATATTCTCTGTATTCAATTTCCATGACGATGCCTATGTTGTCGGCGACAAAGCTTGTTGTACAATAATAACGAAAACACCATGTGTTTCGTTTATGTAGTACTTTTTATCTAGAATTGCGCATTAAGTTGTAATCATAATCTTAGATTACATATCTTTCCTGAAACTGCCGCATTGGCGTCATATCTTTCCTCGAACTGCCGCATTATAATCTTTTGCCGCATTGTAATCTTTTGCCGCATTATAATCTTTTGCCGCATTGTAATCTTAGATAGCGTATCCGATAATGCCGCAAGCGATACGGCCGCCGGAATTACCAGTGGTTTTACTCAAAGGATGGTTGCCAAGGCCCAAATCGTCACGGTCACTGTGAATCACCAAACTGCGGCCGATAACGCTGAATTCGCCGAAAAGACTCATCACGTTGTCGATCTTATCGATTTCCGTCAGGCTGTTTGACTTTTTCGCTTCTATGTTGCCCAGATCGCCGACGTGGCGGTCGACGGCGTTGGGAGCGCCGTGGTTGCGGCCCAACGGATTAAAGTGCTCGCCGGCCGACGTGCAGCCGTTGCTCGTGTCGCCGAATTCGTGCACGTGGAACCCGTGAAGGCCCTTTGGAAGATTGACGACATAGCCTTTAATGTACAGCAAATGTTCGGGTGACTGCTGTTCAAACGTCACTCGACCGTGCACGTCACCAGATAACAAACAGATTGCCTTCATATATAAATTTCCAAAGTATATTGTCGTTTATACATTCGCTCCTCGAGTCTTACAACAATCATTACAATGGCATCGGCGTCGTCGTCGCAAGACCAAATTATTTCTCTAGTTACTTATTCTTCTTCAGAGGAGGAGGAGGAGGAAAAAGAACCGGACGAAGTGTGCTTCGAGGACGACTACATATGTTTCATGAAAAAATGCGTATTCCTGAACAAGAAACCGTATTGTTTGTCGTGCATAAAGGACAAAACGCGAATGTTGTTGACGTACGAAGCAAACTATGGCAATGTTCATAAAGTTATACCAAACAACTTTATACACGACGTGGGATACGGCGCCCCCAAAACGAACACCAAACAGTATTACGAGGATCCCAAATGCAGCGTGTGCCGCGCCGATCTGGTCGTGATCAGAGATGCGTCGGATTGCGACTCGTGCATGGACGATTTACGTTTAATGTACGACTACAACATCAAACAAGGAAATGTGGTCGTCGTTCGTCGAGGCTAGAAACCTCCATCTATTTCTAAGCACGATGAGTAATGTAATATTGTCTTCGACGATATTTGGAATTATAATTGTTATAATCGTACTCTACATCATGTCTTTTTATTTAATGCGTACCATCCAAATCTTCAACGACAACGAAACCCATGACGTCGTCAAGGCAAACGCCGATCCCCGACTCGCAATGGACATTGTCTTTGATCGCAACGGAGTCGTCGACTGCAACAGCACGCGACTCCCTTGCGTCTCGGACAGGCAGTGCATCGACAATTGCCTCGTCCAAACTGCCGTCGGCGCTCTAGTCTGCGACAACGGTTTCTGCGGAAACCGAGACAGCGGCATCACGGGCCGTCCCGACGATTTCGAATGCGACTCGGCGCTCGGTCTAATCAAAGCCTTTGTCGCCAGCGAATTTGTCGTCGATCAATTGTGCATCAGCACGTATCGCGACATTGTCGACGATTTCGGCGAGCCCCGACCGTACTTGTGCACCAACGGCGCCCTCGACATCGATCTGGTGAATCGACAGTTCACCGCCGCCGACTGCACTTGCTCCGACGGATACACTAAAATGTTATTTAATCAGACGGCTCTGGCCCGATCCGTTCCAGTCTGTATCCCGAATCGGTCGAGAAGCGTCTTTAGTAAAATCTATCAAATCATAGAATGACGACGACGACGATGATGATCGCACACAAAATTGTACGCGAAGCCTGTCAAAAGTCGCCTTTCCCGCAGAGACGCGTCCTCGTCAAGTTTGTGGACGACAATTTTTCAAACGCCGACATTTGCGAGCTGATGGAACGAATGCTGATGGCGTTCGAAGTCAAGATCGTGCACGACGTCGTCGAGCGCATCAAATCAATCATTTGGGCGATGGTCAGAATGGTGTATGCGCGAAACAAAAATCTACTATCGTTCGATCGTCATGTGCCGCACGTTCCCTACGTCGCCGCCGCCGTCATACCCAACATTGCAGACTCGACGAAACTGTACAATTTTTCAAAGTCGTTGTATAAACGCCATTGCGTGTACGAGATGAGAGACGATTGTGTGTCTTTCGAGTACGTTGTACATTTATTACAAATTATCAATTCTTTTTTAATAAAAAATTAAATCTACCTCTCTGTGTGTATTTTATTTGTATCATTAAGTGTGTGTATCGCTCTACTAAAATGTACGGCGGCAGCGAAAGCCACGAAAATACGCTGATCGTCCAGTACGAGTCGCTGCAGCGACACATACTCGCAGACTTACAAAAGTTTATAAAGTCTAAAAAATTTAACTCGGGCGAAGAAGAGAAACCCCTGAATCGGTACCGAGATTTTATTAGCAAATTCAATACACATTTACAGGCGTTGCGTAATGTCAAAATGAATCTCGAAAACATCAACACCGGCGACGACGTTCACAATTCAATTATTGCTAGCGTCCACAGCGACGAAAAAACGCTCATGGACCTCAACAAACTATTGCAAATATTTCTACTCGACGAACCGCCCATCCAGTCCTCTTCGTTCGCCGTACCGAAATCCGTCAAACAATACGATGTCATCTACAAGCTCAACAATCTGGCGGACAAAGTCGGCATTATGGAATTTCGAAACGTACCCTACATTGCCCAACTCGAACATTTGCTCAACGTTAACGTCTTTCAATTGGGCCGCGACGACGGCGACGGCGAAGGTAGCTTCGACTTGAACCGCGTCGATTGCGCGGCCGTACTGTTGCAGGCTCTCATCAAAGACAACAACAGAGCCATCAATTTCGACACGTTCATCAACAGCGATACGCCGATCGTCGTCGAAAAACTAAAATGTCTACTGTTCTACTTGATCGACATTTGCCGCGAAATGGCCGAAAAGGTCGACGACGTGTACACGTTCATCACCACCAAACACTACGTGATAGACCCCAAAACCATATCGCTCGGCGACAACCACAATCGCATCGACGTCAACAACGTGTTTGTCGACAAGTACACGCCGTACAACAAATACGAATCCAAAGATGACATCATCGACGAATCCACCACCTACACGATACTCTACATCAACGGCAAGATAAACGACCGCATGTTCGACGAATACGCCACGCATCGAGACATTTGGTACATGCGCTGTCCCGAGCTCTATGCGCTGCCGCATTTCATCAAAGAGCCTCTCGGCGAAAACGAATCGTACATTGTGCGCAACGTGAGACAGTACAACGTGGTCACGAACCAGTCGTACAACACGAAACGCGTGCACGACGCCGAAATGTACAACAAATCGCTGCCCGTGCACAATTTCCTAATGTACGAATCGTGCGACTACAAAACGTACACGGACGCCCAGCAATCGGACCTCAAGCATCTCGACCGCGAAATCGCCAAACTCATGTCCGGCGTTCACTACGAACAGGCGCTCGTCGACGAAACGCTAGTGTTCCGCGCCGGCCCGCACAACTGCCACGACAACAGAACCTTTCAATTTCTCATCGAGGTGCTCGTGTGCTCCAACGAAAACAGCAAACTCTACTATTGCGCCTCCAATTTCGAACAGCAAAAGGATCTCAACGATACGCTCGAATGCCTGATGCGCTACACCGTCTCGCAGCTCTACAACAAACTCGCCAACTACAACTTTAACATTACCGGCCCCATGAATTTCCAACGCAGTCACCGCACGTAAATATAGTAAGTGCTTAGACCGATAGGTGCGGCGGCGACGACGGTGCGACAATGGACTCGATCAACATTGACGATTTCGCACGGCAACTGATCGCCGACAAATGCAGTTCGCTCATCGAATCGTCCGACATGCTACCCTTCAACAACCTCGCCATGCTCAAAACAGTGCGCGACGAATACTTCAAACATCCCACACCCAAAAACTATGAAAACCTCAAAAAGATTCTCACCCAAACGAAATACTTTGACGACTCCATCGACTACAAAGACTTTAGCAGACGCATACTGCTCATAGCCATCAAGTTTGGTCTCAACAAGAGCAAAGAACATTTCAAAGCGTACAAAGCCATCCTCGAAGTGGCCATCAAGCGTCTCGACACCATAAATCCCGACCTCCGCAGCTCCAAGAGAGCCCTGCTCCAGCACTATCACGAGTGTCTCGAAAACTTTGATAGTTCCCGCAACGACGAGCACCATCTCGTCACTTTCGCCAAAGAGATTGCCACCAAAATTTTCATCGAAACCATCGATCTCTACAACCACAGCAACAAGAGCCCGTTCGAATTCAACGAAACGACGAGTGCGGCGGCGGCGGCCAAATCCATAGAACCGCCACCCGCAAAACTCAGTCCTCTGCTCGAAGCGGCCATGAAAGAAAATCGTAAGCGCAAACTACCCAAAACGACGACGACGACGGCCTCATACAAAATCGCCACACCTCTGTTTCAATTGTAATACATCAAATAAAAGTCATAGATTGTCATAGATCATATTTATTATCATTATGGTTCCCTACATTTAAAATTATCGTACAATATTAAAATATTGAAAGTCGTACACAAATTTCATACCGCACGCCTTGGCATACTCAGAGTCGTGCGGTAGAGTTCCGTTCACGTTGTCGCCGCAATAGAAAGACTCCTTCGTGTCAATGTGAGGATACTTGGACACCAAATACTCCATCGTTCCCGTCAGAGGTTTGCGAAACTTGTCCATTTTAGAAGCCATCAGCACGAAAATGGGCAAACCGAGCGTTTTGCAAATATCATTAATCTTCTTTTGCATCGAACACGCTTCGACTTTGCCCGTACTGATGCCCAGTTGGTTTGTCACGATGACGATGGTGTACTTCTTCTTGATCAGATGAACAAACGTAGAATATATATCGTAATACTTCCATTTCCAATCTTCGCTGTCCTTTGCGTACACCTCGCCGCTCTTTGTCTCGATCAACGTACCGTCCAAATCGAAAGCGGCAATCTTTTTATTCATTATGGGCAATTTGTACTCGTACACGTACAGGGAATCGTTGACGAGGTACCATTTGTATATCAAGTTGAAAAGGTACTGCTTGATCTCGATTTGCTGCTCGGTAATGTTCTTCGAACAATCGATAATGTACTCGTCGGCGCCGAAACTGCGTGCAAAAATCTCAAACCTCTCGTTCTGATCGCGCACATACTTTTCGTCTATCAAATCGATGCCGTTTCCCCGCTCCTTCATCATTCGCACCACGTGCGACTCGGTGCCGGGCTTAATGCGCATAATGATGGGCTTAAAATCAAACACCAAACCCATGGCCGCGCAATCGTCAAAGATCTTACGCGTCTCCTCCAGATCGATATTCTGCCTCATCGTCTCGTACACGATCGATTCCATGGGATGACGATCGTAAATCTGAAGAGCCGTCTCGAAATCATCGTCATTCTTCAACTGTTCAATGATATTCATGTGACGGTGCGCCACGTACAGTATGCCGCCCACTCGATGATCAAACTTGTACTTGTCGTGCAGCTCTTTGTAGTCGGTCAGGTGCACCGTCAAGTCTCTAAAGTATAAGTTCTTGAGGATGGTGCTTTTCGTCGTGCACGCGACGCCTCCCAAAGACAATCGATACGACATGTTTACCAAGCAAAATTCACTCACAGTTTAATTAAACAAAATCAAACGCGTCCACGTTTTATACAATATGATAACGATTTCGATGACAACGTATCTCATTTCGGCGAAAGAAGGGGAACGAATCGTTACCCTTGCCGTTTTCGAGGAATGCGCATAGCTCGTCGACGACAACTCAAGTGGATGATGTCATGTGAAATCGGATGAGATCATGATGACATCATTTTTGAATGATAAAATCATGATGCCATTGCTAAAAATAAATTCTAGTACTTGATCTTTGCTTTCGTTCACGATCCTCGATGAAATCAAAGATCAAGTACTAGAATTTATTTTTAGCAATGACAGAGTATATTGCACCATATTATTTCATCATACTATTGCGTCATGCTGATGCGCAATACTTGATTCTAGTACATGATCTTTGCTTTCGTCCACGATCGTCGATGAAAGCAAAGATCATGTACTAGAATTTAATTTACACTTTTCGAACCACATATTAAGAATGGGGCGATGATTTCAAAAAAATTCAAGTCGTACCGAATCTACACAACAATCTCGAAACGTACATAGATTTCGGCGAAAGACACATTCAAAATTTTGCAAAAGTTTTTTACAAACTCACAATCTTGACATACGCATCGACTTCAGCGAAAGATACATTCAAAAATTTTTATAAAAATTTTGACAAAAGCATTAATCTCGAAACATACATCGATTTCGACGAAAGATACATTTAAAATTTTTTGTAAAAAGTTTTACAAAAGTCCTCGATCCTGACAAACACATTACTTTCGGCGAAAAATATATTCAAAATTTTTTGTAAAAAGTTTTCGATAGATCGTTTATCTTGAAAATTACATTAACTTCGACGAAAGATACATTCAAAATTTTTTGTAAATTTTTTTAAATGTCCTCGATCTTGAAATATACATCAACTTCGGCGAAAGATACATTCAAGAATTTTTATAAAAATTTTTAAATGTTCTCGATCTTGAAACACACATCAAGTTCGGCGAAAAACATATTGTAAAATTTTTGTTATAAAATTTCAATAGTCCTTAATCTTGAAACGTATAGTAACTTCAAGGAAAGATGCATTTATAAACTTTTAACGAAAATTTTAGAACCTGTCGATCTCGAAACATTCATCAACTTCGACAAAAGACACTTTTGCAAAATTTTTTTACAAAAGTTTTTACAAACTCTCGATTTTGAAATGAGTATCCTCTTCGGCGAAACTCACATTCAAAAATTTTGCAAAAAGATTTTTACAAACTCTCGATCTTTAAATAGACATCTACTTCGGCGAAAGACCCATTCAAAATTTTTACACAAAGTTTTTTACAAACTCTCGATCTTGAAATAGACATCTACTTCGGCGAAAGACCCATTCAAAATTTTTGTAAAAGATTTTTAGAAATCTCATAATCTTGAAATAGACATCCACTTCGGCGAAAGACACATTTAAAAACTTTTGCAAAAATTTTGGCAAAGCATCGATCTCGAAGTAAGCAGTGACTTCGGCGAAAGACACATTTAAAAATTTTTACAAAAAGATTTCAGTAACTCTCGATCTTGAATGATACATCAACTTCGGCGAAAGATAGACTTACAAATTTTTGCAAAAAGATTTCACAAGCTCTCGATCCTGAAATAAGCAATGACTTCGGCGAAAGATACAATGGAATTTTACCGACAAGTCGAAACATGATTCGATCAATTGACGTCAATGGATGATGCAATAAAAACAGATTATTGCATCATGTTTTTGTTTTCAGTACTCGATGTTGGATTTCATCGAGGATCGTGGACGAAAGCAAAGATCGAGTACTAGACTTTAAAACATGACGCAATTCTTGGTGTTTGATCATCGCTAAAAATAGAATTGATGCAATACCATATTCTAGTACTCGATGTTGGATTTCATCGAGGATCCTCGACGAAAGCAAAGATCGAGTACTGGAATCGACACAAGTTGTTTTTATTGCATCATTCGATGATATCATCACTTTATTAGATTATTATTTAGTACATGACATCATCATCATCATTATTTTAGTACTCGATGTTGGATTTCATCCACGATCGTGGACGAAAGCAAAGATCATGTACTAAAAAGAGTGACTACATGACTTGTTTTTATTGCATCATCTTTTTATTTGAAACAACTTGTTTTTATTGCATCATTTTGCGTTATTCGATGATGTGTCAATTCCAGTACTCGATCTTTGCTTTCGTCCACGATCCTCGATGAAATCCAACATCAAGTACTAGAATTTGGTATTGCGTCAATTCTATTTTTAGCGATGATCAAACATCAAGAATTGCGCCATATTTTAAAATCTAGTACATGATCTTTGCTTTCATCGAGGATCGTGGATGAAATCCAACATCGAGTACTAAAAATCTATTGCGTTTTAATTTTCATACTCAATGTTTGCTTTCGTCGACGACTGTGGATGAAATCAAACATCATGTACTAAAATTGAGTATTGCGCCACAATTTTATTTCAGTACTTGATGTTGGATTTCATCCATGACTGTGGATGAAAGCAAAGATCGAGTACTAAAAATTGTTATCTATATTCGATCTTTTAATAGCGCGTTATGAGGAAATGTAACTATAGTTTTGTTACATTCGATAGAATCGAGTCACTATGAGCGGACAGGTATTGAAATTTAAAAAAACTTCGGGCGTCGCGTACACGCCGCGAATGGCCAGCGACGGCGCCGCGGGCTACGATCTCCACACGCCCGTCGATTTCGTGATCAAAGCCAAAGACTCGATTCTCGTCAACACCGAGATTGCTATTCAGCTGCCGCCGGGGATGTACGCTCAGATCAAGAGCCGATCGGGAAACGCGGCCAAGTATCAGGTCGTCGCGGCCGCCGGCGTCATCGACAACGATTACCGAGGTCCTCTGCAAGTGTTGCTCTTTAATCACGGCAAGAAGAGCAGGCAGTTTCGACGGGGCGACAGGATCGCCCAGTTTATCGTGCGCAAGTACTGCAAGCTGCCATTGGAGGAGGTGGACGAGTTGACGTCGACGGAACGTGACACTGGCGGATTCGGATCGACAGGACAATGATTTTCGATGAGATTACGCGATAAGATACTGTATTGCTATATAATAATAAATTTTTTTATACACAATCATTATACTTTTATTCATACACTTTCCTTCTTGTAAAAGCATGTCTTTTCAACCGCGTTGCTTGAAATCTTTGGCCTTTACCACGGCCATCAATGATGCGAAAACGAATCGAATCGTAAATGAAGCGATACCAAATTTCATAGTCGACGACTTGTGGCGCGACTATTTGAACTCGCATCGATTGAGCTGCGACGCGATCATGGAATATGTCTATAGAACAAATGATTTTAGTGGGGCGTTAAAGTGTGTATTGAAGCATAATACGTATTGCGAAGAGACTCTGCGCTTTGAATGGAACCTGAAGCGGGATATCGATTGGTGCGCCGACGATTCGACGACCCTGCACGATGCTCTGTACACGTACTTTTTGCGTAATCTGACCAAATTGAGCAAAGAGGAAGGAATCGAGTTTGTCTTGATGTACATGTACGCTCTGAGCGAGTGGCCGCAATTTATGCCTCGGCAATTGACAGTGACAATAAAGGGCTTCAACAGTGGTGGAAAGTGCCACGATTGCGACGAAGAGGGCGCCAACGAATACGACCATGTGTTTTTCGAAATACTATCGTACAAGATGTATGCTTTTAACCAAACTAATAGTATAAAACTAATGAACAGACTATTATTGAGGGACGAGAGGTTTAGATGCGAGGAGTGCGGTGCGCTGTTGATTTCTTATATCGATCCGATATATTAGAGTTGTTAAGGTATAAAAAGAAAATGTTTGCGTACGTTACGTTGGTTATGCTCGGCGACGAGTATGTCAAAGGCGCAAAGGTGTTGGCCAAAAGTCTGCTGGCCAGCGGCACGCCGCACGACACGGTCTGTATGGTGACGCGCGACGTGAGCGCCGAAGCTAGGGAGCAACTCTCTCAACTTTACGACAGCGTCGTCGAGGTCGAGTACGTTTCGTACGAGTGTCCGCCCATGTTGACGAAACGCCAGAATCAAATGTACGGTCAGTGGATAGAGAAGGCCTTCACCAAATGGCAATGTCTCAAGCTGTTGCAGTACGAGAAAATCATATACTTGGACGCCGATCACTTGGTCGTCAAGAACATTGATCATTTGTTTCATCTGAAAGCGCCGGCCATTTGCTTCACGGACGACAACTACGGCTACTACGACCGACTGCAGTTTGGCGAAGTGATCTCGCCCGACGCCGTCGCGACGTTTATGCGCTACAACAAAATTTTGTGCAAGGGCGGCACGGTGCTGTTTGAGCCCGACATGAAACTCTATCACACGATACTCAATTTCCTCAATCCGCACAACAAGTATTTGACGAAATCTCATTTCCACAACGGTTTCGACGAGCAAGTGTTGCTGCAGGCGCTCGTGCATCTGAACGTGCCCGTCGTTCAGTTGTCGGTGCTGTACGCGTGGAACGCGGGATCGTATTATCGGCTGTGCAAAAAACAGGAACCCTACGTGATAAACTATTACGGCGACGTGAAGCCTTGGCATTTCGACGACAAAACCAATCAGACCATCAACTATATGGACGTGTACATTTGGAAATATTTTGAGAGTATGAACATTAATAAAACTGTAAAGGAATCATGATGAATAAAAGTCAAGTTTATAAATTATTGTATTGTTTTATTGCGCTAAATTACACACACACACACAAATAAGATGACATTACAATGTGGTTATATGTGTTTATGATAGCAGTCTTTGTAGTCTTTGTAATAATTTTAATATGGCAAACAAACATTGTTCTAGTCGATCTAGAAATTCAAAATCAAATGGCTTATTACTACTACTACAACGAACTACACGATGATGATGATGATGTTTACGATGATGAAGAAAATTACATTTACGACGATGATTATAATGATGAAAATGTAGTGAATTATCTAGACGTGTTTGAAAAACATTACATTAGCTCGTTGCCCATCAAGTTTTTGCAAAAGGCCGAAAAGATTTTCAAACCCACTCGGCAGTTTAGCGACGACAATAACATCTTCGTCGGTCTGGAGCCGTGGCTACGAGTCGCAGACTTTGGTACGCTGCTCCACACTCTCATCGGGTACGGAGTGCGTTTCCGCGACGTCAACGACGCGCTATATCTCGATTTTGAACTGGCGCATCGGCTGTACGAGGCGATCTATATTCTGTACGACTATTTGCCCGTATGGGAGGACGAATCGGTGCATCGTTTCGGCGTCGCGTTATTCGAATGTCTCCAAAACACTTGTATAGTTTTGCGAGAATTTTACGATCTTTCCGACATTACGGAATCGCTCCTGTACTACTATCTGCCGTCGAAAATTTTAGTTCGCAACAGCGACGACAACCACTCTGCCGCCGTCCGCATGTGTCTGCCGTACGTGTACGGTCAACTGTTACGGGGCTATAGTTTCGACGAAATCGCTACAGAATACCAAGTGCGGTCCGTGATAGAATTTTTGCGCGTCAGTTTTTCTCTTTTGACCAAAGTCGGCAGCGGCATACATTACGACTACGTCTATTTCGACGACACGGACGTACGGTTATACGATAGTTTGATCGGTAGCTATTTCACGTTCGGCTATTATAATTTCTTGTTCGGGCCAAAGACGGTCGACTTGAACAACGTACACAAATCGATAATGTTGATGGGTAGCAATCTGGCCATGGCGAATCCGGCGCTGATATTTTTTTCAAATCTAGAGGCTCTGGCGCACATCATGGACTATCCCGACGGCGTTTATGCGGCCGATTTCAGCAAAGTGCTAACGATCAGAAACGATTTGTATTTTGGATCGGTGGTGGGTCAAACCGTCAACGTGGCATACTACAAAGCCGACGACTACGGCGCGGCCGCTGCGGCGATGACGCGAAAGATTTGGTCAAAGAATCAAAGCAGTCGAGACTTTAATTGCGGTCTCGAATCGGGCATGCTGATCATCGACAGCGACAACAATGTATTTTCCACTAAAAGTTACAATAGCAATCTATATCCTAGCATAGCCTCTACGGCGATCGCGACGACGGCGAGTGCGGGCGTCATGATTATGCACGCTCGTTTCGAGGAGTTGAATCTCGAATTTTATAGTTACACTCTTTACCATCGGTACGGCATGTTTCATCTATACGATAGAATCAGGAGTTTGCGAAACATTGACGACGACGTGAGATGCGTTGTCCTCACGCGGGACACGCGCTTCGAGCCCAAATGGATGGTGGCGTCCGCAAACACGTTACACGCTAACGGCGTCGTCGCCAAGCACCACAACATAATCGTCAACAACAACAACAACATTCCCAATTTCAAAGTGAAAACTTTTGACAATCTCAATCTACAATCGGCCGAGCAGATCGTCGGCGGCGATCTAGTAAACGCCGGCGTCGGCGTGGCGTGTTTCAGTCTGTTGGCTCAAGAGGCGCTCGGCAAAGACGATACGGTCGTGGAAAGCGTCCCCGAAACTAATGCCTTTATCATTACCGCAAACTCGATTCGCTGCGTAGTAGATTTTCCAATAGTTATTTTGAGAGATGACGAAACTCGCGAGATAACAATCAACGACGCGACCAGCGTTTCGACGACGATCCATCGTTTGAACGTGGACAGGATTAGGCGGCCTCTTTCGCTAATGTCCCTGTCCGTGGACAATTTGAAATTATCGTCGGACGTCGAACGCGATCACGACGATCGTTTCGTGATTCGCAACGTGCACGGCAATCAATTTAAATTTTCGTTTTAGACTAGGATGGTCTTTGCGGCCGCCGTGGCCACTTTCGACGCGGGCTGGGGCATGTTCAAGTTGACGACGTCCGGAGTGGTCCGCGCGCGCAGATCGAGGTTGGCCAGGAACGTGCGCTGTCTCTCTAGCTTGGCGGCGGCCGACAGTTCGAGACTCTTGTTGATGCTCACCACCAACACGATGAACATTAGGATGATTACGAAAACTATTACGCAGCACACGACGAGTAGAAAATCTCGAAGAAACGATTGATTCCTCGACACCAACTGTTCCAATTGATCCTGATTCAGCACCGACGAGGCGCTAGTGGTTTCGAAGAAACGAGCGTTGCGTCTCATGATGGGTCTGTCTTAAAAAAAGTAATTGTATCTAGCGGCGGCCACGATCAAATTGTCGATGCGCGTCGATTCGTACAGTTTGTCGCGCATGGTGTTGAGATGATAGGGCGTGTTGATGTCCGAGTAGTCGAACGCCATCGGGTTGTCCTCGACCATGTTGTTGGGCACGGGCCCGAACGATGTGATGGCGTAGCTGTCGTTCTTGCAGTACAGGCGAACCTTGCGCTCTCGATCGAGACCGTTGAGTTTGATGATGATGTCGGGCACTATTAGATAGGGCAAAACTAAAACTTGAAACATGTTGATGAAGTTGACGATGGTTTGCGACGAGTCGGGCACGAGCAGCAGTTGTTGAGCCCGTTTGATAAACTGCAGATTGGGAATGTTCACGTAAGGACAGTGCACGCTCCTGTCGCCCTTGATCAAGCGTCGCACCAATTCGTTTTTGAGTTCGACGTAAATGTCGTGCACGTCCGCGTCGGACATTTCGAAGGCGAAACGCGCCGGCGTCTTGCGGTACTCGAAGATGGTGAGGATGCGCTTGACGTTTAGCTGCCGCACTTTTTTGGGCGTTTCGCGCAAGAAGCATATGAGAAAGTTGTTGACGGCGTCGTCGGTCATGACGTTGAACTTTTCGAGTGGGGTTTCGCCCGCGATGGGCGTATAGTCTCGGATGCTCTTGGACAAAATTTGAATGGGACACATGGGCGTGTTGGAATCGACGACCATCGTTTTGCAATAGAACAGGCTGTCCGTGAGCAGGACGCTGAAAACGCACGTCTCGCCCACGCCGATTTCGGTGATGGGAAATATGGGATTCCAGTAGACGATCGTGGCGGACGCGTTCTTGGTGGGCGCTCGGCTTTCGACTTTTTCGGACCATTCGTGCCGCTGCACCATCACCGAGCTGAAATCGGTCGAAAACGTTTTGTCGACAAACTGGACGTCCTCCTCGGTGGGCACGTACACGATCAAATTGCGCACGTACGCGCCGCCCAAGTCTTTTTGCGGACGGACGCGATTGTAGGGGAAGGCAAAGTATCTGTCGCTGATGTACACCGAAATGTTATACGGGCACGTCATCTTTCAACCTGTGCACTTTGACTACGCTCAACAATGTTTCCGGTATATAATTGTATTGATAGTATAGTAACTCTTGCAACTGAAATTTATTTAGTCTTAGTGTAATCAAAACGACAATAGCAATTACAAATATCACCACCATCAACGTTATGTACACGATCATGCTAGGATGTCGGACGTGGCCACGACCATCAGTTTGACGGCGTTGTCCACGGGCCCGACGTAAACGCGCGATTGGTTAAAGTCGTACTGTATTTTCGAATACTCTTTTTGCACGACGCTCGCGTACACGTGCAGGACATTGATGATTTTTTGATTTTGATACGGCGTCGTCGACGCCGACAGCAGCTGATCCAGGAACTGGCGATAGAACCACAAAAAGTTGTATCTTATCATGAAGAGCGCTACGCGATCCACGTCGTCGGTGAGCGTGCGCAGGGTGCCGCGCAGATAGTTAAAGTTTCGGGCGCTGTTCGTAAAATAGTTGGCGGCCCGCGCGATAAACCACAGCACTTTGGTGACGAGCTCTTCGCTCGATCCGTAATACGCCAACGGCTCGAGCAACTTGTAAAAGTATACGTTTTCGTTGATGGCCGTCAAGTTTATTTTGTTGATCAACGATATGGTGGTGTTGTAGTTTTGAGCGCTGATTTTGACGTCGCCCAACCCGTTTGTGGGGCACGTGAGCATCGAAGACGCCACGTCAGACGGTATCACGGCGACGATCTGCTTGATCAGTTTGGGCACGATGGCGTTGGATTGATGCATCTGTCTAACGTTGTCTATAAACGCTTCGTCCGACACCGTTCCCGCCGCCGCCGCTGCCGCCGCGGGTGTTGTCGTCGGAGTCGATTGATCGGACGTCTTTTTCGATTTGGCCGAGTTGAAGATTGCGGCGCGCATTTTTCGCTTACGGCGCATAGTTTGCGTCATCTGAATATCCTCCTCGTCCGTGCTCATCGGTTCGACGGGTCTACGCGTACCCGGCGCCGTCACCGTCGCACCGCCACCGCCACTTTCGGCGACGACGTTAAATTTTATCGGTCTATAATCAGAGTAGCAATTGAGTAGAGATTTGACGGTGGCGTCTTTGATTTCGTTAAACTCTCTGGGGTTGATGTTGATGTCGAGTGTGTAGGCCTGTTTGCGTTCGACCAAGTCTAGAATGGTCACGACGGCGGCGCGAACGCTCGGCGGCAACGAGGACACCATTGCGGGATTGTTGCGTACGCGTTCGGCGTAGTATTCGACGTCCGCGACCACGCATCGAACGGGGCCGTAGCGTTTGAAAATCGTCATGAACCTTTGCAGATTATCGTTGAGATCGCAATCGATGGCGCTGAGTTCGATGCCGTTTCTAAAGTAGTCCTCGTAAATTAGCGCGCTGTCGCCGACGAGTCGTTCGAATTCAAAGAGCGACTGCCTCGTCAACGATTGCAGAGAATTCGATTCCAGTAGACTCGTTGTCAAAATTTTTATTTCGTTCATATCACGATTGATGGCGTCTTCGTCGTACTCATCACCGTTTTCAACGTCGCTGCTGTTGTCTAAATCGATCATTTCAATTTCTTGCTCTTCAGCGACGACGGTATCGGAGGACGAGAAGGGCGATAGTATCGGGGGCATTGGCGCTCCCGACGTTGACGGGAATTCGGTTTGTAGCGAATCTAAAATCTGAATTAAACTGTCGACGACATTGTCCGCCGTGTACTTGGCGATGGACACGGGCGATTCTTTGGCGTTCCTCAGACGCACAATTAGACTTTTTATCGTGTTCGCGCTGTCGGGTTTCGTTTTAATTAAATAGCTGGCCAATATCTGAGCATAGCTCACTTTGATGTTTAAACTATTCTGTTCGATGACATTCGAGATTTTGTTCATGACGATGGCGGAGGCGGCTCGATGCGGCCGCGGTGTCGATTATTGAATTATATAAGTAGCGAAATAAAATGTGTAACACAATGAATCAGGTCGAGTATACGTTGAGATTCAACAAATTCGATGTGTTTTTGAATGTAGAGTTTAAAGTGAATTTGAGCGTTAGCGAAATTGATTCCTTAGCATTCTTATACTCCAAATACTACAATCAGAGCGACAACGTTTCCGTCAAAGGTTTGACTTTTTTCAACGAGTTCAACAACTGCGTCGAATTCGTAAAGGCCAACTTCGAGAGCAAGCAGGACAATAATGAAGTCAAAAAGATATTTTCAGTCTTCTTGAAAGACGAATTCATGAGCCAGGTGCCCAAGTTTCGAACGATCATGCAATACCTTCAAAAATACTATAAACCCACGCCGGCGCCGAACATTGCCGAAATTTCAGCGCTGTGCAACGACTGCTCCGTGAACACGCTCGCCTGTCTTTCGTGCAAAATAAACTATCTGTCGAAAAGCATCAGCGTCTTCGACACGAGCATCCAGGACGGCTGGGACATATTCCTGCGACCAATGTTCGGTCTACCCCTCTTCCTATGCATACTTTTAAAGACCGAATTCAATGAAACGTTTCAAGTCGACGACCTCATCACCAATTCGTTCTCGCAATTCTTTTACAATCTACTGTGCGACAAGGCCACCAGCAACTATGTCGATCACAAGGCTTGCGTGCCCATCGTAAAACAGTGCCAGCGCGTCACCGTGGCGTTGCGAGACGACGATCTCGAACGTTTGCTGTGCATGCTGCGCAATAACAACTCGTGCGATTCCAAACTGTTTATGCCTTTCAAAGTTTTCATCGTCGAGTTGGCGAGAAAGACCAAAATCAAACCGGTAAAAATCAACAAAATGGCTTCGGTTGTCTTCACGGGATTCTATCTGAGACAGTATTTGGAGGCGGCGCCGAACAAGACTCGCTCCGCCGCCGAGCTTGAACTGCGCAACGTCTGTCGCTTCATTCTCAACAAGTACAACGACGAACAGTTTGAGTATTTCATCAAAAAACTAGAACACATCAAGGCGGACCTGTTCAAGGAAACGATGGAACAGTACATCGTGTCCGAAAACTATATAAGACGTTTAGTTTTCAAATACAAACTCGACGAAGAATTAAAAGTGCTCCTAGAAGAAAATGTCGAATAGTAGACGATTTCGGCCACACAGCGACACCGACGACGACGACGACACCGACACGAATCGATTGCTTCAAAGTCTCAACGAAACTAACACCGTCGCCGATCTCATATTGAACGACACGGACGAACGTAAACGCATGGCCATCGGCGTTATCGGCCGGCATTCGGCTATCGCGAAAACCATTCTAGACAGCATCGACGAAGACGAATCATTGCGTCTCGGCACCGTGAACACTATAAACGTGTTAAAGTTGATGTCTGACATTTACGACAATAAAATACCCGTAGTTCAATAAGTGAGTAACAAGAACAGTATCAGTCAAAATGAGTTCTGTTATGCTCTTTCTCGAAATCGAAAGGATCAAAAACAAAATCGACAACGAGATGAACATGGCCATTTGGCCAAAATTTTTTCCTCTACTCGCCGATCCCGACGGACACATCAATCTGTCGCTCGGTGAATTTCAGCAGTTTCTCGTTACGGTCGCGCAAATGGCCCGCACGGCCCAGATCGAGAACAACGCCGCTCTCGCCAGCGCCGCCCGCGACAATACATTGCCGACGACAACTACAGCGGCGGCGACGACACCACCTCCGCCAAGAAATATTTTAAATCTATTTGGCGGCGGCGGCGGCGCTTCGGGTCGGCGAAAAGACCTCGGCGCCGACTCGGTCAATATGGCAATGTTCCGTAAAAACTGCCAGAAACTCATCAAACACTACACTCTCAGCAACACTTCGTCGTCAGAGTTTAAAGTTGCCGACATCGTTTCGTGCATGGTGTATCTGGCGAAATCACCCAAATTCAAACCTCTCTACTCTCTGCTCGAACTGTCCATGACGGACGAGTACGACTGCATGCCCAGCTACACCGCCGACGAGATGCATCACATTGTCGATCTAATAAAGAGTCTTCTCGATCTACCTACGTCTTTGATTGATTTCGGCAGCGTTAAAATTTTAAAGAGTACCTTTAACAAGGCCATGAACTATCCTATAACTAGATTCGCGCGAGTAATGATTCTGCCCAGCACCTCGCTAGTCAGCGACAAACGCTGTACGATCGAGGAACTGATCGTGGAACGAGGCCAGGAGATTAGTAAACTTGAACCGCAACAGTACTTGGACTCGAGCGAAGGCACCAAGATTCCTTACTGCGACGACGAACAATTCATCAACGATTTGCTCAAACTGACCGACGATTTTAGCTTGCATCGAATGTTTTACAACGCGGCCAATTCCATTTTCTACACCACGATGGAAAACTACGCGGTGGCCAATTGCAAGTTCGAGGTGAACGACTACAACAACATATTCAGAGTCATGGATAATCTAAGGGAATACGAAACTCAGTGTCGCGGCGGTACGCTAGTCAACCCCAAAGACAAGACCGACTCTCTCAACATATTCTTGGGCAGCGGCGTTAGATCGGCGTCGGCGCATAGCGCCAAACGCAAAAAATACCAAAACTAGAATTTATAAGGTAGAAATATAAAACTCGTATTGTACAGTCAAAGTTTAATATTCTCATAAAAAATGTATCGTCGTTCGTCATCCGGCGGCCGACGTCGCAGCGGCAGTAGGAGAAGATCGAGCCATCGCCGCAGCAGCGGCGGCGGATACAGGCGTCGAAGCAGCGGCCACAGGCGTAGATCTTCAAGCCACCGCAGAACCTACAGACGCTCTAGCGGCTATCACCGAAGACCGGGTAGGCCCCGCAAGCGCCGCAGCTCCAGACGCCGTTCCTCGGGCGGATACAGGCGGCGTCACTACTAATCATCATCATCGTCGTCGTCGTCAACCAATCTTGGTGCGGTTACACTTTTGGCAGTATTTGATGAAGGAAACGGCCTCGTCACCAGCGCGCATCTGTCTCTCGACCGTCACGAATTTGTGATCGCACTCCTTCAACGAGAGACCGTTTAGAGAAGGCAAACCTATTGTATACTTTACATTGTTTAAATAAATTACATCATCAGTCAAAATGTTTCTTTTTGTAAACGTACGTTTTTTCCTCAAACTCTTGCTGGTCGCTTCGGCGATCTTTTTTTTTAGTAAAATATTCTTCCAGTTGATCGAGTATTTGAAGAGGATATTGTCTATAGGCTCCTTCTTGAGCTTTGGCGGCTTGCTGTCGAATTTTTTGCTCTTGATCACGTTGACGTAGTTTTTGATCTGATCGAGCCGCCGCACCAGCAGCTCGCACGGACACTTTTCCGGCAGGCTTTCGCGCTGAATATACTCGAATATCTCCGTGTACAGTTTGAAATCGTTGATGGTGTTCACGAACAGTTTGTGAACGCACTCTTCGGACAGGCGTATCTGCTTGCGCTCGCGCTCCACATTGCTAACGGCCGGTATATAAGCGTATAACGAATGGAACAAGTGTCCCGTGTGGACAAAATTGAACGTCTTGTTCTTTACGTTGTTGGCGTAGTTTGCAACGAGGAAATCGATAAGTTCCTTGTACGCTTTGCGGCGCCGAAAGTCTTTGAATATCAAAAATAAATCGTAGCAATCGTGATGGCGTCGTGGACTATGCTGCAGCGACGAGACGTTTTCCTGCGCCGGCACGTTCTTGTGCTGGCCGAATGGTCCGACCTGGCATGCGTTAGCTTTAGACATTTGAAAATGTTCGAGTTTGTGGTGTTCGCGTTCGATGCGAAGCAGCGGATCGACACGCGCGACTATATGGTTCAGATCGTCAAATGCGCCGACGACATGACCGACATACGTCTAAACTTGAAACGAGCGTACAAAACGTCCGCACTAGGACACGTGTACGTCATTAATGAAAAGATACCACTGTACAAGTTCCTTAAAGAATGGTACGTCCAAAGCTATCTCGAAGTCTACCAGCTCAAACACGACAAGTACGTTTGGGAGATACCGCACGTTATAGTCTTCGATCTCGACAACACCCTCATCACCGACGAGGATCGCGTTCAGATCCGCGACGAATTCGTGTACGAAAGTTTGAACGAGTTAAAATCCAAAGGTTGCGTGCTGGTGCTGTGGTCGTACGGCAATCGGGAACACGTGACGCACTCGATGACCGAGACCTATCTGAACGGATACTTTGACATTGTGATATGCGGCGGCCAGAAACTGACCGATCTCAAGAGCCGCGTCATCGTCGACAATCATTCCAAGATGGTGTTCGTGGAGAAACCGTTTTACTTGGACATTGATCAGACTAGCGACCGATTGCCCAAATCGCCCAAGGTGGTGCTCTATTATTTGCGCAAGATCGGCGTCAACTACAACAAGACGCTGACGCTCGTCGACGATCTCAAAGACAACAACTATTCGTACGACCATTTCTTGAATGTGCGCCGATGCATGGAACCGCGCAAGGATTGGAGGCAGTATCATGAGGAATTGTTGAATAATATCACAGAGTACGAGAACGACATTTATTAAACATAAGTTTAAACATTACAATTATGAATAACAATACAATGATGAAATACTTGCTAATAATTACAATAATATTAATCGTTATATTGTTGTTTCTATACACTATACAATCACCTAAACGCAAACAAGTCAGATATATACCGCACGAAAATTACACAGACACGTTTCTAGATACGCACACGAACCAAATTAAATTGTGTCCAAACAAATGTCCCGTTTTCAATTTCGAAAAGCAAAAATGTGTTAAAGGAACGGTCACGACAAACGTTTGTAAAGTGGGAGTATTTGGAAACGTTCCTCATTACTATAGATGCAATGCTTTTTATCTATGTTCCGGTGGTGTCGCGACAAGATATACATGTAGTATAAATTTATGTTTCAACGAAACTAGTAGAACGTGCGTACATAATACAACCAATCAATGCGCCTGTATAACCGAGGCCCCGGTCTGCTCGGATTGTTGCGACGACGAAGGCAATAACGAATTGTTATGATTGCTGCCGCTGGACACAAACATCTTTTTTACTACCGAATCAAATCTTTCGGCGTCGTCGCTATTTTCGAAACTCAGGGATCGCTTGCCTCGCTTCAATGATTCCTTGGGAAAATCTTTTTTGACGCTCTGCGTTACGTACATCCAATCGAGCATCGGGTTGGGCCGTTTAGTTTCGACGATAATGTTTAAATTATTGAAGCCGCGCTTTAATTTCTCGCGTTGAATACGATGCTGCTGGCCGGTAATCACTTCGAAATTGTTATCCTTGCGGCCGATGCAGATCATGGGCACTTTCTTGTCGTCGGCGGGATACTTGACGGCTCTTTCGGCGACGTCGTCCAATTTGTCGAGCAGCTTGTTGATTTGCTTGTCCTTTTGCAGCATTATTTCGTTGCTCTTCGACACCGTTTCGTGCAATCTACCGTACATTTCGTTGACGTTATTCATCAACTTTTTCACCATCGCGTTGTTGTTGTCGGTCAATCTGTTGATTTGCACAATTAAATTTTGAATGTGGTCATCCTTCTTTTGAATCTGAGTCTGAAACTGCTTTACAATTTCGTTGCCGACAATGCCGCTGTTATTGTCCGCCGCCGCCGTCGTCGTCAACGCCGCGGACGCCGAGTACTTGCCCGTGCACAGCACTTGCGGTATCACCTCTTCCAGCAGCCATTCTTGCAATTCGACGGCGTACGACAGCTTACTTTTCATGATCAACTGTATTACGCCCGACTTGTTGATGAGAACCGTCTGCGGATGTAGATACAAAATGTTGCTGTGTACCAACAAATTGTTGACGATCACCGACTCGGGTTGACTATCGTCGCTATACACCATCTTGTACTTTTCGTCCACGTGATCCGTGACCGCCTTTTTCGTATTTTCGTACTTGAGCAACGTGGCAATGTCTTTTGCCACGAAATACACTTGCATGTCATGATTGTTTATGATGTAGCGCAGCTCAAACTCTTCGCCGCCGAACGAGAAAAAACCCACTTTGACTATAGACATGTTGGTGATGCGTTTGGCTGAAGGCGAAGGAATGTAATGAAGTGAAACGACTTCAATATCGCTTTATATTATTTAATTTTCCTGTATATCTTTAATCTCTTGGCGCTGATAAACGATTTACGATTCGAATATACAAAATCATTGTCGATGTCGGCGAAAGTGTCTAGCAGATTGGCGACAAAGTATAGAATGGGTCTTTTGTACGGCGCGGCTGACGAGGGTCGAGCGCGCAGATACTCGTCCGAGTCGCGATCGCTGTAGATGGTGCCTCGTTGAAAAAATTTGTACCAAACGACGCCATACAGCTCGTAGCTTGTCGATCTGTCCGCCGTCTTGACGTGCTGTGCCGCTACCGCGAAACGATTGTATCCCCCCAAATGCCCAAAGTGCCGTCTGTACATCGGTTCGGGTATACTGAACACGACCAAGTCCTTGTCGACATAGTTGAATTTGTAAAATTTTTTAAAGGCCACTCCTGTCGACGACATGACTTACTACTAAATATTTTCTATACTATTTTATTTGTACAAATCCAAGATGGATTAGATAATTTATAATGTCGAGTATGCTATAGTGAATTTCGTCGACGGTGAGCAATATGCGAACGTCGGCGACGTTATTTTTCAACGTGAGAAAGTGTTCGAGTATCACCAAGCTGTTGACGTTGGTGCATACGGTGTTGTATATGCCCGAATCGTTGATGGCGAAGATGTCGTCTTTGTTGAATCTGACCAGCGAAAATTCTCGCGGACAAAACACGCTCGACGACTCGAGGTAGTAGAACAGCGTGCCGTTCAAATTGTACAACAATACGTTCTCCGGTCTGATTACGAACAAACGTTCTATTCGATCCGGCGGTACGGACAGATCGTACACGTCGACGTAGGCTCCGAATTGTAAAGTGTTTTTATGGTCATGAATTAATTTTAATACTTGAGTTCGATAAGGATTTAAATAGAGGAGCGCTATCAAAAAGACCAATAGACACAAAATGGCTACAGAACCGATAAGTGTCGACTTCATCTTCAACGATATCTACGATCCCGTCGATCAAAATGATTACGTGGAAACGCTCAACGACGCCGAAAACGTGATATTAATCAATCACACGCTAAACTCTACACGAGTGATTAAATCGTACGACAATTTCGTAAAGATACTGTCCTTAATGACCAACACTCATACCGATACGAACGAACACGTGACTTGCGCCTCTTTTCACGGCTCCAGAAACGTGCCGCCGCACGACTGGTACGTGACGCAAAATGTTCTGCGCACGTTCGTGTGTCCGTTCATTGACGCCGAAAACTATGAACGCGTCAAGAATCGCATATGTTTCAACAAGTTTATTGCGAGCAACGTGCACGGCTACGCCAACAAGTGCGTCCGCGCCGGCGACTTTTACTATTGGCCCAACATGGCGGTCGTCTATTGCGGCTGGACCATCTACCTAAAGAAACAGTTCGACATCGACATGGGTCGCTGCGTACCCCTGATCCACAACCGCCGTCTCGGCAACGTGAATCTGTTCGTCAACAATCCCGAGGACTTTTTGAACGTGGAACTGAGTCTGACCAACGGCGACAAGACGCTGTTTGTGAACGGCCGTTCCACGTTCTCGGAAAAGGACGACGACGACCTGTTCGTGCTGACGATGACCGACGGCACCGTGTGCAAGTGCAAAATAAAGCCCGAGTTGGTGTATAGCAACAAAAATTTTTTCGATTACATCAAAGACGACATCAATCTAAAAACGTGCGTCACCTCCGACGAATACAAGGACCTGCTCGACGTCGATTTGAATAGTATGCGCGTGTTCAACGAAAAGCTAATGGACAGCGCCGCCGTCGAAACGAAAGAGAGGCTAAAGGTGTTTCGCAACATTACGCCTTCGAGCGAAAACATTGTAATAATGCAACGGCATATTGTCGAATGCGTGGCCCTCATCAAGGAAAAGATGATCGAAGTGATGGCGCACACCGACCAGGCGGACGCTAGCATTTTACAAAATTACTTTTTGAAGAGTGACTTTGTCAATTTTGATTACATCATCTTTGTCCTCTGGCGAACCATAGCCAAAAACGAAGAACTAAATCTCACAAAAACGGACATTAAGCTATACTTTGAACTGTTGTGCGAGACCATTTTCGGTGACAAGGGCGTCGCTTTCGAAACGGCCAAGCGACGATGCGAACCGTACTGCAAGCTGACGCCCAAGGTGTTTTTGCGTCTGTGCAACCATTGGTCCATATTCACGAACGAAAATCCTTGTGTAACGTTGGCTTTTTATTACGCCATACATTTTTTGATTTATTGCAAGCACGGCAACTGGGACTATACGCCCGAGAATGCCAAAACGTGCGGCACCGTGCCCGACGTGCTGTGCGCGGGATTTTTCAAAAAGATCGTCTCCTCCGGCAACATGACGTTCGTGTTCAACGGCAAACATTACGTGCTCGTGCGCAAAGACGACGATCTTTTCAAGTTGACGGAGAACTGCGCCGCCATCACTATACCCAGCATAAAATTCAACAATTGGAAATACATGTACTTCACCGAAGAGGGAGTGTACAATCTGTTCATTAACGATTATCACAACGGCTGTCCGTTCATCATGGGCAATACGCTGCTAAAGTCGTTGACGCGCAAAAACGAAAACACCTATCTGCCCGAACGTGTCATACAGTACATGTTGGACAATGGAAAGGTCGAAATCGAAGTTTATAAAATCTACCATATCGCCAAGGTATGTCGCGAGATCAAGAACGTCAAGAACAACATGACCGCCATTCTCGCCTTTAACAATTGTCCCACCTGCAAGTTTCAAGAACAGAAAATGTTGAACGATCTGTTTAGAGAGATTTGGAACTATAGCCACAACGAACTCATCATTGTCGGCGTGTATCTGAACGACAAGAAAATGTCCGATTTGATCATGAACCTCAAATGTCACGAATGCAAAGAGACTCAGTACACGAAACGCAACAAAAAGTGTCCGTGTCTCGAGAAACTCGAAATTAACGTAAAGGCGTTCAAAATCGTATTGGCCATGGAGCTGTTTTCCAATTGCAAAGGACTGCTGGAATTGATGTGGTCGTTGTTGTACACGTCGTCGGTCTACAGCACTATTCTGATCGATTGCGTGAGCGTCGACGAGAGCATGTCTCTGGTGCGGGAATATGCCGATTTTTTCACCTGCAACCGCACCAAGATCATCAATGTCTTTTACGATTACTTGGACAAAATTGATTTTGTCGATTCGTTTATATCGACTTTGTCTAGTCCCGAAATGTTTTTGAGCAAATTGAAAGAAACTATTAGCGACAAAAAACACCATTACGACGAAGACGACGAGATTGGAAACATTGAAAGATTTTTAAACAACAGTCATTTGGAAGACGACGACGACGACGACGACCACGAAATGACGGCGGCGGCAGCGACCGACGAAGAGCCGTTTATGCAAAATTTCTACTACAACTATTACACGACGCTGAGCATGCTGAAAAAGTGGAACGTGTGGTGGGACAAACTGATCGTGAGACGCCACAACGACGATCTCAACACGTGGCTGACTCGATTCTATATGCGAATATTCATGACAAAGCTGAACCTCGACGACTATTCATCGTTGTTCGTTAAGCAAATAGTCATGGGTTACCTGTACTTTAGACAATTTACAAATTTCAACTACGTCAACAGTTTGGTGACTATGCATTTCGGCGCCGGCACCGGTATTCCCACCGACTACGAGAAATGCTGTCTCTACTTGAACGGCAAACCCGGCTCGGGAAAATCGAGTTTCTTTGCCGTCTTCGATCATTTCATCGTCGTGCACAAACACGACACCGCCAACTATACGCTGACCAAGAAGGACACCAACGAAATGGAAGCGGACAAGATGATTTCGCAACTGTACGTCATCAACGAAATGAAGGTGTGCGACGACTCGTTCTTCAAGAGCACCGCCGACTCGACCAAGAGCAACACGGTGTGTCGAAAGTACGAGGGCAGTCAAAAGTACGAGGGCAACTTTAAACTGTTGATCGTCAACAACAAACCGCTGCACATTTCCGACTATGACAAAGGTGTGAGAAATAGATTTGCCGTCATCTACACGGACCATCTTTTCGAGGAGAATCTACAATTCACCGGATCCATATATTGGCACATCAAGAACAAAGTCTTTCCCATGGAGAAGGGTTACGTCGACGAACTTGCCAAACCCGTACGTTTGTTTCTCTCGCACATACTCATGTACAAACGCAACGCCAGCGACGGCTACGTGTCCTACAAAACGTTTCTCGAAAAGGATCCCATACACAATCATAATCTAATGTGTCTCGACGTCAACAATAGTCCTCTGAACGCGTTGCTCTACGTGCTCAAGGTGAACGTGAAGCCGGGCGTCAAGATGGTGGACGAGACAAAAATTGAAAAGATGATCGAGCTCGCCGTGCCCTACGTCGAGACGATGCTTCACGACAAACTCGTCACGAAGAAGACCAACGTCGTTCAGCGAACGGCCATGCTGTTTGACGGGTTCAAGAGGAAATTCAAAAAGTACTATTCGGACGAAAGGAAAATGTTTTACAATATCGACATGGCGTGGAACAAGGCCGACTTCAATACGAACCAACCCGAGTTTATATGTTAAATAAAAAAAATTGTTACACTAAAATTGTATATTTTATTGTTGAAAATAATGTCGTTGTCGTTGATAATAAACGTTTTACAATTAATCTAGCATCATCATTTTATTATTGCAATCTAAATGACTTTTCGTTTTTGATGAAGAGCGTGCCCGCGTCGTTGATTTGCGTGTAGTCCCATTCCTTGAGTTTGAGTTGCACGTTGGCGTTTGTCGTGTACACGGCGATCGGGTACGATGCGTCTCTGAGGTCGGGCACCGAGGTGGTCGTCGAGTCGATCAGACAATAGACCATTCCGTCGGCCTCGAACCGACACATGTTCACCGATTCTTTGATTTTGGTCGAATCGAGGTTCTTGAATACTATGAACATGTTCTTGAACTGCTTAATGTCAAAGTTGCCCGACATGCGGTTGGGCGCCGAGCTGGATTGCGCCGTCTCCTGAAGCGTGCCGAGGAACACGCAGTTTGTGCCCACCGACTTGTTACCCTCCTCGACGACTTCGTTGTAACTCATAGGTCTTTCGGCGACGTAGATTTTACTGATTTTGTTTTCGCCGTGCAAAACTCGCAGCGATTTGACTCGCGCGTTGTTAAATTTTATAGTCGTAGTTCCGTTTTCGTTGACGTTTACCGAATCGCTGCTGTCGGCGACACTGGGCGATGACTCGTTGATAGAGTTCATGTTCAGTTTATTGTTGGTCCACAGATAGTACAGCAGCGCCAGCACAATTAGTATGACTACTAACGTTCCGATCATTTTGAAGCAATTTCAATGATTGAGTTGTGCAATAAATGTTTTAAAAGCGCACTTAAATAATCTTCTTCCCAATTGATGTGCGAAGGTAGCACGATTATTATACGGCTTTGTATGCGGAACAATTTGAATATGTACGTCAATTGGTCCACGCAATATTTCAGAATGTTCACACCGAACGCGGAATCGTCAACCAATTCAACATACGTCTTATACATTAGAAGCACGTCGATGAGCACGTGATTTTTGCAGTAATTTCCGTTGTTGTGTTCTAGCAAATCGTTGTACGTTTTCCTCATTAGTAAGGATTCAGCTTTTTTAATTTCGGCCAACAGACTCAATTTATCACACGACCCGTCGTCGACGCTCTCGATAATTCCCTCGAAATAAACTACGTCGTTGTCGTCGGGCTTGTCGTTGTTGACGCCTTCCGGCATATCGACCAGATACAGATAGATTGTGCGCTCCATTCGAAATGATTCCGCAATCGCCTCTGTTCACGCAGTACAAGGACAGTTTTCTCCTCTACACCTTTCGACACTTGGACCGAATACGCGCATCAAAGTCCAAACAGCTGAGTAAAATTTTGGCTTCGGAACTGACTTATCTATACGAAATCGCGTGTCTGATCGCGTACAAAGACGTTCAAAACGAGGAAATTGAAAAGTTGAAACAGTGGTCTCTGCAGCTGTCCCACGATTTCGATCTCGAGCAAATGAAATTGCTCTTCCGCGAAAAGATTCAAGAGCTCAATCTGCGCAGCACCCAACCGAAAAACTACTCGTACACCTTCACCACGCTATGGAACACCATTCATTTCCTCGCCCTTCTTATCGACGACATGATCGCCAGTCGCGAGAAACTAACGTACGATTTCATCACCAATCATTTGCGTCAAATGAAAACGCTATATTATAATTTATTTTTTAAATTGGACTGTGCAATGTGTCGCGATCATTACATGACCGTCAAAGGCTATCTGATCCAAACCATCGAACGGATCGAACTGTGTCTGAACAGAGAGAGGTTCGGCGAAAAGATCACCATGGTCGACGAGATCACCGTGCAGAACATTAACGACAACGTTTTGATGAAACACGGCATGCTCTACACGACAATGGTGTTTCACAACCACATCAACGACTACCGATGGATACAGAGAAACATGAAGCCTCCGGTGAATTTCGAAAAGATGAAATGGTCCACGTACAAATCAATGTTGGAGTTGAAATAAAAACACTTTGTATATTATAATTTTTTATTCAATACACTACAATGACAATCAATGCGTTTTCGCCGAAACAAGGGGAACGAATCGTTACCCTTGCCTTTTCGCCGAAAATGATCGTTGCGTACTCGTCATGATAGATAAAAATTTTTAGTACTTGATGTTTGATTTCATCCACGATCCTCGACGAAAGCAAAGATCAAGTACTAAAAATTGAGTATTGCACCATAATTTTAAATTATTGCATCATCATTAGTCATTACACTTGCGTCATTTTATTATTTCATCATATTGACGCGCAATACTCGATTCCAGTACTTGATCTTTGCTTTCATCGAGGATCGTGGATGAAATCCAACATCGAGTACTAAAAATTTAATCTTGCGTCAATTCTATTTTTAGCGATGACCATACACACCAAAAATTGCGTCATTCAATGATGAAATCGTTCTAGTACTCGATCTTTGCTTTCGTCCACGACTGTGGATGAAATCCAACATCGAGTACTAAAAATACAAATAAAATGAAATACACATGTAAAAACATATTTTTATTGCATCATCAAACTAATTGGGCACAAGACGATCGGGGCGGCGTTTGATGATTTCGATGGCGTCATCGGTCACGATGGCCTCGTAGATGGCACCGTGCTGTATCGGCATGACCGCCGGCGAAATCTTTGTATTCGCTCTGTACAGCGGACCTTCCAAATTATTAAACTGCGCAGATTCGGCGTCGCATTCCACTTCGACGGTCTTGACGTGCTTGTACTTGACGTAGCGCATTTGCGAGTCCAACACGACGAAACCGTCGGTGGGCATCGTAGAGTATCCGTTTTGCACGATCGGCGGATCGAAGAATTGCTGAAACTTCAACGTCACGCACTCATTTGTCATCGTCTTTAAACAAATTGGTGAAGCGGCGGCCGAGTTAAACTTTTGCGCCAGATAGTTTATCGAGTCGACGGCGTCGTTGGCCGCAATCTCGTACGGGTCCATCGAGATTTCGTATTGAGTGCGATTATTATAGTTGTACTTGAAAACGTGCAGCAGATCGGTGATGTAGAGCGTTTTATCGATGAGCTCGCATTGAAACGCCACGACGTTGTTCAATTTGAAAATTTTAGAGTCCATGGTGTTTGAGAACATTTGCATGTCGTCCATGAACACGATCATGAAATTTTTCGTACAAAATCCTCGACCGCGAACGCCGTCCAATTTCATCGCCCACTTGTAAACGTAATTATCGTCGCCGTCGTTGTCGTTGTTGATGGTGTTCAATAACTTTTCGTCCTCAAACTTGCGGTATATTATATTGTTCTGCAGGGTGGTGTACGGCAACAGCGGACTAATGTTTTGATACTCGGCGATAGCGTCAATTTCTTTGATGACATCGCACATGTAATCGAGCACCGCATAGTCGATAGTGTCGTTTTCGTACTCGTATTCCAACCTGATGGCCGCTAATATTTCATCGGAACCCAAATGACTCTCTCTGATCAACTTTTCGTTTTTGTTCTGCAGCAAATTGATGAGCGCAATCTGTTTAGAAGCCATCAGAGAATCGAATTTATCAATCAAACTCTTGTTGAAGTAGACATGTTCGAATTTTATTTCAAATTCCGGTCGTTCTTTACTTTTGAACACCACGCAACGCACGATGCGATTCAGCAGCGGCGATGCGCCGCTCGCCGGCTCCTCGACGCTACATCTGTCCACGAACGGTATCAGAACGTCGCCGTTTGCGTAGACAAATTTCTTTAGATCGGTGCACGTTTTCGTTACACTCGTAAAAGTATTGTCGGCGGACCGACGTGTCCTCACGTTGTTTTCATCAACGAAATCATCGTATTCTTGAAAGACTTGAAACTTTTTAGAAATATAAGAATCTAAAATAATATACAGCAAATCTTGGCTGAAATTAATTGAATAAGAGATTTCATTTTCGACAACCATGGCACTGACGCCTGTCTCATCGACTGCCGCGCGACGCGGTAACTATTGTATCTTCGGCGGCGTTCAACCCTTTGACGTTTGCCGTACGTACACCAACCACTGCTCTCCCGACGCCACCTTCGACGACGGATGGTATATCTGCGAGTATCACGCCTCGATCAGGTTCAAGATGGAAAAAATGGCTATGCCGATTCCTGACGGCGAGGGCAATACCTATTTTCGAACCGTCGGCAAGAGTCTGGTCAGCGACAAGGCCGAGGGCAACGAGCGTATTCTAATTCCCACCGCCGACAACTACGAGACCGTCTTGAACATCAACGCAATGTCCCTGCCCGAACAGCTCGTGTTCCATATGATATACAATAACAAAACGAAACAGGAGCGAGTGTGTCAAATGTTACAATTCAACGAACATTTTCAGACGGACATTTATAAATTGGTCGAGAACGTGTACAACAACACGATGAGCGTGCTCGCGCTGACCGATCCCACGCGATATTGTTCCCGCGTCAGCCAGAACAGCACCCGAATCTACGGCGTCAACGACGAAAACGACATCGCCGAACAGACGATAAGCCGAATGCCCGGATTCCTGCAGAACCTCATCAACAAGTGCGTCGCTCCCCAAACTATGACCATCGAAAAACAAACGCTAGAGTTCCGCAACTGCACCACGTGCCGCATCGACAGCACGGGTCTCGTCGCCGACGTAAAACTCTACAATCCCGTCGAACCCAAGTATCGGTCGGGCTACAACGAAAACTATTTGCTCATCGATAGCGTGTTCAAGTTTAGGGGCAACTCGAAGGCTCTGCAGACGGCGCTCAACCGATACGAACAATACCCCGTCGTGGTACCTCTGATCCTGGGCAGCGAAATCGTCGTTACCGCCAACAGTCTCAAACCTCTGCTCCTGCCTCGCATGCTACCCAACGAGGAGGAAGCGTTCGTGCCGTTCGCGGCCGCACCCGCTGTTTAGAGATTAAAATATGACGTCACATGATAAGATAACGTATCATGATAATTACGATAAGATAATATCATGATTTATGAGGTTGTTTTTCAAGGAAATTTTAGATTAGTTTATCATGTTTTTACCCGTTGTAATCTTATCTAATAAATCGACCCAAATCCTGATTGATGATTTTATTATTGTCGCTATCGCGCGTCCTCAACACTAATCCTAGATAACCGCTATCGCATCCTCAATTACTTTATTTTTTACAAAAATTTTCCAAGGCGCACCCTTGCGATAACGATAAAGATCCTAATCTTCAAGGATGTAGCTGATAATTTTGCAATATAAAAGGCGTCGGCGACGAGCATAGCCTCAGTCTGATCGCTACAATGGAATCGCTAACACTTAGTTGCTCGGTGTGCTTTTGCGACGTCACTATCGATAGGGGCGTTGCGACCGCGGACCCTGCCATGTACGTGGTGCCCATGTTTATCCTGGAAGAGTGCACGCACGCTTTTTGTCTGAATTGCTGTAAAGGAATTCAAGACGGCCGTCGGCGCGCAATAACCTGTCCCACGTGCCGCACCATCAGTGACAAGTTATATTCATACTTTTATTCTTCGGGAGGTGTGGTAAAATTCAGCGTCTACATAAACTTTACCGAAAAGTTTAATGTCCCCAACGATATCCTGCGTCAAATTAAAACCAAGTACAAATATGCTGTCGCCGCCGAGTCGTCTCAATCCCGGGACCAGCCTACTACGGAAACGCCCGTGACGCCTGCTCAACCTGTCAACAATCAGCGGCGGCGCCGAGACTCTATGGATGACTTATTCAGGAGACTCTTGGGTCCTAACGCAAATAACAATCAAAACAGCGTAGCCGTTTCGGGATCTTTGACCGTAGTGCCGTCGTCTGATGCCGGGACTTTGGCTTCAATCTCAGGGCCTTTGACTTTTTCTTCAGTTGCCGAAGCAATTGCTGGACCTTCGACTTCAGCTTCAGCCGCTGGACCTTCGACTTCAGCTTCAGCCGCTGGACCTTTGACTTCAGCTTCAGCCGCTGGACCTTTGACTTCAGCTTCAGCCGCTGGACCTTCGACATCTTTTGCTGGACCTTCGACTTCTTCGGGTTCAAACTACGACAGAGATTTCGAGGAGCAAATGAACATCGCCATGACCCTCAGCCGTATGCAACACGAACATGAAAAGCTCAAAAGCGAAATCAACAAGAGTCTGGACGCTCAGTTGCAAATCCAGACCAACAACGAGGTTCTCAAGAATCTGTCCGAACTCATCAGGGCCCGAAACGAAGAAATAGCCAAGATCAAAATTGATGCTGGAAATCTTACAAAGAAAAAAAACAAACTGATCAAAGACATTCAAGATATACAACTTAAGCTCGATAAGGATAGGGAGCTCAGGAGTCGGATCGCTGAGGAGAAAAAAATGGACAGTATCAAAACTAGGATTGTACACGATCCCGAAATTATACAAATGATGTGTGATGTCAGGAAGAAGATCACCAACAAAAAAGCGTCACTGGAATTATCGGAACGCCAAAGGCTGTATGGATGCATGTGCGGTTCTTACGAGCATTCATACTTTTGCGAAAATAAAAAGAACAAGGAATCCCTCGAGGTGACATGGTTAAAGAAACGCAAGTCGTGTTCTCCGACACCGTCATCATCATCATCATCATCATCGTCGTCTTCGTCATCGTCATCGTCATCTTCATTGTCTTCATCTTCTAATCCCAAAAGAAGTAGATTGTAATGGTGTTATGTTTAAATTTTTATATTGTGTGCTATATTATTATTAATAAAATTTGTATTTTAAAGATATAATTGTATTGTTTAAAAATTTTTATATTACATGTTCTATTTTACTATCAATAAAGGTTATTTTTCTTTACTATTGTATTTTAGTTTTACATCATAGTCTTGATTCTATTATAATCTTGATTCTATCATAGTCTTCATCTAAACTTGCAAATCATCAATGTGATAAATTACGTCATCTTCAAGATTACATGTAAAGTTTGATCCTAGCGCGTGTTCGGGACACGCCATTATAGTTCCCTCGTGATTATGTAACCAGTTGTTGTATTTGACGCCGTCGTTCGACTGAGTCTCTAGATTGGAAAATACTTTGCCGTCTCGAACGGGCAGCACCCTAATTCGGTTTGTGTTTGGGTCATAGGTAGATTTACAGCCAATGGCGTTACCCATGTACGCATATGCGTTGATGATGTTAGCCAATCCTGCGGCGTTGCGACACGCTTCGTCCACTGTTACGTTTTCGCGCAAATGACGTATGCTCTCCTTGATGTGGTCGTCGACCACGTTGCATGCGGACAGCTTAAAAGTGGGCACCGCATAGAAACAGCTGTAGCTCAACTGTTTGTCGGTCAAAGTTAAGGTAGGAGGTGCGGGGGGAGGCGGAGGCGGAGGCGGGGGTCTGACTCCACAAGACGTATCGTCGGGATGACAGTCTATAATGTCACGTGCCGACCAGGGATTGAATAGCGGTTCGATGACATCATACTTATCGAACGGATCAAAAATGGGAATCAAAATTTCATCATCGTCATTTTCGTTGCGTGTATTTTCGTCCAAATTGACGTCTTGTATATTGGCCGAATTTTGTATATTTGCCCGATATCGTTCAATATATTTCGGCTCTTTTACACTTTCGTAATTATATTTGGCATGAATCGTAGTATATTTGGAGGAAATCGTAGTATATTGGTCGTGAATTTGAGTCAAAAGTTCGCCGCAAGCGTCGGATCGTAGTATATCGGCCGAAATTTGCGCAATGAAATGGTCAAAGTTTACGAAATTTGACGTGAGCGTTCGCGAGCATGCATGGTCGTAGTCGGCGTCGCTGCCTATCTCCATCTTGGTCGAGACCAAGTATTGATCGGGCGTAAATTCGATCGTCTCTTGCAGTTCGTCGTCGACGCAAACGTTGAGACGCGTACCCTCGAACGGATCGAACATATAGTCGCCGAAACAATCCATACCTTTGCCCGTAATGTAATTCCATCCCAAGAGATTTTGATCTCTCGCATATATTACTACATTGTCATTCAAACGATCCGTATCGACCACTTGCGGAATGGTGCTGGTGAGTCCGACGAAAGCGGTGCTAAAGTTAATGTCGAGATCGTTAGGTATGTTTTCGATGCTGTAAGCTACTAATTTGTAACGCAGTAAAGACGGAATCGTTGCTTGGCACTGGCCCGTGTTTGCGTTGTACACTTCCTTGGGATAGTGTATGTTTAGCATAAACTTGTCATTGTATAATTTATCGTTGATCTGATTCTCCCAATCGCAAGTGACGTCCGCGACAATGTTGTAGTTGTCGCAGATCAACACGCCATAATTAAACTCTAAAACTTCATCGTCGTACGTCATCAGTTGGGTGCCCGAGCCGTTTGCAAATCTCGAACATCGCACGTCGCCGGCGCACTCGTATCTCTCGTTGACGAAAACACGGTTAACGCAAGTGACGAGTTCCGCCTCGGTGTTGGAGAGACACTTGTAAAATTGAGTGGGCCCGATGTCGTCCGTGATGTACGTATAATCGACGCCGTGGACGCTGCACGGTTCGGCGTCGACGCACGTGAGCAGACGACGATCGAATATTTTGCCAAAGGGGCAGGACACCACCTTGTTTTGGCCGTTTTCGCATATCATGTACTCGTTGATGTTGAGCTGTTCGGGGAAAAGGTTGAGCACGAAACCGTCGGGGCGGCCGGCGCAATCGTCGCGCAGCTCGCATTCGACGCCGTTGAACAGATGATTGCTGGGGCATTCTTCGACGACGTGCGAGCCGCCCTCGAGGCAGCGCAGATACATTGTGGGATGAATGTCCGTGTCGGAGACGTTGGCGCGGGGCACGCGATGGTGCAGCACCAGCGAATCGATCAGCCGCTCGGTCAGGCCGTACATGCCCGGCGCTTTGCCGTCGCACGGCGGAATCGGCACGCACTTTATTGCGGTCGCGTCGAAACGCTCGTCGGGCGGACAGTCGACGCGTATCCATCCGTCGTCGCCGCGCACCTCGTATTTGGTCCGATCGCCGTTAACGGCGCGCACTCGCACTTGGCTCGGTTCGCTGCGCTCCAAGTTTTGTTCGATGAAATTAAACCTTTCGACGCGGTCGTCGTACCATTTGGCGTCGATTTCGTCCAAACTGCCCGTGTCTATGGTGCGAAGCACGTAAAAATTGGAATTCACCTCGGACACGTAGTGAAGCAGATCGGGCAGAGGATGCTCGGCGTTGGTCCGTTTGGCGTATTCGGTGACGACGCGCAATTTATTGTCGAAATCTTGTTCGTTGTAATCGGAATATATTATTAAGTAGAAGATTGAAAAGAGTAAAAGCAAAATAATGGCCACCAACAACAGCGGCACCGTCGACATTTCTGTTCACGTTACTTTGGACAAAGAAGCAAAAAGAAATGTTCTTTCGTTTATTGTTCGAGAAGAATATCACTTAAAAAAACTAGCCGTCGGCGCTTACAACCTAAACATTCTCGACACGCAACTGCTCAACAGTCTGGCGCAGCACAAATGCAACACCGTAGCGTGCGGAGACTATGTCGTCGTGTACAACTTTGTCGAAAATAGCAATAGAATCAACGTTATTCTATTCAACATAAAACCCACCGTACTGAAAAAAGGCAATTGCATATTCAAAATTGTATACGAAGACGCGACGGGTTTCATCACTACTGATAAGATGTTAGACGAGCCGGTCGAACAACATGCCAACAGTCAATTGTTTAAATCCGCGTTCGCTTCAAACGACTCTGACGACAGTAACGGATCCTCCTCCTCATCCTCATCATCCGACGACGACGACGACGACAACAACAACAACGTCGTCAGAGGAGGAGGATCAGCAGCAGCAGCAGCAGCAGGATTCGACCAAAAAACGAGATCGACCGACGAACTGTCTAGCGCTGTCCCAGCTAAACGACAAAAACTTGACGACTCTGTCGAGAGTCAAGTTTGATGCGGATCTATTGATTCATTACGTCTTTGACGGCATTAGTCGCAGCGAAAACACCAATGTCATCAAAGTGTGCAAGGTACGAGTGAAAAAAGCCTGCGGCACTCTGCTCGCCCACTATTACGCCCAAATCGAAATATCAAACGGCTTCACGTTCGAATTTCATCCGGGCAGCCAGCCGCGCACCTTTCAGCACATACACACCGAGGGCAACGTGATTCTCGTCTTTTTTCTTTGCGACCAATGCTGCAAACAAGAATTGCGGCTTTTCGTCGAGGGCGAAAACGACTTTAACGTGGCCTTTAGGAACTGCGAGAGCATCTTGTGCAAACGCAAAAGCGTACAGACCGTGTACATCACGATGGCCGTACTGGTGCTATTCGCAAACATTATACACTTTTCCTGGTATTTCGTCCTGTTCATTTTCGTAATGATAGTACTACTGTATCTAAACAATAATTATATGATAAGTAATCCGCAAATTGTATATTGCTCCCATAAAAGATCCAAACACAATGGCCAACTACACAAGGCCAAATTCTTTACATAAATCATCGACAAGCATGGCGTCTTCGTCGTCGCCGTCCAACGCCGCTCTGGTATCGAGCAGTGGCGGCGGCGGCAGCGAACCGTGGATGGACAAGTGCGTGGACTACGTCAACAAGATTGTCCGCTACTATAGAACCAACGACATGTCTCAGTTGACACCGCAAATGCTCAATCTCATCAACACGATACGAAACGTCTGCATCGAAACGTATCCCGTCGACGTTAACGTCACCAAACGCTTCGACAGCGACACAAATCTCATCAACAACTACAAACGTCTGCAGAAGGAGCTCGGCAACAAACCGATCACGAGCGACATATTCAAAGCCTCGTTCGTCTACAGCGTTCTGCCGTCGTACGCGCAAAAATTCTACAACAAGAACGGCGATCATCTGGCCAGCGGCAGCGTCGAGGAGGCGGCCCGTCATCTCGGCTACGCTCTTCAATACCAGATCGCGCAGGCGGTCAGCACGAACACGCCCATACCGCTACCCTTCGACCAGCAGCTGGCCAACGATTATCTCACGCTGCTCTTGCAACGCGCCACCATTCCTCCCAACATACAGGAGATCATCAACAGCGGCAATCGCTCGCACGGCAACTCGCGCGTACACATGATCAATTCGTTGATAAACAACGTCATCGACGATCTCTTCGCCGGCGGTAGCGATTACTACCTCTACGTTTTAAACGAAACGAACAAATCTCGAATTTTGAGTCTGAAAGAGAACATCAGCTACATGGCCCCGCTCTCGGCCACCACAAACATTTTCCAATTCATCGCCACGCTCGCCACAAACTCGGGCAAAAAACCCAGCGTCTTTCAGAGCGCCTCGATGCTCACGATGCCTCTGACCAAACCCATTGTCGCCGAGCCGAAAAACACTTGCCAGCAGCAACTCACCGAATTGGCGTTTGAGAACGAAGCATTAAGAAGATTTATATTGCAACAGTTAAGTCACAAAAACGACATCTAAACAACACTATGAGCCTCGACGTTCCGTACGAACGTTTGGGCACCTCGACAAAAGTCGATTACATACCGCTAAAACTCGCGCTCACCGATCTTCCCGAAACCAACGGCGGTGGCGGCGGCGAAAACGAAGGCAAAAACAATGACGCCACTAAAAACGATCAACCCAAAATCGACATCACTGATCGGGCAAAATCTCAGCAAACGACGACGACGACGACGACATCGGTTCAATCTAAACAACAATTTTACGATGCTTTAGTGTTAGGATTGTTGACTTTTTTCTGTATACTAGTATTGTTATACGCTATATACTACTTTGTTATATTAAGAGACAGACAAAAATCCACTATAAAACCCAGTTATATGTTGTTTTAGCATGACAGACAACATTTTCAATAAAACTAACAATGTGAGAAATGAATATTCGTTTAATTGCTGGAAGTCAAAGATTCAAAGTCATTTTCGATTCGAAACCGTCTTTCAACTAGCCACCGATCGGCAGAGGTGCACACCCGACAAGGTGCGCAACGGTCGGTGGTCCAAGTTTATTTTCAATAAACCTTTTGCGCCCACCACGCTCAAGAGCTACAAGTCTAGATTCATCAAAATCATCTACTGTCTGATCGACGAGTCGCATCTCGACGAACTCGACACGTACAATCTTAACGCTGAATTCGACACGATCGAACAACAGCGGCCCGTCGTCGATCCCGAAGAACTATGCATACGCATGCACGAACTCAGGTCCGTCACCAAAGAAACGCTACAACTGACCATCAATTTCTACGTCAACTGCATGGGCATCGAAGAGTACCGCATCCCCAAAGAGGTGATGCTGCCGCGCGACACCGAAATCAAAAACATTCGAAACAAGGAAAAGAACATTGTGCTCAAACACATCCTCGACACGGTCATCGATTGCATCAAACACCGCATCAAATATCTAAACAGCGACTACGTCCACGATAGAGGTCTGCTGCGGGGAGCGATAATTTTTTGCATCATGCTCGGCACGGGCACTCGCATCAACGAAGCGCGACAGATCACTCTCGAAAACCTCGACGCCATCATCAAGGACGGCAAGGTGAGGAGCAAGATCAACCTTAAGCGAAAACGCGATCGGCTCAATCCCCTGCATCGGCTCGAGCTCGCTCCCCTGCTGCTGGCGCGAGAGATTTACGCCAAACATCCCACCATCCTGCAGATATCCAAGAACACGTCGACGCCGTTCAAAGACTTCAAACGGCTCTTCGAAGAGGCCGGCGTCGAAATGGACAGACCCAGATCGAACATGATCCGGCACTATCTGTGCAGCAATCAATACAACAAAGGCATCCCTCTGCAGCGAGTGGCCAAACTCATGAACCACTCTTCGTACAAGAGCACCCAACACTACATTAACAAATTCGACGTCGACATCGACGACACCGACGACGAGGTCAGCGAAGAAAACGACATTGAACTGCCGAGTCCCGAATCGAGCAACAACGAATCTTAGATAAAAATAAAACCACCAATAAAAAATTATATAAAAATTTATTTCTTTCAATTACAATGACTTGAATATATGTTTCGTTGAAATAAACACTTTAAACTTATCAACTATAAAAATTTTACTTTAAAAAAATACACTCTTTCCTCTACACGACCATACGTTTCCTCGAAAACGGCAAGGGTAACGATTCGTTCCCCTTCTTTCGCCGAAATGAGATACGTTGTCGCCGAAATGAAATAATCACTTTGGCGACTCTGTCCTTAGTTTCGTCAAAGTTGCATTTTGAATTTAACATTTTGATAATCTCATTTCCTCGACGAAGGCATAAATTTCATCAATAACACTATTAATTCTATCGTATTAATCTCATCGACGTCAATACTATTTTCGACGAAACGACCGATAAAATTTTACAACTCAATCGTGTGTGTGTGTGATAAATTTTGCAACTGCGCAATAAAATTTTAATCGTTTCCTCGACAATACTATTGCTTTCGTCGAAACTGCTGACGCAATAAATTTTAAAGTGAAATCATAACTGCGCAATAGATTTTTATCGCACTTTCGTCGAAACTAATGCTAGTTTCGTTAAAGTGATATCCTAACTGCGCAATAAATTTCAAGTAAAGCGCAAAAGATTTTATCAATTTCCTCGACGATCATATAGTTTTCCTCGAAACTACCATCAAAACTTTTGTTAAAAATATTTTCAAATGTTCATTTCCTTGACAATACTATTGCTTTCGTTAAAGTGGGCATTGAAAAATAGTTTTGAAAAAATTTTAGCAATATCATTTCGACGATAATAGTAGTAGTTTCGTTGAAATAGACATTGTAAAACTTTATAAAATGTTTTTACTAATGTCATTTCCTCGACAAAACTATTGTTGTCGCTGAAGTCGACATTGTAAAAATATTTTTAAAATTTTTTGATGTCCATTTCCTCGACAAGATTAGTTGTTTCGCTGAAGTCTACAATTTTAAACTTTGTAGAATATTTGTTAAAAATTTTTAGATGCCCATTTCCTCGACAAGACCACCGTTATCGCCGAAGTGCACTTTGTAAAAATATTTTTAAAGATTTTTAAATGTTCATTTCCTCGACAAGATTAGTTGTTTCGCTGAAGTCTACATTTTAAAACTTTGTTAAAAATTTTTAGATGTCAATTTCCTCGATATTACTACCGTTGTCGTTGAAGTTAACGTTAAAATTTTATAAAAAAATATTTTTAAAGAGATCATTTCCTCGACAATACTATCGTTGTCGTTGAAGTCAATATTTTACCAAACCATTTCACTGTAAACGCTATGAGTTTCGTCGAAAACATGATGCAATAATCTGTTTTTATTGCATCATCCTCTGACGTCACGTTTCAATCGGATCATGTTTCGACTTGTCCGAGTTCGGTCGTCAAGCTGATGCAATAGTTTCGACGCCGATGACTTGCATTTCGTCGAAACAGTATACGTAATAGATTTGTAACTGCGCAATTCCTAATGTGCGTTTCGTCGAAAACATGATGCTTTTCGTTGCCGTCGTCGTAGTCGTCGTCGTTTACTTAAAGATTACATTGGTTTTGTTGAAAATATTTTTACAAAGATTCATTTACTCGACGAGACCGTATCTTTCGTCTAAATTTACCGTATAAAACTTTTAGCAAAAGATTAAAAAGATTCACTTGCCCGATATTGAGCCCTCTTTCGTCGTAATCCACTTTTGAAATTTTTGTTAAAATATTTGAAAGATTAACTTCAACGACGTTAACCTCTGTTTCGTCGAGGGTAGCTTTTAGAATTTTTGTTAAAGAGATTTGAGATATTAGTTTAGTCAACACTAGACCCTCTTTCGTTGAAGTGGATCATTTTCATGGATTAGATTTAATCTGACGAAACCTTTTAAAAAATTTTGTCACCTACTACGCGTTTCGTTGAAGTGGATTTGGATATTCAATACTTACTGCGCGTTACTTTTTTGTTTCATTTCATCGACAACAACATACGTTTCGTTGAAGTGACTAGAGATTCGAAAGGCACTTTTAAATTTTTGGCAAGAGAGAGATTCACACTTTGATGAAGATGATAATAGTTTCGGCGAAGTCACAAAATTAAAACGTTGCCGGCGAATTGAGTCTTGATTCTAATTTTCGAGATCGTTTCTCCGTTGTACATTACGTTGACGTACACGTTCTTTTTGTCGAAAGTCACGTACACGTCGATGCGCGGAAGGATCTGTAGCGTGTGATAGGTGAGCTTGTCTTGAGGATCGGTCACGTAAACGAATCCGTCGAGGCACAGGGTGCCCTGGGTGCCTCCCGCGTCTCCGCTGACCGGCACGATGCACTGGTTATCGTCGTTGACGTAGTAGTCGCTGATCACCGATATCAGCGTGCCGTTGTCGTCGAAGATGGGCGCGCTCACGTACAGCTGCGAGAGAAATTCGGCGACGTTGGTCTTTTGCACGACCGCCGGCACCTGGCCGTACACGTAGTACTTTGCGTAGTGGTGATGCGTATAGTACATTCGGTCCTGCACGCGCATCCTTCGAAGATAGGCCTTATGGTTCGAGTCGAAGAGCATGATGTTGATGTACGAGTTCTTTTTCAGCTTGGCGAATTTAACATCGCTCGCCACGCCCGGATAGTGGTACTTGATGTGTTCGAAATCGGCGGCGGTGTCGTGCTGTCCAAAGACATGGATGCGCACCGAGCAATCCTTGTCGCTGAGCACGCGCACTCGCCGCGCGATGTGGTTCACCGAATACGTGACCGATTTAATATGTTCGACGTAGGCGAAAGGATGCGCGACATCGTCGGTCGTCGCGACTGAATTAACACACAGTGACATTGAAAATGATATAGTTTCGATGATCGTTCAAGGTTTTTATATAGAGGAGAAACACACATCGTTACTGTAAATATATTTCAAGTTTATTTTTAATTTTCTCTCGACAAATACAGCATACTTTACAGCGTTTTGCGCATTCGGAACATGTGGACACGTGACGACAAGGCAGGAAGCACGTGTCACGTTCGCGCTCGAAGCATATCTTGCACATGATATCATCATCGGACGTGATGTTTGTCACTTTGTCATCGCTAAAAATAGAAATGTCGCCATCGGCAATGATGTCATTATTGGTGTCGTTGTTGTTTAGCGCGGATAGATCCGGGTAGATGTGCGCATAATCGCAGTCGTTGTCCTCGACGTCGTCCCAATTCGGAGCCGAGGGTGCGGCGGCGGCGGTGGTAAAGTGGCAGTTTGGCGAATGTTCGGCGTGTATTAGATGAACGTCGTCGCCGGCGTTGAGTTTTACGATGACGAGTTTGCAAGATGAGCAGCGAATGTTGAGTTTTTTTCCGTAGTAGTAGAAACCGTTTTTGGCGAGCGTTTCGAGATTGTCACGATAGTGGGCACGCGACGCTTTGAATTTGCGAAACGATTGCTTGCGCAGTGCTTCGTTTTTGTATAGCCGTTCGGTGGCCATGGGGCACGTCGAGAACGCATGATACTTGAGACGACGGGCGTCGAGTTTTTTCAAGTAGAGCGGGCAATAGGCGCATTTGTAGTTGCATAAAGCGTCTCGGTAGATGCCCACGGCGACGAGGTCGTTAATGTATTCTCTAGATAGACAACTGTTTTCAAAGGTTTCGAGACGATCACAGGGGTCCTGGTAGAATCCCGGCGGTGCCAAGTCGTAGGTTTTCCAGTTGCGCATTGCAATCGTCGGTGGCGCGCTGGGCATTTTCAAGAATGCAAAGCAATTGTTCGAGCGCTCGTTTCTGTCTGATTGCAAAGTGGAGAGTGCGCGCTTGGAATTTTGTGGTGGCATTGGCCGCGACAACGACGTTTCCATTGGCCAGTTTTCCCTTGCACACTAGATACTTTTCAGAGTTTGCTGCTCGAGAATGCGGCGGTTTGTATACCGTATGTTCGGTGAAATGCGAAACAAAATCTTCGAGAAGACTTATTGTTGAGCGTTCGAATGTGTCGAAAATTTTCAAAACGCAATTGCCTCCGGCGCGCAGAGCGTCCACGATTATCGAGCATTCTTTGCGTATGAGATTGAACGAGAGCGTCTCTTGGTTGTTTTCGTCGCCTCTCACGTCGAAAGCGCCGTCGGCGACGACGAGATCGCATTTGTTTTTGCAAAAGTACATCAACTCGAAAAGTACGTTGGCGTCGAAAATGTCGCCCGTGTCGAAGCATCCGTACATTTTTCTAAAATTGGGATGGTCAAACGCGTAATCGCAATCGTTGCGTAGCGTGGCGCCGTAGCCGAGGCAATCGGCGTTGACGTCGAATATGTACTTGGCGAACTGGCCGGGACCTCCGCACAGATCGAGAAACACGTCGACGTTGCGGCACAGTTGAAACTTTTCGTCAATGTCTCGCATCTTTAGGTAGCATCGATTTCGTACGTGCCGATGTCGTCGTCCCGTTCGTTCGAGCGTTTGTCGAGCGCGTCGTATGTCGCTCACGTCATATCCGTCCAGTTTGTCTTTTAACGCGTTTAATTGTTTTTTCATGACGCTAAGCCTGTCTTCCATTGTTGGTGACGTCAGTGTCGTCGTCGGGATTGAATTGATGAGCGACTGCTACGGTCAGTAGGATAGCGCAAATAAAAGCAAAGAACACGTGAATCGACATTATATTCAAAGCGGACAGCGTACCAGTAGGTCGATTCAGCGCTCTGTTCAAATTATCGTTTGTAATTAACAAAGTTTTATCTTTGATTTGATAAATCAAGGGCCTGTTGTAATCGAAATTTTCAAAATTCGCCTTGTCGATCATCGTTCGGAACGTGGTGTCCGTGGGCGAGTTGAGAAGAACGTCGATCACCAAGTCTTTCCAAGCGTGCTCCCTGCTCTCGGGCGATACTTCGACGCGGTCCCTGTTCAGTAGACGCCATCTAACCATGTCTTTCTCGAAGAATATTGATTTTGAAAACGAAATGAAACGTCCACGACACGACTCGTCGTCGTCGATGGACGGCAACGCCAGCAGCAGCAGCAGCAAGCGGCCTCGCTATTCAAACAATCAATCGAGTCCTACGAAGCGATTGTCAAACGGATCGACGACTAGCGTAGAATCTGTGTCTATAAAGATTCCTAAAAGCGTCACCGGACAATTGGTGACAAAGAATATGTATTGCGTCAACAATGAAGCTTTTTACTTATTTAAATTTTTGATCGACAATGTGCCGAAAAATTATTATGGAAACAATAACATGTTTCAAAGTTTGAAGTTTGATCATGTGTACGAGTTGGAATTGGTGTATGAAAATAAGCGGCTCGCCATCGCCAAAGCTACGCAATGCAAGAATACTGAGAAAATAATTATGGTGAAGCGTTTTGTGGAACCGATTGATTTTGACGGCGAAGACACGATAACGGTGGGCGCAAAGTTAAAGTTTGGTTTCAAGTTGATCGACAACGATTCGTACAAGGCGGTGTTTATCATAAATCATGGAGACGATCTGGACAGCAGCTGTCCGGTGCAGATCGAATGTATGGGCAATTTGAAGAGATGGGCGGCGAGCATCAAGGACGAGACTATTACCGATGAAAATTCCCTGTTGGAGTACTTTAACGAGAGACGCGACAGAATGTTTAATTTGTACCGAATCAAGTGCCAGCAGTCGAACGGTAACTACAAAAACTTTTCACTACAGAACATTACGCAAATTTCTGCGATGGCCGAGCCCGAGTTTGAGATCGACGAAGACGAGGATAATGTGACAAACATTAGCAGATTGAACAAACGCGTGGTTCACGGTCTTGTGAATAAGGTGAACGTCGAGAGACAGAGCGAAGACCGTTTTTCGATTTCGTATCAGGTCATCAATGACGACGAATGGATCAGAGGTTCGTTTTTCATAAAGAATCAGCAGCACAACGACAAAAAGAACGACAAGACGGAGAGACTCGAAAAGTTGGAGACGGATCTCAATCAATTGAACGAGTTGATTGAAAACGAAATACTCAAAGTGGAAATTTACGTTGCTGTCGATATTGCATCTAAGAATTGTAACGTCTTGGGTTTGACCAAGATTGATAATAATGAAGTTACTTTTGAAGGTGTTTAAAAAAAACTATGTTTGTAATGTAATATAATATATTTTTAATGATTAATAAATAAATGTTGTAATTGAATTTTGTTGTTTACTTTGTGGGTCTGATTGCTTCCTTTCTGGCCATGAGTTCGATTCTAGTTTTGAATTCTTCAATTTCCGTTGCGGATCGTTCGATTCTGTCTTGTAAAGGAGCAACCTGTTCCATTAACTTGTCGATCTTTGAAGATAGATTGTTTTTGGAATCTTGTAAACGACTTTGAAGTTCGGCGCTCTCTTTGTTGAGTTGTTCGTCGCACATTTCCCTTACGGCCGTCTTTTCCGCTTGTAACGAAGACACTCTGTCGGCTAAATTCTGAGTACTTTTTTCGTTGAGCGCTTTAAAGTCTTGTCCGGACAGGGCGGCTTGATTGTTAATTAAAGACTCGACCTGCGATTGTGTTTTGAGCGCTTCATTTTTGATAACTTCCAACATTTTGGTGTTGGTGTCGATGGTTTGATTGTATTTTTGTTTCATATCGATCAGTTGTTGATTTTTAACCTTGTGCTGCTGTATCAGCCTTTGCATTTCGTCGATAAGTTTGGAATTTTGCGTTTCGACGCGACGCGGAACCGCTTTGACTTTACGAATGGGCTTGACGGAGATGCTTTTTCTCTTGAGATTTTTAGTCTCGTTTAGTAGACGGTTGTAGTTGTCGTCGAGGGCCTTGTATCGCTCTTCGCTTTGCGTCTGGAACGCTTTGTAGCTCTCTTCGAGAGAAGCGATTTGCGTTTGCAGCTGTTCGTTTTTAGTTTGAGCCGCGCGCAATTGAGATTGAGCGTCTTCGAACGAGCTCAACTTTAGATTTGTCATGGCCGCATAGCTCTCGTTGCGTTGTTTCAATTCGGCGATCGTTTTATTGTACTGTATCTGGGTTTGAGCGAGTTCCTGTTGCAATTGTTGATAGGCTTGAGACTGTTCGGACAAGGTTTGTGTCTGTTGCGAAAGCGTCGACTGTGCGGACGATTTGAGTTCGTCTACGTAACGTATGAGATTGGAGATCAATTCTTGTTCGTCTTGAGGAGACGGACTGGTGATATTGTTGCGATAATAGTTTCGCAGTTTATCAAAGGCGGAATTGAGGACGAGAGTTTTGCTCTCGGCCGTGTCGAGCTGTTGCTGAAACGATTTTTGAGCGGTTTGCAGACGAGTGATTTCGATCTGCTGCTGGTCGACGGTGTCGGTGAGCGTTTCGATCTGCCGATCTTTGTACGCCTCGACTTTGGGAATGACGACGGGCGGCGCCGGAGTCGGTGCCGGAGGCGGAACGTTAATAACGTCCACGACGGTGGTTTCAATGTCGGCGATGACCGCTCGCAACCTCTCCTCCGTTCTGATGGTGGACAGCACGAATTCGCGTTTCGTGATTTGAGTAACGATGCGACAATAGGACGTTATCAGAATGGAAATCCATCGACACACGCTCGGCCCGCTGGGCAAAACCCAATTCGTTTCGCGTTCGATGCACTGCAGCAGTTCGGCGATATCGTTGTTTGTTTGAATCGTATCGAAATTTTCCACTAGCTCAAGACTGATCGTTATCTGTTCGTAACGAACGTACTTTCGCACGAGATACACAATGTAGCGCAATAGCTGTTTGTATGACGCAACGCCGGGCGTCCGTTGCGCGTTGACATACAACACGTTCAAACTCGACAAATCGCTTTGTTCGATAGTCAGCGGCGCGGTGACGACGACGGTTTGCGGTGCCGTTTCCGTAGCGAGCGGCGCCGGCGGTGGTGGTGGTTGTTGTTGAGTCCCTTGAGGAACGTTTGTGGGTACTGCATTGAAAGTGAACGATTGCAAAGGCGGTTGTTGCTGCTGCTGTGTTGATGGTGGTGGTTGTGGTGGTGAGGAAGATGGTAAAAAGGGATTGTATGCATTGGGCGGTACGTTGGTGTTGTAGTCGTACTTGTAGTTGAAGTTGTGTGTGATTTGGTTGGCGTTGGTACTATTCGGCATCAAGGCCTCCATTGTTAGTTCGGGCAATTGTAAATCTATACGATTAGCTAAATGAGGCCTGTACATCAGTATAATAGAGCGAACTCGCTGTAGTACATCGTCAGTGTTGGCTTGTCCTCGACAACGTTGGCTCATACTGTTGATTGTTTGTAATAGATTTTGTACAGTGCTGGCACTGACATCGGTGTTTTTGTACTTTGGCGCGTTGCGGTAGCTCATGATGGAGACGACGACGACGACGACGTTTACCCTGCTCAATTGGGAGACGCTGCAGAGTAGAGTGAAAAGTTTTGGGACTCGTCGGGGCGTAACGGCTGTCGGCGTGAACGACGTGTTTCGAATAACACGAATGATATACAAGGATAATTACTTAATTGTCTTTTTCACCGGCTACCTGAGCGAGTCGAACGAGCTGTATCAATTTTATATGGAAACGAAATGCGATCTGTACTCGTATAGAAAATGTTTCGGCACGCACGCCAACACGACGTGCTACAACAAGTGCACCAGCTACAAGACTATGGTGATGCCGGGACTGCGGGGAGTGCGAAGCGAGCGAATAAACATCATAAAATACAAACGCTGTCCCATGAACGCTCATCACAACAAGTATTGTCTCGACTCGTTTCTCAACGACATCAATAGAATTCATACGCAGACCGATCTGAAGGAGGGCCAGTACGTGAGGTTCAAGAGCGTTCAAAAATGTCTCGACAACAGACTGCAATGTAAATTCAACGACTTTGATTCCGTTCAGGCCATGTTCGAGATCGTGGATCCGGATTCGCTGTCTTGCGAAATCGTTCCCGTGATGGCGTGCTACGATATTGAAACGTACTCGAACGGCCAGCAGTTTTCGAATGCCGCCATCGATCCCATCATCTCGATGGCCGTGGTCGTGAAGCGAAATGGAAAATTTTTGAAATTGTGTCTCTACCACATGAAACCGGGCATCGTCGACGATATGACCGAGTTTGTCGGCGGCGACGATGGCGTCGGTAATATCTACGCTTGCAGATTCGACAGCGAGTTGGAAATGATCGCCGCCTTCTTCAAACTCATGCCTCTGATCAACATGGACTGTATGCTAGATTATAACGGCGACAAGTTCGATATGCCGTTTATCGTCGACAGAGTGACAAAAGTGAATTGGCCGAAAGAGATTGTGCGTCGATGCGGATCATCAAAAGCGTTGGATTTGATTCGAATAAAACGCTACGATCTCGAACCTGTGGACATTAAGACGAAGGCCCTGTTTGACAAATTTCACAACAAATTAAACACTCATTTTTTAGTGTATTATACGCATGTCGATCTTTATCAGTTTCTCAGCACCGATTCGGAGCAGAACGATGTGGAGAATTTTCAATTGAACACCGTATCTCAGCACTATTTGAACGACAACAAGGTCGATTTGCCCATTAGCACTATGCTTCAGTTGTACGAGCGCAAAGAGATGCGGAGAATATTGGAGTATAACGTTCAGGATTGCGTGTTGCCCATTGAGATATTTTTGAAGATTGAAGTCATGGATTTCATGTACACGCAATGCGCGCTCCTATATCTCAGCACCGACGATCTGCTTAGCAACATTTCGCACAAAGTGAACGTGGTTTTCTTCTACAACGCCATAAACAACACTCGATTCGACGAAACGACAAAAAAACAAGTGCCCGACCCGTACTTTTTCAACAAATACGATTTGAGCATAACGTCGGGCCGAAAACGAACCTTCGACGAAAGCAATGGCAATGGCGGTGGCGTGGTGGACAGTCAAGTGGTGGATTTGACTCAATTGAAGCGAAAGCCCATCGCCGTCGCCGACATACCCTCCGACGCGGTAAAGCTGTGTCATCAAAAGCAGAAATGCGTTTACACGGGCGGCAAGGTGCTGTCGCCGAGCCCCGGTTTCAAGAAATGGGTGGTGACGTTGGATTTCAATTCGTTGTATCTATCGATAATGATGCAAGAGGGCATATGTCTGTCGAACGTGTTTGTCGCCGAAGATGGCTTCGTTTACTTGGTCAAGAACCGCGAAGCTATAAATCCAAAGTTGCTCAAGACTCTATTGGACCTGCGTACGACGTACAAGAAGAAGCGCGATCGTTTCGAGGTGAATTCGTTTCTGTACAACGTGTACGACAAGACCCAGAACGCTGTCAAGCGTATCGCAAACAGTATCTATGGCTACTTTGGAATATTTTTTAAACCCCTCGCCAACTACATTACGAGAATCGGCCGCGAAAAGTTGATGGAGGCCATCGAGAAGATCGAGGCGAGCAGCGACGACAAAGACATATTGAAACGTTTCAATCTATCGACTATACGCTTCAAGGTGATCTACGGCGACACGGACTCGTCTTTCATTCAGGTGCAATTTAACGAAAACGAAATCGAGGCCGACAAGATTGAAAATGCAATTCGCGACATTATCAACGAGCACGTACTGAAGAAGCTCAACGCCGGATGGGTGGGTTACAAGATGGCCTTGGAGAACGTAATGTCTAGCTTGATACTGTTAAAGAAGAAAAAGTATTGCTATTTGAATAGCGAGAACCGTCTCAAGTACAAAGGGTGGTTGATCAAGAAGGATATGCCGATTTTCATGCGCAAAACGTTTCGCGCCGTCGTCGATTCGTATCTGATGGGCCACAGTGTGGCGTGCGGTCTCAAGACCCTCTCGGACATGATGATCGAGCATTACCGCAATTTCGGCGTGGACAACAACTACAGCAACTATTGTTTCAGCATGAGTTACAACGAAAATCCTACGGGTAAGAATACGAAGAAGACTGCGGCGACGACGACGACTACGACTCTGCCTCGAAAACGTCCCATCACCATTGCAAAGCATTGCCGCGAGCTGTTGAGCAATTCGGGCAGCACCGATTTTTTACCCGGCAACGGCGACCGCATACCGTACCTGCTCGTCGACATCGAAGGCAGCACCACTCAAAAATCGTTTCCGCTCAAACTATTCGGCCCGGGCAACAGAGTCAGTTGGTTGAAGCACGTCGGCATCATGTGTACGTTTTTCAACGAGCTCATACAAATATTCGGAGATCGCCAAGAGTTTGCCTATTATTTTCAAAATATATGCCAAGTGTATATGAAGAATCAACTCTTTGACGTAAAGCACCCCGTCCTCAAGACTGTGAGTCGGGTAAAAAAACCGAAAAAAAATTCAACTATATCAAAAAAACAACAAAAACAATTCTTTGGCAATGACGACGACGACGACAACGATGACGAAGAAGAAGAAGAAGACGACGAAGACGATCACGGTGTTGTAGTTAATCATTCTCAACAATTTGCATTGTATAAATCAAAAAAAAGACAGTCGACGTTGTCTTTTCATCAATACGCCAAAAGCGTTTGCGACAAGTGTAATCGGGAATGTTGAGAGAGAAATAACACAATTCTGTATAATGTAAATAAATTTATTTATCAATCATAATGGCGTTGTCTATTTCCTTGACCAGAAACTGGGACAGATCACTGATCTCCTCGTCCGTCAAATGTTGATAGTTGATGAAGGTGCGCAGTATGTGTAGAATATGGCTGTTGTAGTACACTTGATTGCAAAAGTAGTCGATTTGGCCGTGCGTCAGTTTGATGCCGTTAGCCGCGTCGAGGATCTTGCACACGTCTTGCACGGTGATCTCTCGTCTAATGAACATTTGGATGATCAATGTGAATTTGTTGCAGAACGTTTCGTCTCGTTCCAAGTCTTTGAGGTAGTGTTTTAGATTTAGATTTACCATAGCAACCTTTGCCGCTACCGGCATATTACTGAACACTTGATTTACAAAATTTTTAAAAAAATCCATTGTGTGCGTGCGCGCTAGTCGACAGAGCTCTTATTCTTATTTAAAATCGCGTCAAACGCCTTTTCTATATCACGTTTCTTTTTTACACTCTTAGCTTTACCGGTGGGTATGTGCACCGTCGTCGACTCGTCCTTAATGTAATACACTTGCAGCATCAGCAGGAATATGACAAAGACTAAAAGCAGAAAGAGTAGTAGATTCGTGAACCCTTCATTCTTGTCGAACATGAAACCGATTACAATTAATACGAGAAACGTAAAGTACATGAACATTTCAATTGTTTCATAAAACCTCTTATTGTGTAGTAATGGTGGTGGTGGTGGTGTTGCTGTAAAGAGATCACCCACATGGGTTGTACTTACTAATCATCAAACTTAAGCCGCGCAAGATGAAATCGTGGATGAAAGCCGTCGTTTTGCTTTTGATATTGTACGTTATAGTCTTTCACTGTTGTACGAATCGATGCGGCAACAGCAGCGACGGCAATAACGACAACAACGATAGCAAATTCTTTACGCCCGGGCCCACTTGCGACACGTACTACTACGGCGGTAGAGATTTGCGAAGATGTCCTCCGAACAAAGAATTCGACTATCGATTTCAGGATTGCGTCAACATTGGCGCCTACGACGGCTGCTACGCCAACGCCGTCACCAAATACACAAATCTATACGCTAGATTCAAAGCAATGAAAAAAGAACGATACTAGAATTGTTTCATCATCATCATCATCGACATCGACATTATAATCATTTTCATCATCAATAAAACAATTTTATTATAATGGTACATTTATTAATCTAGAAACATGTCGAGTAAATGTTCGGGAAAGAGAAACTCGGAGGGCAGCGTGCATACGCTGGCCAGATTCACGTTGTCGTTTTTGTAGCATATGTTGTCGTCTTTGAGATAGACGTTTTGAAGAACGGTGGTGTTGTGGTAAATGTCTCCGCCGCCCACCTTGACGCGATTGTGCGACGAAATGTAATTGTTCAGGCTCTTGATGGCTCGATCGGCGATCACGTCAATGTCCGAGTTTTTTGTCTTTTTATAATTTTTCGTGCTCTTGACGAGATCCTTGCTGCCCTTGGCGCCGCACTTGATCACCGCATTGAATTCGCCCTGCAAATCGAACAGTTCCTCGTCGCCGCACACCATTTCCTCGTCGTTTATCATTTCGCTGAGTCGTTGAAACAGCAGGTAGCTGGCGTTCGAGCTCAAGACTAGGGCGCAGTCGCGCAGCAGCAGATCGAGGCGCGCCGCAAAGACGGCGTGTCGATGCATCGTCCATATCGTGCGCAGCATCGGCATGGACGCGAGTAGAGATTTGATTTTGTGTTTGTTCTTGTAGAGATAGTAGATTTGCTGTGAGACGAACGCCAAACGATTCTTGTCGAAGCATATGAAATTGTAGCGCGGATCGCCGTACAGCAGGCATTCGAGATCTATGAGCGAATTGGGTTTGGGCAGGAACGTGATGACTTTCTTGTCGCCGTCGCAGTCCGTGTTGGCGCCGGTGAATATACCGAGGCCGACTTTGACGCTCCAGTCCGTGTTGTCGGCGGGCTGGACGACGTCCGAGACTTGGGTGCTCAGCTGCGAAATGTTGGGATGGCGCGTCGTCCAGGCGCGGACGTTGGTCACGTCGCGGCCGTAGTAGCGTTGGATGCTCGTCTTGGGCGGCACGACCACGTTCGGTCCGTTGAGACATTGCACGTTCGCGTAGAACGAGGCCGTGTTCAGGAACGTCGAGTAGAGAAATTGTCCGGCGTATCCGTTTTTGCTCTGAAACTGATCCTTGATGATGCCGTGGTTGAACTTGATCTTTTGCAGCTGACCGCTAATGTCGATGAGGCCGGCGTCGTGTTTCGAATTGAAGCACTTGTTCAGGAATATGATCACGTTATGGTCCCAGAGAATAAAGTTGGGTATGATTAGGTAATTGATGTTGTCTGTGAATTTATTGCGTTTTAACTTTTTCAAGTATACGTTGGACGGCAAGTCACGTACGACTATCGTCGTCGCCATTAGTATGCGACTCAGCATTTCGGTGTGTTCGTTGCGCTCGTCGCGTTCTTGGTAGACGGAAATTAATTGTTCGATGAGGCTGTTGAAGAAATTAATCTTGATCCGTTTAATGTCCGTGATAATGTTTCTGAGAAATTGTTTAAACTCGGTAATGTTGCAAAAGAACACGTTGTCAATGTCGTTGGGGTCATAGAGAATATCGAAGCTAGACGAATTCTTGGGAACGAATCGAATAGACGTGGGCGTCGTCGATGACATGTTGTCGCGTGGCGAGTTTGTAGTGTAATAACGATTCGAAATTAATAAGAGGGTATTTAATTTAAATTCAGAGTTTTTTCAAACCAACATGACGACGACCGCTAGTGAATTAATTAACGTACCTATTCTAAAAAACCTAATCAAAACCGAAATCGACCGCAACGTCGCCAACAATATCACGATACTGAATGGTAAATTGAAAAAACTCGAAGACGACCATCTCAACGATTGCGTGGAAGTGTACGGCGTCCACGATGCCCGATTGTTCAACAAGAAGGTGCGCAGCAATTATGTGAAAAAGATTTGCGCGCTCCTACAGCTCGACTACAGGTCGGTGGTGGAGAGCGATTACGAAAAGAACCACATTAAACTGAAATTGAACGATGCGGCCACGGCGCGCGAATGGCAGAATCGTTCTCGAGAGGTGCGCCTAAAGAATTATGACCTTGAAATAGATTTCGACGGGCCTATTAAAATTTTCGTAGCCGCGTCGCCGGAACACAAGCAGCTGTTGAAGAAGACGCGCGACGCCCTCTTGCCGCACTACAAGTACGTGTCGTTGTGCAAAAAGGGGGTGATGGTGCGCGAGAACGAGCGCAGCAAGATATTCATAGTCAAAAACGAAAACGACATCTACGATCTGTTAGGCAAGATGTCGGTGGCGGCGCACCCAATTTAATTTGCGCGTACGTGAGCGATAAGCTTGTATCGTTTCTTCGAAAATGATGCAACATTCGTTTACGTGGTGCAATATTAGTGATAAGCTATCAAGTTGAATCTCATATAAAAGTCTACAACGACTAAAGACTGACTATACTTGCCAATTGACAAGACTGACAACTACGACGAGGCTATAGTGTCTATCGAGGAGACTAAAATGGAAATGTATTATTATTTTAAACAAGCGTTCGCCTCAATGTTTTCAAACCATCATCATCATCATCAGTACGACGACGACGACGACAACTACGAAGATTTTTTGAAGAATGGATGGGCATTGGAAGATTTGAAAATAACTAAAAGACCCGTCGTTAATAGAAGGATGCCGTATTTGTCGTCTGACTTACATCGTTTCAATTACAAAACTCAATTACCAATCGACGATGAAAAAGTGGTCTGCGACAGTGATAGTTTCGATTACGATGCAATAACCGTGCAGAGTTTGTACAGGAACAAAAAGAAGATTGTGGCGTATTTAAAAATGAAATACTTAAACTCGGACAAACGTAACGACGTCGTCGAAGAAGTGAAGAGTATCCGTGAAATGCGCGACCGGCTGCTGGCGGGAAGGAAGCCGTTCAGGGCTCCGGTGACTATTGAGAATAAAATAGTGGTCAACGCTCATAATTTTACAAAAAGTTTATTGAAGCTTGAATTTTTCAAGTACAAGAAAAACATTCGTCATTCGTATTTGTACGCGGACGTCGATGCTTTTGTCGGCACTATAATTGAATTTTTGTGCGAGCCCAGCGCTTTGTTTAACTTTAATAAAATTTATACGGAGAGATACAATGAGAACATCGGCAAAGGCATCGAGGAGCGAGAGGAAAAAAAGCTTCAAGAAATGAACGCCAAACGATTAAAGGACTTTCCGATGGCAAGAATGATCACTTTCCGCGATTGTTACGACGAAATCCAGGACGCTAAGGAAAAAGTGGTGGAATTTAATTTGGAATATTTCAATAAACATGTTGGTCGCTTGCCCGACGACGAGGATTGCGATTTGATGGAAACGTTTGAGTTTCCATTAATTTTATTTAATGTCGCAGAAATTGAAAACAAACGGTATCCCGTGTCGTTCAGCGGCCGGTATTCGTTGGTGGAGAACTCTTTGGATAGTTTCGATGACGATAAATGTATGGTTCTGGTCATGTCTCCAAAGTTTGACGAGTACAACGATCATTTGATTTACAAGACGCTGTTCAGAGGCCGTCAAGTGCCCGTAAAGATGGGCCTCATCTACTACATCATCTATAGGATTGCGAAAACATCGATTGGTGGATTTTTCAAAGAGTACAGAGACGAGTTGAGGGAATACGCTTTGCGCCGCATACTTATGACGAAATGTTCTCTATCGTTGTCGACGTTAAATTTCTATCCTCGATTACAAGTGCCTCTGATGAACGCCGTCTATTACTCGTTTTATGTGAGCGGCAAGATATTTAAAAAACAATACTTGTATTTCTATCAGGAACGACTCAGAGAATTGTATCCGTACGCCGAGTGTTTTTATAATATTTTGATGATGTACGGCGGCGACAAGGGTATCGTCCACGAAGTCGTTCGAGGTAGTGAGGCACGGACTTTGTATCGCGCGAGATTCTTTCAACGGCAAGCGCGCCAGGCCATAGTCGACGACGTGTTACGTTTGATCAAGTCGTCGTTTCGAAAAACGGATCGAGGATACGTGACTTGGAGCAGGCACGACGACGATAACGACAGCAAGTTGCTACGCAACAAACCTATACATGATATACACAAAATATTTAATTTTTTGGGCGATTTGAACAAGTACGTACACAGCTATTACAGCTACCAGTATATGGGCGGCGTTGGAAAGGAGGTTATCGATAAACGCACGATGCGACCTCGGTTCGTGACTATGAAAACCGATGAACGTCTGTACACCTTTTACGATACGGTGAGAAAGACCCAGAGCTTGTATTTGACGGAAAACGGTGTTTTTAAATGCGAATGCGGCGATCGTATAGCATTCGATTTCGACAGAATGTTGTCTCTTTACAAATTGTTTCAGGGCTATACGATAAAACATAAAAAGTTCCCCAGTCTCGAAGATTATCACGTTTACGTGTACAACAAGTCCAATAACCGCAAAGATGGAAAAATTTGCTTCTTTGACCCAAACGTAGCAGAGTACGTTGACAATGTGTACAGACACTACATGTATTTTATAGAAACCAATAAGGTGAGCGTCGAATCCTTTATCGATGCGCTCAAAAAGTCTGAAAATCTGTATGATCGCATCAGAATCGAGGACAATGGCATCAAAGACGAAAACGAAATTAAAAAAATTGTCGACAATTTAAAGAATAATGTATTGTATCTGTCTCAATCTTTGTAAAATGTAATGATGATGATGATGATGATGATGATGATGATTTGGTGATGGTATATTTTGGGTACAAATAAACACATTATAAATTTTATTATTGTCTTTATTGATCATGAAAACACAACAATTTTCAACATTACAATTATATAAGAATCATGTACAATAATATATCAGAGTTGCCGGCCAGTACGCGCGTCTTGCCGATCGAAGGCAAACGTATTTACATGAAATTTTTTAATCGCGCATACGAAAAATATCGTTCAGACGCTACGGCGGCGCAAATTGCTTGGCAGGCCGTCAAACGAAAATACATTAAAGTCGACGGCGTGTGGGTGCCCCGCAGCGACGCTAACGAGTACGACACCACAACGACCGAAGAAGACGACGACACCGACACCGACACTACCGACGACACCGAATAATATAAGCGCAATTATGTTTCACTTGAACGAAGCATTCTATCACGAGGAAATGCCCGCTCGCGCTAAACGTCTGTTTGTAAAAACTTTTAAAAAGTACCACAAATTGGATGGCGGCGACGAGGACGTGGCTCTGCATATGGCCAAGCAGGCCGTCGACAGGGAGTACGTAAAGTTAAACAATCGTTGGATCCCCAAGACCGCTGCCGAAGAGATTGTGCGCCACGATTTGGACGACGACAGTCTTAGCGAATCCGAACAGCAGCAACAGCAGCAGTCGTTTACATCACCATCTCAGTTTACTCGTAGTCGGTTGAACGTCGTCGGTGTTCGAAAGAATTACAATAACATTAACAACCGCACCGTCGACGACAATGAATATTTATCAGAGTCGGATCAGGATTTTAGCGATGACGATGACGATGAGGATTACGATGACGAAGATGTTGAATACACGAAACGATCGGCGTACCGCGCCAAGAACAGAAAATTAGCGGTCCGCGGCGGTGGCATCGAAAAGTCATCCGGAAGGCGTTCTGTTATTAATAAAAACAATAAACTGGCATTCAAATAGATTCCAATAGTTTTATTTCATATTCTCTGTCCAGCGCGGCCCGCCTGTCCTCGGACGTCGGCAACACATAGTTTTTGTTGTGACGATTCTCAAAGTCGACGTATCCACTGACGCGCTTGTGATAGTTTTCGTTTTGATAGATGGTTTTCGCCACAATGATTCTCGCCATCTCGTTTTCCGCCAGATTGACGATCAGCGATTTGTTGTGGTCGTGCTCGTTGTACACCGCACATTCTCCGAGCGGTTTGCGCCATTTAGCGTTCAAGCCGTCGATGGTGAATACGCTCTGCTCGTACACCGATTCGGCCATAGATTCCAATGAGAGATCGCAATACACTTTAAAGTTTGTATAAATCGCTCGGCATACGTTTAAAAATACAATGTACTCGGTGTCGTTTAGACCGTCGGCGCTGAAGGCCGCGTGTCGTAAATCAACCGAGATTCCATCAAATTCCAAGTACTTATTGTTGACGGATGAGACCATTTTCACCAAAGATACGAGATAACGTACTAACGGCGCGCCGCCGCAAGTTCTCATTTATATATACGTTCCGGCGTCGAGCCCGTTTGAACGTTATTTGCGTGAAGCCGTCGCGTAGACGGCTTTGCAAACAAATCATTATGCCAAGAGACTTAGGGTTGATTTTGAAATAACAAGACAGGGGGTTAATATTTGTACAAGTATTTATTTATAAAGTTTTATCTTCATGTTTGTCGTCGTGGTATTTGACTAAATTAGATGAAGAAACGGACATTGAGTCGTCGGCTTCGGAAAAAATCATACAAGTGCCGTTGGTGATTTCATTATAAAGTTTGTGCAACCTAATGTAATTTTCGAAACTTAGCGACATGGGCGCGACAAATTTACACTTTTCACAATACACCACTTGATTGTGCTGATCGATGCGCCTGTGTGCCGTATCTTCAAAACTTGTATTTTCGCTCGTCGTAGACAGACTTGTAGTTCCTCTGCCCCACCACATCGTACGTAGTGCTCCTGCCCACATACGATTCGTCCTTTTTCTTTTGATCGTAAAATGCCGCCAAACTTTTGCTGCTGCTCTTCATTAATTTGTTATCGACCGTGTTGTTGATGACTTCCTTGAGTTTGAAATTCAGTTCGCTCATTTTTATTGATGTACAAGATGTTTGTTATCTGATAAGAGCGTCTTGCTTATCTGACACACTTTTTTGACTGTGACCTAAATATTGCGACACTCGGCTTTTATACTCGGGGACACAATGCGCAATTAATTATTCCAAAACAATGCCAAAGTATCTGCGGAAATCGTCTATAAAATTATACCAATCCATTTTTATCAACGAGCTATTGTTTCTATAGTCGTTGCGGTAATTACTGTCGTTGTCGTCGTCAAAGCGCCGATTAGGCACGTTCTGCGCGACAATCAGCTCAAAATAGCGTCTGTAATTGTTTGGCGTGCGTGCCCATTTCGAGTAATGGAATATTTTCTTGATCATTTCACGCGGCGGACACATGATGTGGCCGGGTGCGTTGGCCCCGTATTGTAGGTCGCAGCACTTGACGCGATCCTTGTTGTTAGGACACTTGCCGAGCGTACGGAAAATCACCGATATATTTTTGCCGTTGTCGTTGAAGGGGTTCGATTGTTTGAGCATCATCGTCAGCACGGTGTTGTACATGATAAACGTGCGGTAGATGAGTTGCGATTCTAGCGCGGCCTCGGTGCCGGGCACGCTGAATATTTGCACGTCGTCGTTGACGGGCACGCTTTCCTCCGTGTAAATGGCCAGCATGCGCTGCGGCAAGATTACGCTGCGAAATATCGAGTAGACGAGGTCCACTTGCAGCTCGTCGACCATGAGAATGTAGCGATCCGCGCACACGGCGAACGCGTCCATGACGGTTTTGATGACGTTACGTATGGTGGCGACGTTGCGTTCGCCGGCCGCGTCGATGCTTAAAAACTTTTCGTCGTCGTCCAGCCGACGCAGTTGAACGTACAGAATCATTTCGTTGGCGTTGTTGTAGGCGCCGCGAGTTTCGAGATCGTTGACGGGATTAACCAGAGACATGTAAAACGGTTGCCGGTCGTAGTTTTGGTAGAGGCCGTTCAGTACGGTGAGATGATTGTCGAAGTGGGTGTCGGTTTCGGCGTCATAGCGTTTGATCACTTTGCAGTTCGCTCGATACAGATGAATTGGACATTGAGTATTTGTTATCTTGATCGGTCTGAAAGGAGTCAATTTCTCCGATGCACACCGGTTTAACCGAACCAGATTCGTAGTCGACGACATTTAAAATAATATAAGAGTCGTCCACCAATTCGAGATTTTCTTTGAGAATAGCGTTCAACACGTCGTTCGCTATGGACGCCGAAGACATTTTTGATAGGAACAGAATAAAAATTCTATCTTATGACAAGTACAGAATGTTGATTCGCTATCATTTCATCAAAGCGCAAAACGACGAATTCTACTATTTGGACACGTACACTGATAAGGTACAAAATTTCTCACATCGTTTTGCAACTTTGAACGATTACAACGACTACTTGATTCTCGTGTATTGATCGACAACAACAACAAGAATAATGAGCAGCAGCGGTAGCGGTAAATCGGGCGCGAAACGTAAAACCACCTCGTCGTCAATCGGCGAGATGATGAGGCTTAAACGCAAGCAGAAACCGCCCGCGACCGCCTCCGTCGTCGAGGATCAGGCGGCGGTGGCGGAAGCGATGGGCTCGCCTCAACACCAGTACGAGTCGTCGCCGCAATACTATCCCAACTACGACCCGGACCCTAGCAGCGTGGGCGACATGAGTGCCTCCGCCGTCGCTGCTGCTGCTGCTTCTATTCCGCATCGAATGGACGTCGTCGACGCTGGCGTTCGAAACAACACGGTGATTTTGGTCAGACCTCCGACAATGAATCAAGTGGGCATGCTCCACGACAACGTCAAAGACATTCAGGTGGCTATTAACATAATCACGCAGTACATGAACGCGCTGCAAAATAACATTTCGCCGACGATCACCATGACTACGAAACAGCACTTTACCATGTTCGAGAATCAAGTCAATAAACTCGACTACAAAGACATAATGGTGTCCATTCTCAACAATAACACGGTGAATAGGGAAAATTTTTACGCTCTATCGAACATGTTCTATAACTACTATATTAAACTTTTCGACAATATAATTCCCCTGGCTCACGTTATTGTCAATGTGAATTACACCCACGGCAAAACGCGCATCAGCGCCGCTTTGACGGCTTTTATAAATTCATGCGCGCACTACGTGGTTAGTAATATTAAACAACTTTTAGGTTACCAGAATCCAATAAACATGCCCGACGAGTACTATAGAATCATCGCGGACAAACAACATTGTCTAACAAACTTGTACAACTTTAGATTAAACGATTTGCGAAGTGTTTTATTCATAAAACATACACACGACAATGACATTAATACATTTGGCAGCAGACCCGCAGATAATTCCGACGATCACGTTATTAGCATTCCAATTCACGTCGTTTACAATGTTCCAAATTTAAAATTCGAGTAATTGCCGTCGTCGTCGTCGTCGTCGCCGCCTACCTTACCGCCGCCAGCGTTTATTAACTTTTGACGACTTTATTGCTTCGGTACACCTCGCTAACTCGATTTATTACTTGTACTTTAGTAAATTTGAAAAATCCAATTCCACGTCGAGGACGCGTTCGCTGTTTACACGTTGAAATTCCTGCGAGTAGAAAATGTCGACGGGCTGATCGCCTATGAATCCGGTCATGTGTTCGAGGAGGGACGCGCATTCGTCCTCGTTGCGAGGGGGAAAGTTGAAATAAAACTTTACGTTTCGATTGAAGGGATCTCGGCTGCGTTCTCGCTTCCATCGCTGCAGACACGAGGCGTGAAACATTTTCTCCAGATTTAGCGTCTTGTATTCGGTGACGGCGACGAGGCCGTCGCGGGCGATGCGCTCGAAGCAAATTTGGCATTCTACGACCGATTGTCTCCACAAATCATTAAACATTCTAAACAGATAGCTTTTTTTGTCTTGTAAATTTATTGTTATTAGCATGATCGAGGCGCTGGTATAAAAGGAGATACTTGCCGATTCACTTGGACACAGTCGAAACGATCATGGAGCTTATTAAACCGTTTCTAAAGTACTCGAGGCTGTATAGATCGACGTCGTCGAAGAGTAGAAACGTTCGCAAATTCATCTACAAATTGTGGTCAAAGGAAACGCAGTACATCAGAGACGACGATGCACTAAAATCAAACAGTTGTCGTATCAGAATAAAGTGTTTGTTCTGTAACGAAGAAACTGAAGACAATATCTTTTGTAAACACTGTTTTTTTCCACAACTCGGTATGGACGAAGAGTTTGCCACGTATTGTTTGCTGAGCGCGTGTTTCTACGAGAGCAACAACAGTGACGGTGGCGACGCCGAATCCCAGAGGACCGTGTATTTGCAACGCTTAAAGATGACCTGGTACGACCACGAGCGTTTGGGAAAGGCGTACGAGGTGTCGTACCCGAAATGCTTTCAGTGCCACACTCGAACGCACAACGTCGGCGCCACATTCACATACTTCAACGATGCAATGTTTTGTATCAATTGTATGTTTCCTTTATTCAATATTGTAATATACAACATCAAATGACAAAATGTAATCTTTTATTTCAACGAAACCCATGGTCTCGTCGCCGAAACAAGGGGAACGAATCGTTACCCTTGCCTTTTCGGCGAAATTACATCAATCGTTCTTGACGATAATAGTGAGATAGTGTGTTATTTCGAGTATATATATATTAGACGACGCTAGTTGCAGTACAGTAAATCATCATGATCAATACAATTTACACAATGATCAGTATCAACACCATCATCATGTTGTTGAATTTGTTGATTGAGAAAATTTACAATCTGTTTGGCGGTACAAAGTCTTCGTCGTTGTCGTCGATGGATTTGGAGGCTTTACCTCAAGAAATTTACGATAAAATTTGTGGATACCTCGATTTAAAAGATTACATGAATTTGTTAGAGGCGACGAAACGCGTGGCGTACGGCCCCGAAATCATGATCAGCGAGCAAGATTTTAACGTCGAGTATCCCGAGTTTATGGAACAGCACGACTACGAAACCTCACGTCTGACTTTCGAGTTTAAGGCGGTGATCGTGTGGCCCGCTTTGTGTCCAAAGTGCAATAATAATCGCCTAATAAGCTCAAACTGTATATTTTGCGCAAGCGATTGCTTGAATCAAATCCAACAAACTTATAGAGAATATAACGATGGAATGATCGGATGTACAGCGTATGGACAGATGGATGGACGTTTTTGTTTTGGTGGAGCGATTTTAATTAAAGCGTTAAGCGAATCTTTAGATTCGACACCTTGCAATATATTGGGACCTTTTTTAAATTCCATGGAATACAATGAAAAACCATCATATAAATATATGACATCTTCTTTAGACCAAATTATTCGCAAATGTATCTGTAGAGTGATCAAAAAGTATAAATGGTGGAAAAGCAAGTACTATCGTTCTAATTACGTATTGCGCGATTTTATTGTCGAGAACAGCAACAACAAATGGACTTTTAAAATACACCTGTACGCGTACAAGCGGCGCAGTATAAAGATGGACGATTTACCAAACAAATTGTGCAAATTATTTGATCGTAAAAACTGTGGCGCCTGGCCAAAGTTTATTTTGCCGAACGAAGTATGTGTTTCATTTGTGCGAAGAAAAGAATTAAATTTTAGAAAATACACATGTTTTATTATTTCTCAAATTTCAGTACATGATCTTTGATTTCGTCCACGATCGTCGATGAAAGCAAAGATTGACTATGAAAAATGTGACGCAATACATTTAAAAATTTGGCTGATGCAATACTAAAAACAAATTACAACGTGCCAAAAATATTATGACATCATTTTGCGCATTGACCAAAATTTTTAGTACATGATCTTTGCTTTCGTCCACGATCCTCGATGAAAGCAAACATCAAGTACTAAAATGATGATATCATTGCATGATGATATCATTGAATGATGCAATAAAAACAACTTGTGTCGATTCCAGTACTCGATCTTTGCTTTCGTCGAGGATCGTGGATGAAATCCAACATCGAGTACTAGAATGATGATGCAATAATGTGTTTTTATTGCATCATGTATTTTGTTGTCACGCATACATTTTGTGGTCACGTTTTATTGCATCATCTTTGACTTGCGTCATCGGTTTAGTACATGATGTTTGCTTTCATCGAGGATCGTGGACGAAAGCAAAGATCATGTACTAAAAATTTATTATTGCGCCATCATTTGTTTGTCACCATACTGTTTGATCATCGCTAAAAATAGAATTGACGCAATAATACAAAATTAAATTTTTAGTACTTGATGTTGGATTTCATCCACAGTCGTCGATGAAAGCAAAGATCGTGTATGAAAATTAAAACGCAATAGATTTTTAGTACTTGATGTTGGATTTCATCCACGATCGTGGACGAAAGCAAAGATCATGTACTGGAATTTTATTGACACACACACAAGTTGTTTTTATTGCATCATCATATTTAAAAATAAAAATGATGAAACGATCTTTGCTTTCATCGACGATCGTGGACGAAAGCAAAGATCGAGTACTAGATTCAATATTGCGATAAGATATTAAAACACGATTCGTGGATTAATAACGCGACGGCGGCACTTGATGGATTTAGGTCGACGGCGGCGCATTGTGCGCGTTTTGCTTCGTTTCGTGTAATCTACACTGATCGATGTGGTACTAATTGTAAGATAAAGAATTATCATCATGTATTTATGCTGGTGTATAATGTCGAATCGTTGCAGTAGTTGAACGTTATTGTTGAAGATATAATGGAGTACGAAAGCAGTCCCACTTTTCAAGAACGTCTTAATAGTTTTGCCGAATGGCCGACTTGGGCTCAAGTATCGCCGTTTCATCTGGCCCTGTCCGGCTTCTATTACATTGGTCGCGGCGACGAAGTCCGCTGCGCCTTTTGCAAGGTCGAAATTATGAATTGGAAACGAGGAGACGATCCGCTCGTTGATCACAAGAGATGGGCGCCTCAATGCGCGTTTGCTCGTAACGTGTGTTCGATAAGCACGATTGCCAAGACCATTGCCTACGGAGAGGACGGCGGCGCCTCTAATGAAACCCCTTCGACTTCTTCGAAAGACGTGTGCGGTACGGGCGACACGATGGTGCCAAAACCTAAGCACGAGGCTTATGCAGAGTACAAGGATCGTCTGGCGACTTATACGAATTGGCCGCGCGACATCAACCAGAGTCCCCAGGATCTGGCGAACGCGGGTTTCTTCTATACCGGCCGTAATGCCGAGGTTCGATGTTTCCAGAGCGATTGTGGCCTGTCCGATTGGGAGCCCACAGATGATCCGTGGCGCGAACACGCCCGATGGTTTCCCCGATGCCAATACGTTATCTCTGTCAAGGGAAAGGATTATGTTCAAGAAAGCGTCAGCCAAGCTTGCGTCATCAAAGAAACGGCAGCGGCGGCAACGCGAACGCCTCGATTGTCGTCGTCCTCGTCGAATAACGAAGAAGACGAGAAAATGTGTAAAATTTGCTTTGATCGACCTCGAAACATGTGTTTCGTGCCGTGCGGCCACGTGATTGCGTGTGAAAAATGCGCTTTGATCATTAAAAATTGTCCCATGTGTCGCAACAGATTCACTCATACGCAAAAATTGTTTTTTGTATAGAGATGATTTGAAATAAAATGCAAATTCAGTATTATATTTTTGTTTTATTCGTTTACTTCGTACATTTCTTCGTCTTCGTCGTCGTCGTCGGCGTCCAGTTCGTCACCGCTACTCTCCATCTTTAAAAAGGCCGAAGTAAAATTCAACTGTCTCTCGGCCGCTTCGAGATCGGAAGTGTCTATTCTAATGGTGTCGAGGTACTCGTGGTCTTTATCGAGTTTGTGTTCGAGCTCTTGAATGTCGTTGAGGACCATTTTTACTTTGTCGAGTTGCGGTTCGTAGTTTGTTTGATCGATGCCGAATTCCGCCTCGGTAAAGTCGCGCACCGACGAGAATATCTTGCGTTGCTGTTCGCGTTCGATGATGGATTTAATGTTTTTCTGCGTGATCAATTCGATGACGGCACATCCCGGCCGAGTGCTGCACATCATCACGGCGACGAGACCGTCATCTTTGAAATATTTTTGGATATAATCTTCGTCGATGCCGCCGTTGTTGTATGAATCGGCGGGGACGGGCCATTCGATGAGCAATCTATTGGTCAGCGTGGTTTTGTAGTGTATGTTCTTGATGTTGCGTTCGATGATGGCGTTGACGTTTGGAATTAGAATTTCGGCAATGTTCATTTCGTTGAATTCTTTCACGTCGTTTTGCAGACGCAACGCGCCCGAATAGATTTCGTTGGCCGTTTTACGCAAAGGCACAATGTTGTCGTTAAAGTAGGCGGTGACGTTATCTTTCTCCTTCATGTACTGATCGTACACTCTACGATTGGGTATCACGGACAGGACCTGCAGAGCGTTGCCCAGAGTGCTGTGGATCTTTTCGTTGCTGTTTTCTTTGTCGGTGTTGAGCGGCCGGGATTTTTTGTAAACGAGCTGTAGATTGTTGACTTTGCTGGTGATGTCCGCTTTGCTGGCGTTCCTGGGCACGTTCAACAGGTCGTAGTAACTGATCACGTCCAGATTCAAGTAGTACAGAGCGTTATCTTTGCGTTTGAGTTTTGCGGCCGCGGGTTTATCGCTGGACGTGCTGCTGCTGCCCGTGGTCGATTCGCTCAAACGTTTCGTTTTTTCCGTGCTCCGTCTGGAGAAGGGCGGCGTCGCCGATATGGTACGTTTCCGCGGCGAAACTACGGCCGTGGTGGGCGAAGACGATGAAGCGGCGGCGGTGCCGGCCGTTCGAAACCTCGGCGAGGTGCGAAGAGGAGTTTTGTTTATCGGCGTGGTTCTGTTCATTGTCGTCGAGAACCTTTACGATGACGGACGTGATCGTCGACTTTAACAGACTGTACGACAGGCTTCGCGAAAAATATAATTTGCGCTATTACCTCAACTGCAACAACAAATCGGTGAATACGTGCACCGTCAAATATTTGCAGGAGCGACGTTCTTACTTTTGTTGCGCGGTCGATTCGTCCGAGCGATGCGTCCTGCACAAGTGCGTGCTCGTCATCTTCGGCACCTGGCTAGACTTGGAGTTTCGGTGCGACGACGAAAACAAGTCGGCTCAATTCAACGGCACGTTCATGATCGACGGCCGCTACTTGAGTTTCCCCAACATAATGATGAACAACAACATACTCATACACAACTTTTACGATAAACTCTACTCGAAGGATTGCAAACGCATGTTTCTGTACGGCAATCTCGACGAAGAGAAGAACATCAACCGCGCCATACAGCTGGTGTACGACAATCAGCGCGACGTGCTGTTCGCTCGAGACGTGTACGCCAGCGACTACGTCGTCACCGAAGACCTCAACGCCATCCTCGAAATGTACTTGAAGAATAGCGGCAAATGGACTCCGTTAAATTTCATCTTTGATTTTTCCAAAGCGCAGAGTTTCAAGTTGGTGGATCAGATTAAAAAGATCATGGCCACCGACATCAACTACACCATCGACAATCTATCGAACAAGATCATCTACAAGCACGACTATCTCTTGTGGCTGATTTACAAACCGATATTGAAAAATTATAGCGCCATAGTCGAATGCAATGACGAAGGCGTCGGCGGTAACGTCGTCGTCGCCGTTCAATCTCGCAAAAAAAAGACTCAATCTATTCTGTTTCCGAAAGAGTGTAAAAAAATTATAGATACTATAGTGAACGGGAAACTCATATACTCGGTCTCGAAGACGTTCAGCAAACAAAAAAAGAATTTCATCAACTACCAGGACAACAGCAGCAACAACAACATCGAAATAAATCTTCCCTCGCTAAAATACCGAATCGGCAACGAAGTGGTACGCATCACCAACGACACGATGCGGCAGGACATGCTAAAACAAAAATTCGACTTCATCAAATTCATCGACAACTTTTTCCACGGCGAAATGACGGTGGCGGGCAAAAAGTTTTTCCTCTGCCGCGACGTAAGGTTGCCCAGCGTCGATTACGATTCGGTGGCTGCAAAATTCAAGTCTCTTCTCGCTCTAAACTTGATTAAAATTTCAAATTACAACGACGACGACGACGACGAGGAGGACGGTTACGGCAAAGACAATGTCTTGATTGCGTTTAACAATCGTCCGACCATCTTTCAATGCGACCGCAACAAGCTCATCTACATCGTGTACGAATTGAAGCGCAACAAATTTCCAATAGAAATAAAGTTTCACAATGATATTCTCTTTTTGAATCATCACGAGGGTATGATATGCATCAAAAAAAAATTAAGAATCCACAGCGAAGCGGGCGCGGTCGTTAAGATCGTGGCTCTGCTGACGCCGTACGAGTATCACAACGAGCTATCGTATCTGCGCACCGTCGACGGCATACGCGTCGATGAGGAGAAGCATTGTTCGCAGCTAATGTCTAAACTTTTACATTACTATTACAAAGATATACTGTCCATGTTTGCCACTACGCCGGTGCCAAAGTCTATAGTTTCGCTGACAAACTTGAAAAACGCCATGCCCGTCGTCGCCTATCGTTTCGACGAGGACGCGAGTATATTTCTCGACAATCTGCCCGTGGGCAACAGCGTCGTCGTCGCTCCCGAGATTATGCGCAACGACAAAATGTTTCGGCTGTGGACGCTGGTGCGCGATCACAAGCTCATGACCGCCGAAGACCCCTACATCCCCGACAACAAGCTACCCATTCGATTGTACAATAACAAAATCAACAAGCTCAAAGGTAAGCTAAACTATTTGAAAAACGAAGTGCCCAAGATAAAGTATTACAAGAGCTCGATCAATAATTGCGTTCAAGTCGAGGGCGGACACGTTTTGCACACGGCCGGCGTGGTCGTGTCCAGCGTCAAGATCGGCTGGATCTACGATGGCAAACGTTACAAGATCGAGACGTGTCGCAACAAGAATTTCTACGTGTACAAAATCTACGTGTATTACAGACAAATCGACAAGCAGCAAGTCGAGAGACTCGACTCTTCGTTGACCGTCACCAACAATACGGTGTACGTCAAGTTGGTGATCATCACGTCGACGGCCAATTTGGAGGGCGTAAAGATTTGCGGCGTTCACGGCCAGAAGGGTGTGATGAACGGCAGCGAAGATCTGACCGAGTGGATGGCCGAGGACGGCACGAGCGCGCAAATTTGTCTTTCGCCCATCTCGTACCTGTCGCGCCAGTCCAACTTTGAGAACATCGAGACCAAGTACGTGGTGCGCGGCGGCGACCATTCGGACCCCAACGCGAAACGCTATCGCATCTTCAACATACCGTACATGTTCTTCAGCAACACGCCCGACAATATCTTTAAAGAATTCATCAAAGGCAATTACACGGGCCACGAGAAAGTCGAGGGCACTCGTCTCGACCAGTGGACCATAAACCAATCGTTCGCGGGCAACCGATGGGCCGAGAGTCTGCAGTGCATTCGCGGAGGCAACAACTTGCCCGACAACAGCGGCGAGTTCAACGTAATGGCCAGTCTTTTACATTGCAACAACACGATCATGAAATAACAACGACGCCGACGACGTAACGATCATTTTCCTCGAAAACGGCAAGGGTAACGATTCGTTCCCCTTGTTTTGGCGAAAACGTATGTCTTGTCGTCGTCGTCGTCGTGTTTGTTAGTTTGTCGTTGTCAGTTTTTGATGTTGTAAATGTGTTTGTAGCATGCGATGCAAAGTACGGTATTGTGTTTGACGATGGCTCTGTATCTGTTGAAAAAATTGTCACTTGGTTTATTCGTGTATTTTTTATGTAAATAAACGATTTCTTCGCACAAAAAGCATTTTGAGTATCTATTCATCCTTATACACTACGAAATATTTTTCTTCTATACTCGATCAATAGTAAAACTTGAATTGGTTGCCTAGAGAATTTTCAAAGGTGAACGCGTACGGCGTCCGTTTGATGATATCTGATAGTAAGTCGTCGACGCCGAGTCCCACTTGTTCGAGCAAGTGCTGAATGTCTTCGTGATACATGTTGTGTAAATGTTTCGTCGTTTGATACGCATTGTTAATGGTGAGGCAACGAGTCGCGTTATTTTTGAGTAAAACGTACGGAAACTCGAAAACGCATTCGATATCCTCGCCGACAATCACTTTGAAATTTCGTTTTAGTTTGTTTCCTTTGATGATTTGTGTGGTCGTCGCGGGAATGGCGACGGTGGTCATGCTGTAACATACTGTGCCTTCGCCGTCGTTGATGTCCTGCGCGGGTATAGGTTGACACACAAAAGTGTAATTGTCGAGAGATTTGACTTCAAAGTCGGGCAACTGTTTGTAATTTTCGATATTGTGATGTTTAACCTCGCATCCCTGAGAATCTTTGTAAACGTTGTTTTCGTGAGGTACTACGACTTTGTCGTCGTCATCGTAGTCCGGTGGAGGTGATGATGATGATGATTTTTTGAGCATTAAAACGACGCAATAAGCGTCTCTGTCGATGCGGGTCATCGTCTTTACGTTATCGTACAACTGTAACATACCCGCGGGATGATACAGTGTATACGAATAGTATTCAATGTTTAATGCGTCAAATTTACTGAATGACGCAATCGCTGCAGCGGAATCGTCCACGCTCGCGATGGCCGTGAACGCGGGGTTGGGTAGGAACGACATTGACGTGTTCGGCGATAACAACACGTCGTTCTGTGGAAGTTTTTGTATGCTGTCATCGATAATAATAGCTCCTGCGTCAATAAGCGATAAACTGTCGTCGTCGCCGCCGCCGCCATTGTCGTTCGGCCAAATACGCTTCGTCATCGTCCATAATAGCGCGTGATTTCTGAAATCGTAGTTTGCCTGATAGTATGCGACGCCGTTGACGGGACTGACGAGGGACGCGAAATAGTTGTCGTTGCGCACGGTAACGACTTTGCTAAAGTCGGCCGTGAACACGCCACGATCGTAACGCATGATTTCGGCGATAACGGGCGCGACGTGCACGCCGTTCTTGTACAGCAGCGCCGGGTGGACGCGGCCCGAATTGCTAGCGACGACGTCGAGGCTGTTGTGCACGTTGCTCAGCGAGACAAAGTCGCGACCGAACAAAAAGTTGTAATACTGAAAGGTGAAGTAGTTTTCGACCATGAACGAATAGTTTCGCACGTTCGAGTCGACGTAGTTGATGAAGTCCGTTCTGATGCCGCTGCCCTCGGCGTAGCCGTGGTGCTTGACTTCGTCGAGAACGACCGCGACGCTGGGCTGGGAGGCAATGTCCGCGATCTCGACGCCCTTGCACAGTTGCGCGTAAATGTACGGCACGCACATGCGCGTCGCGTAGCCCGTGTTCCGGCGCCAGCCCATTGAAAAATTCGGCTCCGCCACGTAGTTGTCGATGATCTTTACGGCGATTTCCGTGACGTCTATGTACGGTCTCAGCGCTATGGAGAGGAGCATCGCGCATTCCGTCAGGCATATGCTGAAAACGTTCCAGTACATTTCGTCGAAACCCCAGGGTAGTTGCTGGTAGGGTGCCGGCATCGGCAGTTTGCTGGCGACAACTGTGAGAGCTCGGAATAGATGGCCGGCCACGTCGCTATACCTATTGTCGTCGCCGTCGTCGACACAAATGTACATGGCGTAAGCGTTTAGCGTTCGGAGGAGTTGGGCAAAATCTTTTGCGTTTTCGAAAGGATCGAGCGTTTCGAGGATATGTTGGTTGTCGTCGACAAACTTGTACGAGATATCGTTGTCATTGAAATCGGTACGCAGTTTGCGCGTCTGCCAAACGGTGGAGCGATAGAATTTTTCAAAACTATAAAGATCGACGGGTGCGTCGAAAGGATCAATTTCGTCGGCGCCGTTGGGATTTTGATTGGTGTTTTTGGTGGAGTTGTTGTTGTTGTTGGTTTGATTAAAATATAGTACGATCACGATAATAACTATCACGACGACGAGTAGCCACACAGCAACCATTTCGTATTCAACTTATAACTGAAACAAGTAGTTGTGCAAAAGCGATCATGACATTTGCACGTTTTCACGTGACCCGGTCGCAGCCTTTGCCGCAATGCTGCAAATATTTGGCCGATCCTCTGGCCGCGTACCTGCTCTACGCCAACAACAAAAACCACTACTACGATGCAAACGAAACGCGTTACGTCCTCGAAAACACTATCGAGGTGGACGACGAGGGGTTTGTGATAATGCAGCAGAGTTGTGTCTATTTCGACCTCGACAATATCCTTACAGCTACTCCGAAAGATTTGAGCTGCTACGTGGACGCGACGCGGCCCTCGATGACCGATCACGACAAGCGCATATTCAAACTCCTCGTGCACGATCGATGGTGCAAGGGCGACGTGGTTCGTCTGAAAAAGATGCTCGTGCAGCGAGACGTTTCGAAACTGGTCGCGTTCGCCTGCAACGTGATGTGGGAGCGCGGCTACGAAAACCACTATACTCTCGGCCAACAGCTGAGCATACGGATCACGACAAAGTTGATTCAGAGCGGTTTGGATTTCAAGCATCAGCAGGATTCGGACAATACGAACGTTGTCGAGGCGGTGCCGGGTCGCGGCTGGAACAGTAAAGCGTTTGAAAAACTCATCGGTAACATTACGTCCATTTCGGACGTGATTAAACGGCACAGAAGCAGCCACAAGTACATTGTGTTCGAGATCGATGCCGTGAATTGCGATTCGATAAAAAAATGTTTAAACGAGCAGTTTACGCTGATACAAAACGTTCACATTGAAACGGTGTGCGCCATTCACGTGGACGACGATAAAAACTCTCTGCAATACCTCATAAAACTATCGAAATTGATATCGGACAAACTCGTAAACATACTCTTTGTCACGGACGTGGAGTTTTATTTGAAACAAAACAACTACATGTTCTATCTGTACAATTCCCTGAAAATGTACTACTACTGTCTGTGCAACAAGTTTGTGTTCGAGTATAAAGATTACGAGATTATATTCTTGTTAAATTTGATCGTGTCGTTGGAATGGCACAACAACGGTCACTTGAACTCGTTTACTCTGGAAAAATCACAAATTTACAATCCCCTCGAGCTGTCGACGCGACGACTGAATTCGATAAAGCGAGCCGCCGCTCAGTCACGCGTCGTCAACAACGATAATGAGATCAAGATTGACTTTATCAAAGGTAAACGAATGAAAATGGGCACGCATTACGGACAGAGGATCGTAAACCTGTTATCGTCGGACAATTAGTGCGCGCCTCAGTATATAAAAGGTCGTCGAAAATTGCATCAACATCAGTAAAATTTACACCTTTTGACGAGCATCAACTTGGACAACATGAACGCCGCAGCCTTATGTTTGGCCATAGATAGCGTCGCTTTGAGCCTGCGAAAAGTCAACTGTGCCGTCATGTACTTTTTATATTGTCTAGACCACAAGCTACCCGTGTCCGACACGAAACACCTACGCGACGATCTCGAAAGGATACAATTGAACATTGAGTATTTAATGTATTCCGTACACGGCAACCTGTTTAAAAGAGACGAAACCGTGGAAAAGATGATCGACCCCGTAGTCGTCGACGAGCTCGAGGCAATGCTGAAAATCTTTGTCGTCAAGAAGAGTGTCAAGCAAGCGTCGTATTACATAATTCAGACGTGCCAATACGTTATCGAGAACAGCAACAATTTTGAGATAACCAACTATTTGTGGCATTTGATGATGAACAACCACAATCACTATTCAGCTTTTACGTTTTTGGCTAACACTAACGCCTTGTGTGCAAACGATATGATTGCCTTTTTAGATTATCGATTGTCATTCCTGTCGAATCTTTTTGAAATGACACACAAGCATTTGCATCAACTGGATACGGTCGACGCTTTATTGGGACTAAAGTATCAGCAATTGATTACAGACTATCGCCAATTTAGAGGACTGTCCGATAAAAAAGTCGTTGTATAAAACTAGTTATGACGTAATAATTTAGTATATAAACCGTCGTCGAACTGAGCCCCAACATCAGTCAAACGTTGGACATCATGAAGGATACAAGGTGCTTGGACTACGGCTCGGTGTGCCTGGCTTTGGACAGTGTTTTGAGGGACTTGCGATTCGTCAACAAGCAGACGCTGCTGCTGCCTCACTATGTCGACTTTGAAGAGAAGATGCCCGACTTGAACATTTTTGCCGTCGCTTTGGACAATGTGAAAAAGTCGCTGGACCGTCTCGAAAACTCGCTGTTGGCCAAGGACCACGGCGACTTGAACGATTTGATCTCGCATCAAATTCGCAACGAACTAGAGTTTATGCTCATGAATTACGTCGAGAGCGGCAAGAACGATGCGGAACCCGACTTTGATTACATGTACATAAAGACGTGTGTGTACATGGTTAAAAATCTCAAGCAGATGAAGATGCGTCATTATGGTGACCATTTGAATGCTTTCAAAGGCGACCATGTCAAGACTTTCCTTCACGTCGTCGACATAAACGTGTCCATGAAATCGCTGTGCTGGGACTATATGATGCAAAAGGTGAAGAATATGCGTCGATTGTGTGAAAAGATTGATGCCAGGTTGGCGGAATTCCAGAAGGACGACGACGAAACCCCCGTTTGATTATAAGTTATTGTACAATGATTGTATATAAAATAAATGATATATTTGTCTGTACAACAGTTTATTTTATTTTATCATGCGTTGCGCCGGTTTGTTTATGATCTTGGAGGCGGACAAGGCGGTGTTGCTGTGTGCGCGCCGTTCGTACGACAGCAATGTCGCCTACGTCGATCCCGCTCAGCTGGAGCATGTAAACTTTTTAGAGAAAATATCCATTCCCCGCGGCAAGCGGGACGGCCGCGACATATTCGACTACGAAACGGCCGTGAGGGAGTTTATCGAGGAGACGGGCACGTTTTTCGAGAGCGCATGGGTGTTTCGCGTGCCGTTCGTCTTGCAGTGGAACGATGCGGGCGTCACGTACAAGTACGCCATATACGTGGGCGTCGTCAAGGGTCTATTGCACCACGTGTCTCGGGAACCGAACACGTATTGCGTAAAGCTAAACTGCGACAAACCAAACGACTACAAATTTAATTTGGAAGTTCGCAGATACAATAACGAAATTCCTCGACATCTATATATTCTGCCGTTACAAGATTACTTTCAGTATATGAACGAAAAGCAGCTAACGACATACGATTCCAGCAATTATCTCGAGTTTTTCGAATTTGTCAAAAGCGTCAAGGCAAAATTCGATCGACACAACTTGAGCAAATTTTTTTTATTAACCCTAAAACTGGACACGTTCAATTTCTATCACACATGGATAAACGAACGCAACAACAACAACAGCAGCAGCAACGGCGGCAGAAATCCTCAACGGAGCAATATCCTTTTGGCGTCCGCGAAGGATTTAAAGAAAATCATCAATGTTGTTTAACGCGCTCCGACGTGTATGCCTATTTCAGGGAAACGATCAACAAGCGAAAACACGAGCTGGACGTGTCCAATGTGTTGGCGCACATTTTCGAGCCAGGCTTTCAAGAACACTTCGAATATATAAGGGCAAATATTGACAAAGCGCTCATTACTGTTGGCGGAGAGCAACCACACTGCAAGCGACTCTCTTATCACGTCAAAAGAATTAATACGATATTTAATTTAAATACGTCTCTTGAAAGCGAATACCAAACTGCCTTCAGTAAATATGACCACCACCATCGCGACAACGACAACCTCGTCGGCGACAACGACGACCAACGCTTTAACTGAAATCTACAACAATTTTGGCGGAGGGAATATCGTCTGCGACAAGACCAAGATGGAGCACGTCACCGCCATCATTAACACGCTCGAAAAGAAAAAGATCAAGTACAAGATTCTCCCCATGCCCATGTGCGGAAAAGACGGTCTCGAAATCACGTTCGCCATCGTCATCATCGTCGACAAAAATCATAACGACAAGCGCAACAAAAAGTCTATCAGCAACAACAAGTACATTCTCTTCAACAGCTGGTACACGAAAAATCGCAGCGCGTCCTGGCCGAACAGTCACACTATGTGGAACCTCATGAAAACCCAAGCTTCGGCCAAGCCGTTTGTCGAAATTTTCGATTTCATGGAGAAACTCGGCAAATTTATTTTGTTGAAGAATCAAACCGACGTCGCCGCCGCCGCTCCTGAAAACAACAACAGCAGCAGCGGCGAAAATGATGTCAATCAACTGTGCAAGCTGTACGATGAGTTTTACAAGATCACCACATACACGTTTACGCACAACGCTGCGCCCTCTTCCAGTTTCATCTACGACATCAAGCTCAACAAGACAGATCTAGGCGGCGTCGACGGCGGCGGTCTCGAAAAACTTAATCGCCAAACGCTCGAGGAGGGCGTAGCGGTGTTTAAGAACATCTTGTCCAAAGAAAACCCCTCTATCGCGGCGACAATCAAGCCGTCTCGCAAAACAATCAAAATTAAAGAACTACCCGTCGTCGTGGAAAACAACAAAGGAAGCGGCGGCGTCGTCGGAGTTGCAAATACCGTCGCCACCACCAAACCCAATAGTAGGAAACGCACCAAGCCCGTAAAGAAGGTGGCGGCGGTGCCGGCAAAGAAACAGCAGCAGCAACAACCTCCTGCCATCACCATGGAAGACGATCAAACCGACGATACTCAAATGTCATATAGTTGATTACATAATAAAAGTCTTTTACCAAACACATTCGTTTTAGTATCTATCAAAATGTTTGCCTTTGAATACCCTCTGTCCGGCGACAGCGTAAGCGTTTATTTCGATTTGAAAAAATTCTATTTCGATTATAACGAACTAATAAATCTAATTTACGCCAATGTCGACGACGCCGTTCAAAAAAAGGGCAGCGACAAGATCATTGAAAAAATGAAGGAAATAAAGTTTTTGAGACCTCATCAAGCCATCGTGCTGCTGGACTGCTTCTTTCACACCGAAGACATTCAAGCCTACATTCTCGGCGTCGTGTATCCCGTGCTGATGAAATACAAAAAGTCTTTGATATTGTAATAAATTTTATTTATTCAATAAACTTTTATATTTTTACATGTACACATTTTTTATTCTATTCTAACAATATTAAATCTATATGAGGCCCATCGTGTCGTAAAACTATCGCTTCGAGTATTAGACCGTTGTAGATTAGACGGCGGTGGTTGTTGACGGTGGTTGGTGCAATCAGCGCCGCCGTACAATCTTTCAACTCTCCTTCCAACACGACGGCTTCGTGGATTCCGTTGAGGCGCGTTTGCGTGATCATAATCATCACCATTTACCTATACTGCTCCACCGCGTAATCGCAACACCAAATGTATCGTAGACTCTTTTTGAATGTTGTAATCGCCCATCGTGCGAGAATCCTCGAGTTGTTTTCCAGCGTAGATCAAACGCTGCTGATCCGGAGGTATGCCCTCCTTGTCCGTGATTTTCTGCTTGAGTTGTTCGACGGTGTCCGTACTCTCGACTTCGACGGTCACCGTTTTGCCGGTCAGAGTTTTTACAAAAATCTGCATGGCTTATTTATTCCTTTCCTCTTAATATGAAAACGTATATTAAGACAATAGCGCGCGCGTACAATGAAAATGATATCTCAGCAACAACAATTCGCCGCCGACTTGCAAGCCCTGATCGACCGGATCAAGCAGAAACCGCCTCCGCCGCCTCCTCTTCCCGACTCTGCCGTCGCCGAAACATCACCATCGCCGCCGCCACCATCGCGGCTGGGCGACGTGATACAGCACATGGGCCGCAACGGTCTGCTACTACAGCGCAAAAAGGACGAAAACTTTGACATCAACGAAACCGTAGACGTCTCGGACGTGGCCCGCGACTACTTGAACCTCCTGCAAACGGAAAAGTTGAGCACGTGCCGACTGTGCTACCACACCGACGACACGTCGCGCTGCGACTTTCATAAAAAATACATTTTCACCAAAGACCGCAAAGCGTATTACGACGAATACGTAAACTTCCTCAACAGCGAGATGGGAGTGATCAGTTTCATCGAACTCTACTACACGTATCTGGGAGTGCCTTTGTGGAATAAAGTGTCGATGATGATGATGCGCGACCTCACCGGATTCTCTTCGATTCGCGAACTGTTGACCTACTACAACTACGAATGTAGCGACGACGTCGACAGTGTACCCTACGAAACTATGGACTGCGAATAATAAATGATGATGATGAAACTTGTTTTTGATATTGCATCAGCCAAAATATTCCAATACACGATCTTTGCTTTCATCCACAAGTCTCGATGAAAGCAAAGATCGTGTACTGAAAAACATTACGCACACAAGTTTCGACAAGTCAAAACGTGACCGATGATGCAATAAAAACAGATTATTGCATCATGTTTTTAGTACTCGATGTTGGATTTCATCCAAGATCCTCGATGAAAGCAAAGATCAAGTACTAAAATTCAAAAATGACGCAAGTTGTTTTCGACAAATGGATGACGCAAATTAGATTTCATCATTTCTAAAAATAAACATTACCGCAACCATCATTTTAGTACTTGATCTTTGCTTTCGTCCACGATTGTGGATGAAATCCAACATCATGTACTGGAATTAATATTGCGCCACAATTCCAGTACATGATGTTGGATTTCATCCACGATCCTCGACGAAAGCAAAGATCGAGTACTAGAATTTGGTATTGCGCCACAATTTTAAATTATTGCATCATCTTTATGCGTCATTTGTTTGTCACGAGTTTTAATTGTGTCATCGGCCTCGCACACGAGTTTTTAATCGTGTCGTTGGCCTCGTTTTACATCCTGTTGAGTCATTTGTTTGTCACACAATTTGCGTCATCATCATTGTCGCTATGCCGCCAAATCTAGTACATGATCTTTGCTTTCGTCCACGATCCTCGATGAAAGCAAAGATCGTGTACTAAAATCATCGGATGATGCAATAATCTGTTTTTATTGTATCATCATCATCATTACACTACGAACTTGACGATTGACTAATTTGCAAGAACAGACTAAACTTTTATTACGCAGTTGATGATCATGAAATACACATCAATTTCGAGGAAGACGCATTTGCAAATCTTGTGTAAAAAATTTTACAAACGCATCTTCCTCGAAACCACCACACACTTCGAGATTGTGACATTTGCAAATCTTGTGTAAAAATTTTTTGAAAAGATTTTTACAAACGCATTTCCTCGACATGAACACCAATTTCGAGATTGTGACATTTGAAAATTTTTGTAAAAGATTTTACGTACGCATCTTCCTTGAAATCGATAGCAGTTTCAAGATTGTGACACCTTTAAATTTTAGAAAAAATTTATAAAAGTTTTAGCATATGCATTTCCTCGAAGTTACTATTAACTTCAAGATCGAGAACATTTGAAATTTTTCAGAAAAGATTTTTATAAAGTTGTAGCGTATGCGTTTCCTCGAAGTCTATACCAACTTCGGGATCGAGAACATTTAAAATTTTTAGAAAAGATTTTTGTAAAGTTTTATAATGTGTGTTTTACTCGAAATCTATACCAACTTCAAGATCGAGAACATTTGAAAAAATTTTTATAAAGTTGTAGCATATGCGTTTCCTCAAAGTTTATACCAACTTCAAGATTGTGATCATATAAAAATTTTTAAAAAGTATTTTCATAAAGTTTAGTATATGCATTTCCTCGAAATTACTACCGACTTCAAGATTGTGGCATTCAAAAAAAATTTTTAAAAATTTTTTAAGATACACTTTCGTCGAAATGTATACTAACGTCAGGATAGTGACATTTGAAAGATTTTATAAAAGTTTTAGCAGATGCCTTTTCATCGAAATTGATACTAACTTCAAGATAGCGACGTTTCAAAAACTTTGTAAAAATTTTTACAAACGCATCTTCCTCGAAACGTATGATAGCTTCAAGATTGATAACATTTAAAAATTTTTATAAAAGTTTTAGCAGATGTATCAATTTTATAAAAGATGTATCTTCCTCGAAATGGATATTAACTTCAAGATCGAAACTATTTAAAAATTTTTATAAAAAGATTTTTATAAACGCATCTTCCTTGAAGTGTGTACTAACTTCAAGATTGATAACTTTTATAAAAATTTTTCTAAAAGATTTAGCAGGTGCAGTTTACTCGAAATTAACACTAACTTCAAGATTGATATATTAAAAAAATTATTTAATACATAATCTTGACATATACATCAATGTCGAGGAAGACACGTTTGTAAAAAATTAAACTTACTTAAAATTTTTTTAACAATCTTGACACGAATGTTAATTTCGTCGAACAGCGCGTTTCAAAATTATTTTCAAACGCAAGACAAGATCCACAATCTCGACATGTACATGTGTTTCGTTGAAGAGACACTGTGTTTCGTTGAAGAGACACTTTGAAATTTTGTGTAAAAGATTTTGCCAACGCCTCGATCTTGACGAATGCATGCACGATCTGTAAGCGGATTCGGTAAAAATTTTTTAAAAATTTTTTAAAAATTTTTTGCAAGTTGCGTTTGCTCGAAAGTCGTATAAATGTCAAGATTGTAGTCAAGATTTTGGTATCAAGATTGTGCTCAATATTAACTTGAAATTGTCTGTAATTTCAAGATTGTAGTGTAAAACAATGTTTTAAAAAAAGTTTTACACAAAATTCTCAAATTTGACTTCAGCGAAGTATGTGTGGATTTCAAGATTGCGTACTAAATAAAATATGATGATGTCATGTGTATGATGGTGTCATGTCTAAAAATAGCTATGACCGCATTTATTTTTTCGGTACTTGATGTTGGATTTCATCCACGATCGTGGACGAAAGCAAAGATCATGTACTAGAATCGAGTATTGCGCAGTAGGATGATGCAATTTTTAAAATTATTACTCCTTGACGATCGTGATCGCGTTGGTAGTGGTGGTGACGCCGTCGATTGGAGCCGATTCGTTTACGTTTAATATTAAATTGTCGCCCAAAAAATCTACGGCTATCGTTCCGACGATCGCTTTGTTAGCAACGTCCATGACGTATATGGTGTCGGGCTTGCCGTCCTTGATGTACATGTCGTAGTCGAAAATGTTTGTAATGTAGTCGGTGAGCGAGTCTACGCGCAGATTGAGTTTCTCCAGCTGCTTGATGGAATCGACATTGATGTTGGCGGTGACGACGCCCTTACAAAGGTTCAGAAGCGTCATGTAGTGTTCAAAGCGATGGTACTGCTTCGACGAGAAAGACGCGTTTTTCAGTAAATCGCTGGTGGTAAAGTCCATTTCAGCAATCGGCATAAAATCGGTAGTATTACAAAGATAAACTTTACATCGATACTTACTATAAATATCACTATCAAAAAAATTACCTGACAATACCTAATCAGCGTTTCGAACAAGCAGCACAATGTCTAAGCGTAGCAACGGTGTTAAAATTGAGGAAATTAAGGCTGACGACAAGCGCAGAAGGACTGACGAGGAAGAGCAAAACGATGATGTCGATAAACAATTGTCCGTGTACAACAGCAGCGGCGACGGTGTCGAAGACGAAGAAGAAGAAGAGGTCTATCATCCTGACGAGGACAAGAGGCTGTGTGTGTTCAAGACGCCCACGGTGACTAGATCGATATCGTGGGTCGACGAGTTGCGTTACAATTTGCAGGCCAAGAATTTGACCGTGTTGCGGTGTAACGTGGCCTTTAACAAACTGTGGGAATGTCTGGCGTTTCTCCGCGAAGCTCTGCCCCTCGACGATTACATTGACCATTTTTTGCCTCAAGTGTCGCCGTCGATTGGAATATTGAAACCTAAACCGCCGGCGATCGTGTATCTGGTGGGCATGTTGGTCAAAGGGGGTTCGACGCCGTTTTACGTGTTCGACACGGCAAAGGTGAGGAGATGCATGAGCAACTTTGGTGAATTTTTGAGCATCAGATGGTCCAAGCAGTACCTGCACAACGACGCGTACGCCAACATCATTATCAAGTACAAGGGTTTCGATTGTGACACTATGAAGCTGCAGAATTCTGCGTGCGTCAACTTGCCCAGCGACGATTGCGTGGCGAGGAAGACGACGTTTGTGCGCAAGTTTTTCGACATTAAGCAGGAGGGTAACGAGAAAAACTATATGACGAATCGGCTGATGAAATCGGTGCAGTGCGAGCCGTTCACCGTCAACAGATTCAACGAGCTGTTCAAGTTCGAGGCGGACAGCAAGAGTTCCGACGAAGTGGACATGTTGGTGGGGATACAGATTGACGGATTTAAGCAGGGCAAAGATGAAATTGAATACGACACTTTAGTAAACAATAAGAAGGTGAGCGAGAGATCGTATTCGCTCGCGATTAAACCCATGGTGTTTTTCCATATTGAAGAATAATAAATAAATTTATTGAAAAATTATGTATGTCTTTTATATTAACGGTAGTAATGTAGAGAAGCGTTTCGGCAGAGAGTTTATAAACTTTATCTGCGGCGGCAAGATCAAGCATGACATCAAGTCTGACGAGTGCACTAGAAAACGCGTCGTGGTCAGGTCTAGCTACGCTGCGAAAAAGCTGCTCGCGGCCAACGGTCGAGCGTTTTGGCCGGACGGTACAAAGTTTCGGTGCAAACAGCTCAAGCCCGACAATCGAAGACCTCGCTACGACAGCGGTAGCAACAAGTACGGCAGCAGCAGCAGCAAATTATTATCATCATCGTACGATTGCTGCGACAAAGGCTTGAGCGGCGGCAGCGTCGGCGTTGGAGGAGAAAGCAATTATCGGTCGCAGAGTCCGGCCGTCAGCGAGGATTGGTACAACAGCGCCTCGTTTATAGACATAAACTTTGAAGACAACAATCACCATCACCACCACCACGACAAATCCTATTACAACAACGACACAGCGCTTTAAACATTATGACTTTGATATTATGAGTTGATAATAAAAGATTGATTGACTTTAAACGTATACTTTATTTATTAAAAATTATTTGTACTAAATTTGAGAAATTCCATCCTCATCTTGAGGAGTTTTTCGTCGATGCTCGCCACTTCGCCGGGGTCTTTGGTGATTCGCTTGATTCGTTCCCAGTGCTGCATCTGTATGCTCAGTTGTTTTTTGGTCTGGAGTATTTGGTTAAGTTTCTGTCGCAGAGATTCGTCTTTGCTCTTCTTGGCCGCTTCGATGTACGTCTTTTTAGCCGCGTCCGAGTAGTTGGCGGATTTTCCGTACACCGGCATACTGAGAGAGAGAGATGTATTTCCTACTCGACAAAACTTGACTAGACTCGACGAGATGAGAGATGATCTGATGTCTCGGAGTTTTTGTGCTAATCTCGCAAAAAACCAACATTTTATACAAATTTTAAATGTCATAGGTCGTGCTCTGAATGTAAATTGTTTTGCATTTTAATGTAAATTATTTATATTTTTTTTGTATCCGTTTAAGATAAGTGTATCCCGTATAAAACGATGGGCTTTGCGAGTTTTGTGCTAGTGCTGGTCGCAGTTTGTTCGGCGTCGCCGACAATGGCAGCGTTTAACACGAAATACGCCATCGACCACGAGTCGCGCACCATGAAGGTGTACAGCGTGGACGATCGGCCCGTGTCCATCTTTGTGATTCCGCCCAACTCTGACACGAACGGCGACGACAAGCTGACTTCGCTGCACCAGTTTCCCGGCGTGGCGAGCAGCGTCGTGTTTCCCTCGATATCTCGCGACGACGATCTGTTCGTGGAGCTGAGCAACGGCGTCCTGTACAAGACTCAAGCGACTCTCGTCTACACCAATTTCCACACGCACAAGAATCGCATGGTCTACGGCCAGCTGCTGACGTTTGCCATCGACGAGTTTGACATTGCGAGCAAGATCTACGTGGGCGCACCCATCTATCGGGACGGCAAGTTGGTGTCGGTGGTCACGTGCCGCTTCGACGACTACGACAAGGGTCTGGTGTTGTTCCCCGTGACGGGCGTGCGGCCCGCCGGTCTGATATCGGGCCAGATGATGTTCGACGACCGCGTGATCGTGGAGAGGCTGAAGCCGAACATGGCGGTGTACGGTCGCCAGCAGTTGCCGTATCGCAGCGCGCACATGTCGGTGAAACAGTTTGCTTTGGCGGCGACGGTCAATCGACAGCTGTACCGAGATTTGCCCCGGTACGCGGTCGTGTTCTACAACGACACGGACATTACGATCACGATGGTCGAGGGCGAGTTTGAGATACAGCGCGTCCGGTTGGACGGACCTCTGATCACGAATCAGCAAGGATGATTTTGAATTTTGAAGTAGAATAAGTTTATTACTAGAATTGTAATTATATTATACATTATGAGTCAGAATATTTTACTTTTGATTCGAGCGGACATCAAAGCCGTCGACGAAAAAGTCGATGCTTTGCAGCAGTCCGTGAACGATGTGTCCGCCAACTTGCCCGATACCTCAGAGCTGTCGGCCAAATTGGACGCGCAAGCCACTAGCCTCGAAACCATCATCAGTCAGGTGAACAACATCAACGACGTGCTGAACCCCGAACTGCCCGAGATACCCGACGTGCCCGGTCTGCAGCAAAAGCAGCAGCAACAGCAAAAGAAGAGCAAAAAATAAATTTTGAATTTCGAGTTTGTGTGTATGTAGGACGTGTTTGTAGTGTAAAATAAAAAATTTTGGCCAAATTTCGTTGTGTATTATTCCGAATAGAGATTGTCGTACCATCGATCCTGCAAATAATTGGTCTGTCGTCGTAGATTGACGTAGTAGGAAAGGGAGTCGACGAGCAGCGTGTACAGAGCTAGAATTAGGAAAATGATAAAGAGGGCCGTGACGTTGGTGTCTCGAGGTAGCATCGCGAGAATGACGGCGCCGGCGATGAAGAGTACGGGTACGAGAATCGAGGTTTGGCTGCCGTACAGAATGTCGTTGTGGCGTTGGGTGTATTGTAGGAAATCGAGATGCGTGTATAGAGCGCTCGAGGCTAGCGCGGACCCGACCAGAGTCACTTCGTCGAAATCCTCTATCGGTTCGCTGTTGTCGAACTCTAGCATTTGTCCGTTTGAGTTTACTGTGAGGGAGGCGATGTACTCGAGGAGGTCGGACAGAGCGTCGATAGTGAGTATGTCGTCCCCTTCGGCTTCGACGAGCTCTTCGAAATGTTCGGGTAGAAATTCAATCAAGTCTCGACTGCCGTTGTTCAGGGAGGTGAAGTAGGCGGTCAGGAACGAGATGGACAAATCCTCGGGGTATTCGCGGGGAAACATGTTGTTGTAGCCGAACGGGTCCCACAGTCCCAGAATCAAATCTCCTATGCTCACTATGATCAATATTATGCCTATGATCGACGCCGCCTTGATGGCTATGCGCGTCATCGCTTTGGCTATCGCCGAAATTGTCTTTATGGCCATCCGGTTAAAGGCCTGCGTGACGGCCGCTTTGTACGTTTCGCCCAGCAGTCTTGTCGTGACCTGTCGCGACGTGTTTATTAGCGTTTGTTTCAGAAGGGGAATGAGCGAGGTGTTGATGCGTTTGAGAATGGCTTTGATGGCGTCGAAGAGATAGTCGAAACCGAAGCTAGTGGCTATGCCGAGAATGAGCGCGTTGTCCTCTAGAAATTGCGAAATTATGGATTCGAGATCCTCTTCGGTGGCGGCGCCGCCAGAGTAGGTTTGTGCGAGATTGGTGGCCACTCGATACTTTAGCGCTCTCGGTACGTGTTCCCGCGAAAAGCCCACCTCTGCCCGATAGATGAGTTTGTTGAGAGTGTCTGTGAGAGTCAAATCGGACATTGTTTCGTATTTGTTAAAGTCGATCTCGAAATTCACATCCGCTTCGGGATCCCTGACGTTGCGCCATTCCTCGAGCAGTTTTTGCGAGTCTATCGTCGGCGGCGCGGGTAGTATCGGCGACGGGCGCTTGTAATCGAAATTGCGCAGTTCGCTAAAAACGCTATTCGTGAGCATCTTGAGGGTGATGTATATGGTGTCGCCGAGAACGAACCCTATCAAACTCTCCCACCAGCCCACGCTGCAGCCGCCGTTCATTAGACTCCGGCCGAAGCGGCGACAGTAGGCCTCGTTGAACGTGCCCACGAACCGTTCGGGAAACAGCAGGTCGGAGGCGGGCTGGACGTTAAAGGCGGGCACGTCGTCGATACCCTTGATCACGTGCTCGTCGGTGCGCATGTAGGGGCTGTTGAAGTACATTTTCGAAACGGTGTCGACGAGCAGGCACTGGTTTCCCTGCGTGTACCTTAGCTCGGGCGCCTGCACCTCGTTTTCGCCGCCTTCGCGCGTAGCGGCCACCCTGTCGAGATTGTAGCACGCGGGCTGTCCGTAAATGATCGCCGTCTCGGACGTTTGCGTGTAATTCGTAGGAGTGTTGGGGAGGATGGGGCCGGTTTCGTGGAAAGGATAACAAGTCATGCTCTCGCAGCCCCGCTTGCTAAACTTTAGTTTTACGTGAATGGCTTTGTGCGCCAGCGTAGGCGGTATGTAAAAGTCGTTGTTGTTGGCGGCGCGTATCTCGTAGTCGATGAGAATGTGAGGCATTTTGGTGCGCCATTTCGGTATGAAACGCAGTCTGAATAAATGTTCCGAGTACCAGTTGGAGTTTTGAATGTCCACAAAGGTTAGCGTGGCCATGATGCCGGCTTAATAAATCTTATCATTCGGTATATAAATCGATGTAACGTCAAACTCTTCATCATTCTGGAAAACAGCAGTAACTTCATCATAATGATTGCGTTTAAGCCATCATTGAAAAAAATAAAGTGTTTTAAAAATTTTTTAATTACGCGAATCTTTGATTCTATAATGCCTCACGTTTACATCGTGTCGGTGGACGGTCACTTTAACATTATCAGCATCCACAAGGCGATGGACTTTGAAGCGGCAAAGCGGGGCAATCTGCCGGACTTTCTGCGGTACTACAACGTCGAGACCAAGGTGTTTCCAGAGAAGAAGATGTATATCTTTAGGTGTATAAATGAATCAATGCAATAGTTTGTATACATTTATTAATAAATAAATTTTTGTTTCAAGACGTTTTTGTATAATTTTTGTGTGTGAGGTTGCTGCCGATGATTGGAAGTTGCGGAAAGAGGCATACGATTAGATAAATAAAATATGATTAGATAAAAATTTAATATAAAAAGAGTCGACTGCATTACTAAACTATGTTTACCAATCCTACACCATGTCTCGTCCTCCGATTAGAACCTTTGACCAGTTTGTTCAACCAGGAATGGAACAGACGCTGGTGAGAATTGTACCGAAGGCTAGCGTCGCGTTCCCGGTGCTAGCCTACAATTCCAAGTGTTCTCATGTGGAAGTTTATTATTCAAGCTTGCAATATTCACTATTGAAAAACGCACCCATGGTCATTTGTCACGACTGCCGGGAGAAGCGTAGATTGTATGATTATTGCAACCAGCATATTCGATACTTGTCACCGGTTGTCTACAAGAGTTTGGGCACTAACGGTGAAACTTTGTGCGACCTTTGCTGGGCCTGCTGTATGAAGGGTATGAACCTGGACATGTTTTACGACTCGTACAGTCAAGACAAGAACGAGACGCCGTTCCATCTACCCTATAGATTTAAATCTAAAATGTAACTTAATTGTGTATAAATAAATATATTATTTTTATTGAAACATCTTTATTTTATTTCATCATCACACAGAATCATCTAAAACCAACTATTGTTTCATTTGCGCTAGAGTCAAATAGGCGCAGGGCGCTCAAGTTGACCATCAACAGTTTTTAATATGGTTGCTATTGCGTTTTTATTCTCAATTGATGAAGAACAATTAAAATTAATATGTAAATTTATAATATTAATACAAAGCAATAAATCTTTGTTTTGTAGTTGGTAGAACTCTCCTTTTAATTTTAAAGCAACAAATGTGTCATGAAGTTTTTTCTCTACACTCAAACCATCACTTCCCACAGGAGCCGTGTAAATGTAATATAATAAATCATAGGCTCTTCCACAGTTGAGTTGATTTAAACGTGATGTTAAATATCTTGTCGTACCAATTTTATAAATATTTTTTTTCATATATTCTTCACTGGTAGCAATATACACATACGTAAGAACGGGAGCGCAAATCTTGTCGCTGGTGTAGTCTTCGAATGTTTTTGCAATATCAGTTGTTTTACGCAGCCCAGGCAATACTTCTTCAAACAACCACTGTCTAAACAGTTCAGCGCTGGGTAATTTTGATCGTAATATTAAACTGTACACTCCTATTTCATTAATAAACACTTTATTACTTTGCCAATTATGTGGTAATTCTATCTTGTTAGCCGTATCATGTATCTCTTCCCAAGTTTTTTTCCAATTAGGTTTTACATGATTCCTAATGGCGTTTCTAGGTTTTTTATAGCCCAAAATATTTGCAACCGCTTGTCCTCCGTACATGAATTGATCATTGTCGACTTTTACAATCCACAAATCACAAGTTTGACCTCCAATGTCACACTTTTTGTTGAACAGAGACATGATTGTTGGAGATGTTATCGTTGCAAAAGTTGAAAGAGATATGTCTTGTGTCATGATTTTCATTTGAATTTATAGGTAAAAGGTTAATAAATAATACATAGTTTTACAAATATACACACATTTATTTATTAAAATACAAAACTTGATATATTACTATGTTGTTTTATTGCTAATACTATGACTAATACAAAACTAATACTATGACAATGACTATAGACTATTCGGTATTTTGAGCCGATTTCTTGTCGAATATAACCTTTTCGAGGTTACAGCCGAATTTGTTGACGGCAATACTGTTGGTTTCGTTGAGAGTCAGCCGATCGCCAGTGTAGTTGGACAACAGTTTGATCATACCGTTGTGGCGAATGTTGATTTCCTTGCGGCTTCCACTGTTCAGATTGTAAATGTAGTGGTTGTACATTTTGTACTTTTTAATAATGTCCGTGACGACGATATCCTTGATGACGCTCGTGATCCACAAAAACTCCATGCCCTTCTTGACAATGGTTATCCTTTCGTCCGACTTGGTGGTGATCAAAATAAAACTATGATTCTCGAAGCGTTCTTTGCAAGCGTTCAAGTAATTCTCAATCAACTTGGCCGAGCCGTTCTCCTTCTTCACCTTGTACAGCTTTTTGACTCCCTTTTGCGCGGGATCGTAAAACTGACGCGTGATGCATCCGTACTTGTACGTAAAGCTGCTCTTTTCGGCGGCGGCGGCGCTGTTAGTTTTAGGTTTGTTCTTGCCGCTCTGTTTGTTTTCGTACCAAAACGACAGCGATTGAGTGACGGCGTTTACAATTTGTGCGCGTGAGAGTTTGTTTTCGTCGTCGTCGTTGGTCATCTTCTTGAAACGCAACCCTGCCGTGTACTTTATAATGTCGTCGACGTACAATGACATGTCGTACTTTTTAAGTTCCTCCTGATTCGGTGCCTCTTTCTTGGTGATCGACAGGGGCAACGTAAACAGGACTTTGGTGTCGATCATTTGCGTCAATCGTTCGTGAACGACGCGAGCCTTCTTTTCGCCGACAGACGCCAGCAAAAGACTAATCTTGCCCTGAATGTACACTTGATCCAAGCGGAAAGTGTTGATGAGCAAAGACATAAATCTAAAATCTTTGACTTCCTCGAAAATGCATAGGTTCTTGTTGTTGTCGGTGAGTTGTTTCTCCGAGAATTGGTCTTGAATGGGTATCTCAATCTTCATGTCCAGCAGCAGCTTGTACGAGATCATGAAACGGTAGCGTTCGAGCGTGACGATCAAGACGAAACGGTCATGGTGCATGTGGTGGGCCGTGTACTCGTTGTGCACAGAGTGTACGCAGTTGATGTAGCGCAAAGTGTAAATTTCGTCGGCGTTGGACGATTTGCTAACGATGAACATGTAATAGCTCGTGTCCAGCATGTGGCTGGTGAAGAGGCGATTGTTGTCGTTGGAAATTTTGTTTTTGGTTTTAGTGATAATTTCGTTGAAAATGGTCTCCGTGGCAGGATCGCTGGGGGTAGGTTTTTCTACGTGAACGGGTTTCAGAGCGCTGGACACGCACATTTTTTTAGCGTATCGGCCCCTGCTCTTGGGTTTGATCAAAATGCGTTCTGCGTCGTCGTTGACGACCATATGAGTCACGTTGTTTTTTGCCACATTGTTTTTTTCCAATACAATGACATCATTCTTTTTTACGTATTCTTCGTCATCGCTGCTATTTTTGTCGCTTTCATCACTGCTACTACCGCTGCTGCTGCTGTCAATTGCGTAGTCGCTCATACGTATGCGTTTCACGGCCGTGCCCATGCCTTTCGTCGAAGAGCGTTTGGACGACAGTCGTTTCTTTAGAGGAGACATTATCTGCTGCTGCTGCGACGACGACGACGAGCGTTGTTTCGACAAAGACGACGAGGACGCTACTGACGAAGAGTTTGATGGTTTTTTAGTTTTATTTTTTTTCGAAACCTTCATTGGTGGCGAGGGCGCGACAGCGCTGTTGTTCTTGACGGTGGCGGCGGTTTCGGAGACGTTAGACTGGTCAGCACCGAAGAGAGTCGTGAAATCAATATCTTGCGAGACGGTAGGGTCAAAAATTGAATTTTGCGTGACGGCGTCGTAGGTTTGGTTGATTGAGTGCACGTTGTTGATGAATTGATTGTAGCTGTTGTCCGTGTAATCGGCGTCGTTGGTGATGGGGTTGGTTAGCTGCATCTCCTCGGGCGTTTGCGGTATGGGATGATGAAAATTAAGGAAGGATCCCAAGGTTTCGCGAATAGGCGTGCTGCCGGCGGTCTTGTACGAAGCGGCACTGACACGACTGCGGTGGTTCGGAGTGTGCATGATTACGGCAAACTGAAACAAGACAGAAACATGAACGTCAATTTATACTACGCGCAAGATAATACTAATATCGTAACGTTTAGTATGCTACACACTATCAGTTCTGTGAATATTTTCGTGTTTCAAACAAGGCCTTCGTCGTCGTCGCCGCTATCCCCACCCGCCGTTGTCGGCGCCGAGGCCACAGTAAAGACTAGATTAGTGAGCGGATATGAAAAACGATTGCGCAATATTTCAATGAAAATGACGTGCGTTTCGCCGTCGTCGTCGTCGAACGATCCAAGTGCGTATATCGTGAGTTGCGTCAGAGCGCCGTGTGTTCTATTAAAACTGATGACATCACCCAAATTTAGCCGGCCCGTCGCGCCCGTGCTCATGAATTGCGAGGGCGAAACGCAAGTGTGGCACGTTTTCGCCGTCAGCAAGGGAAGAGAATTGGCGTCGATGGCGCGCATCCGCGGCGTCACCGCATGGCTCGACGGCGGCGGCGCCGAGACCTATTTGCACAAGGAGCTGATAGTTTTTACGGGAAATCTACCGTCGGCCTTCATAGCCGCCCTCTCGAAAAACACACCCAACGTCGAGGACGTGGACACCATGAAACTCGTGTATCCTTTCATCAAAATCAACACGCACGACGTGATCGTAGAGTGTCAAAGATAATTATTATCGTCGGCGAAACGACACATGTCGTCGCCGAAACAAGGGGAACGAATCGTTACCCTTGCCGTTTTCGAGGAAATGAAACACATTGTCGTTGAAATTATAGCAAAAAAAATTTATTATTACGTTTTATAACAAGAGACTTTTGTACATGCGTCCCATGCAGCCAGAGTCGAGAGATGCGGGCACGCAGTTTTGTTCGACGACATCAAACTGCTGGCCGGGCATGCAGTAGAATAGCTGTCTTTCGGGGCAGACGTAGTAGCTGTCGCAGTCGTAGGGGTCGGGCGCGAGTCCGTGATAGCCGCAGGGACATATTTTGCGTACGTGAAAATCGTGGTGTAGATCTTGAAGTTTGTGAAACACCACCAGCTTTACAATAATAAAGAGTGCCAACAGTAACCACATTGTGTTTATTTGTTATAGCTAAGAATCCCCAAAGTGTTTTTGTTTGAATTTTTGTCGCCGTCTTCTACTCTAAACTTAAATTTACTCAGCAGCATGTTCGAATAGTTGCTGTTCAGCGTGGGCTTGCATTTGTTCGCAAACAGCGTATGGTCCAGCAGCGATTCCGAGTAGTTAAAGATTCCATAGTTTTTCAAGATCGAATAGTGGCCGTACGCGTGCTCCATAATAAAAAGTAGACACACGTACTGCGTAGTTTCCGTTTCGCTGATCTTGATGTACGATTCGTGATTGTCATCAGATTTTCGTTTTCGCGAGGGAGCAAACGTCTTCATCAAATTGACTTTTTGCTTTTCCTTGACATTAGCGCACACGTTCATGTCGGTGTCAAAGTGTCGCTCGAGCATCTTTACGATGCTGAGGCGATCGATGGTGCACACGATCTCGTCCCGTTCGTTCAGCCGAAACAGTATGGGTTCGCCGGGAATCACGAGATCGGGTCTATCGGTGACGACAAACTCCATCTTGTTGTCGAAGTTGGTCACCAGCGGATGGACGCGATTGTGTATGAAGCCGAGCGAGGCGACCACTATGGCGACAATGTCGCGCGTGGCGCTCCTGTCTCGAAAAATCGTTAGCAGCGGCTGCGTGAGCCGCAGAGTGTTGAGCATGGCCATGTACTTGACGATGACCAGTTTGATCTTTAAAGTGTCATAGCTTTCGAGACTGTTTAAATTTTTGGCATCAAACTCGGCGAGGTCGTATTCTTTTTGCAACTGTTCGTTGCCGTTGATGATTTCGGTGACGGTTCTGATCTTGGGAGAGGAAGAAGAACACTTGAATTGTTTCATTGTGATAAACAACAACTTTATTATTATTTAATACTTATTGTAGTGTTATTATAGACGAGACGATTATAACATGTTACGTTGCGGCGTGTTGACGAAGGGGTTAGCTCTCATCGTGGCGTTAAGGGGATTCATGTAGGCGGTCTGCTGTGCCGGCGAACTTCCGCCCGGTTGGCTGCTAGACTGGAATAGCAGTATGATCAGTATGATTATGACCAGAGCAATCAACACTGTCATCATGGTGTTGGTGTTGACGCTGCTCAAATTGAATCCTCCTCCCGACGTTGTCGTGGTTGGTCTATTGATGTCCATAGCTCACTTTGACGATAATACTGTCGATTTACGTGAAGAGCTTCAGCAGCGTGTTTTTAACCCACGGATTTTTCAAATGGTCGAGAGTTTTGAATTGAGAACTTTCGTAATCTCCTCTTATAATTAAATATGCAGGCACAGAGGTACCGAAAATATGCTTGGTCAGATAAATTTTGTGTTTTTCGTCGATGATGTACGTATCCTTGGTCAAGACGTGAGGTGTGGAAAACTGTCTGTACGGTATGAGACGATAGTCAAAGTACAATAGTTCCGTGCTGCCGAAAAGACTGTTGCTGGCGAGTATGATGAACAGTTGGTTCGAGGGCACGTAGAAAGCGTTGAAGGTGCCTTTTATTTGAATAATATCGGGCCGTACGAAAATGTACGACGTTTCGTTTGCGCGAAGCGTGGGCAGAACGCTGTTGGCGTCAGTTTTTATATTTAATTTTCGATACTTATTTACGGCGTAACGATCTATGACGATCTCGTTGTAGCTAGTCGCCAATTTAATATTATGCTCGCCGAATTTCATTATAAACTTGTAATTGGATGTCTTGGTCATGTAATCATTGAGCAGGTCGAGCAGGTCGTCTGGAAATTTTGCGTCGTAAATGTAGTCACGCTGAATGAACTTGATGTAATTTGCGCTGTTATCCAGCTCCAAGTTAATTTCGTTAAAAACTTCGTTTGGCTTTTTAGTCGTAAAATGTTTGCTGTTAATTATCCTGAAATTGTTGCGCACCAAAGGTAGACCTTTGTAAAAGTTACGAATTACGTAATCGCTATTTGCGGGCATAGAAATGTTTTGTCGCAGAAAATGCTGTGCCATCGGTTCGCCGACGAGATACAATCGGTACGGATAGTCGGGCGTGTCCACTTTGGGCGAGGCGCACATTTGCACGCCCGACCAGTCCACGTACGCGTTGTCGAAGAGGAATCCTTCGCGACCCTCGAGCAGAGTGGATTCCGAGTTGGCGGACACAAAGAATCTGTCGTCGAACACCTTCATAAACTCGCTGTACAGCGTGAGCATAAACGGCTGAGGGTCGTTTACGAAAAAGTTTGTCGCGTATATGGCGGTGTTGGGCTGAATGTACTGTCTCTTGTCGAACTCTATAATGTCCACGCTGTCGCGCATACATATAAACTTGAATTGGGGTTTGATGTACTTGAAAATGTTGGGGTCTCGGTCCGAGACCAAATGCTTCAGACTCATGCCGCTCAAATAGTTCAAGTATTTGAGAAGCGTGTCATCGTCTATGGCATTGAAATTGTTGCGTATGTACTCGCCGATGAAGGGACGCGCTTCAGACGCAATATAATCAAAATTATTCAAATTAAAATAGGTTGCGAGAAAGAGGTATTTTAATTGCTTTTGTTCTAGCGAATGCTTGACGGCCGCTAAACTCATTTTGAATCTTACTAAAGTTCTACGCTGCCGACGACCGCGCCGCCTCCGCGATCTTTTTTAGACGTTTTAAAACTAGTCTTACAGACGGGACAAACGGGATAGAGACTACAATGTTTCCACAGCTCCACGTAGCACACGTAGCACACGTTGTAGCCGCAGCATTCGTTTGGCTTTAGAAAATGCTCCTCGGCGCTAGTTTCCTGACAAATGTTACACTGATAGACTTTCGGGTTCGTGAATACGTTTATTAGCTGCATGCGTTCGTTCATCAATTTGATGACGTGCATATACTTTTCGCCGCGCTCGCACAATTCATTCAGGGCGGCGTCGTTAGCTTTGACCGTGGCGACGCAGCAAAAGTCATTCTTGAACATGTCGTTGATGATGCGTATCTGTTTGACGTACGGTATGAAAATGTACATGTTGTATTGATACTTGGGCTGACTTTTCAAGTGTTCGAGGACATCAAGTACGTTTTTAATGTCGTTGATGAGATAGTGAACGCATCTGTCTCGCGGTATAGATACTTCATCTTCGTTTTCGCGGAAATGCAATAGTTCGTCAAGATTGCAGTTATAAGACTGCTGATACGTTTCTTGTACAATCTTGAAAGCGGCCATTCGGACATTATGGTGGGCTTTGATGTTCAAAGCCAAGTCTGGAGTGTGCAGATTGGGAAATAAAAAGTTACTAAACACTTGAGTACATAGCTCGATATCATAGTTGCTCATCTTTTCTATGTCATAGAGAAAAAATAACAGCTTATATAAAATATAAAATCTTTATTTCAAAACATGATGCAATAATACAAAATAATGATGCAATAATACTCGTTATAAAAAGTGGCGTGATCCAATGACGTAATTAAATGACGCAATATGATGAAACTAGGCGTGACAGCTCATGCACTCTTCCGTTCTGTCGTCGTTCATTTTGCGTTTCTTGCCGCACAAGGCCGAGGCCGCTTCGGCGTCGACGGTGAACTGCGTTGCTTGAGCGGCCGGTTTCGTGCGCAGATAGTACATGCCGGTCTTGAGCTGTTTCTGCCACGTGTAAAAGTGTATGCTCGACATGACCGAGTACGTGGGTTCGGCGACAAACAAATTTAGAGATTGGCTCTGATCAATGAAAGGAGCCCGGTCGGCGGCCATGTCTATCATGCACTTTGATTTAATTTCCCATGCGGTTTTAAAGAGATCCTTGACGTGCTGGGGTATTTCGTCAATGTTCTGCACAGACCCATTCTCTGCCAATATTTTGTTGCGCAATTCTGGAGTGTAAATGTTCAGGTCTATGAGGGCCTTGATAAGATACTGGTTGACCACTTGAAACTCGCCGGCGAGAACGCGCCTCAGATACACGTTGCTGGTGAACGGCTCGAACGATTCATTGTTGCCGAGTATCTGCGCCGTCGTAGCGGTAGGCATGTACGCCACCAGCAAAGAGTTTCTCACGCCGTGTCTTTGAATCTTTTCCCGTAGTTTGGACCAATTCCACAGATGATCCGTGGGATAGATGTTGTAGTTGTCGTAATGCATAGTGCCGCGGAACAGGGGGCTATTCTTGTACGATTCATAGGGACCGTCGATCTTGGCCAGTTCGCAGCTAGCTTCCAGAGCCGAAAAGTATATGGTCTCCGCGATCATGTAGTTGACGCTCCTGGCCTCCTCGCTGTCGTAGGGGATATCGAGAAGCACAAAGGCGTCGGCGAGACCCTGTATCCCGACACCGACGGGGCGGTGTTTCTTGTTACTGTTCGCAGCGCCCGCAGTGGGATAGTGGTTGCTGTCGATGATTTTGTTGAGATTACGCACGACAATTTTCGTCAAACGATTCAGCAGGACATAGTCAAAAGTTTTAGTTTTAACGTTGACGCACTTGTTGACGGCGATAGAGGCCAAGTTACATACGGCAGTCTCGTCCTTGTCGCAATACTGCACGATCTCGGCGCAGAGGTTGCTACACTTGATGATGCCCAAATTTTTTTGGTTACTAAACTTGTTGCAGGGGTCCTTGTAGAGCATGTACGGTCCCCCGGTTTCGACATTGGTCTCGACGATGAATCTAAACAAGTCTCTGGCCTTTACTTGTCTCTCGTACAGTTTATCCTTTTCGTATTTTTCGTATAATATTTCAAAACTAGAACCGTACTTGTCGAGAAGGCCGGGAAACTTTTTGGGACAAAACAGCGACCATTCTTTATTCTGCTCCACGCGTTCCATAAACAAATCGGGAATCCAAAGGCCCAGCATCAAGTCGCGAGCCTTGGCGTCCTCAGAGCCCATGTTGCGTCTCAAGTTGAGGACATCGTAAATTTCCGGATGCCACGGCTCGACGTATGCGGCGAGGGCGCCTTTCCGCTTACCACCCTGATCGACGTGGCGCACCATGTTATTGAATACTCGTAACATGGACACGAGGCCGCCGGACTTTGTGGTGCCGTTGTATTGAGCGCTGACGTTTTGCACGCTCAGCCCGAGACCTCCGCCCAGATTCGAAATCAATGCGGACTCGTGCAAGGTCTTGTAGATGCCGTCGATGCTGTCTTCCTTGATGCATTGCAGGAAACACGAACACATTTGGGGACGACACGTGCCCGCCGCAAACAGCGTGGGGCTGGCGTGAGTGAACGTGCCCAGACTCATCAATTGATACGTCTCAATGGCGCTCATAACGTCATCGCCGTGAATGGCCAGGGCGACGCGCATGAGCATGTGCTGGGGTCGTTCCGCGATCACGTCATTGACTTTTAATAGATATCCATTGGTCAGAGTCTTGAAACCAAAGTATTTGTAGTCGTAGTCCCTGTTGTGTTTGATTTCTCTATTCAATAGCGCACCATGCTTGACGACGAGATTGTTAAATTCGTGGGAGACCACGTTGTTTTGTGCCAAATAGTTTGTAACTTTTACGAAACACGGACAGACTTTGTTGTGCAGATCCTCGACAAGTATGCGTCCTGCGAGTAGAGCATAGTCATAGTGTATGTACGTCATGGACGCTGCTACGTCGGCGCAGTACAGCTTCATTTGCTCGAAAGAAACGCTATTTTCGTTGATGCTTTCTTTAATTTTTTGCATTAACTTTGACACGTCCACGTAACGAGTATCGATATCCTTACCGCTGAGATTATTCAGCAGTATAGTTAAATTTTCCATCTTGCCCAGATTCGTCCTGTACGAATTTTTATTAAACTCTTCGACACACTCAGACTTGTCCATGATGTAGTAACGAGGATCGTTTTCTATCCACGCTTTACTCACTTTGACAGCTCGCTCCGAGACAAATTCCACCAATTTAATTTTATCCAATTGATCTTTTACTCTTCTGTCTTCGTTTAAATCTTGCTCCTCTTCGTCTAAATCTTGCTCTTCGTCTAAATCTTGCGAATCGTCCGAATTCTCACACTGTTGTAAAATAACATCACACGAATCGTTATTTTCAAAGACTTTGTTAATGTCGTCATCATAATTATTTTCAAAGACTTTATTCGCCGCGTCGTCGTTAGTGTACACCACCTCTTCGCCGGCAACTATTTGTTCAAAAGTATTCCAAATAGTTTCACTATCGCTGATGTCATCGTAACTCAAGGTATTAGTAGTTGATGCCATGTCCAATAGTTGTTCCATATTTTTAACTACAATCTGAACAATACAGTACACTTCACGATCGATAATGATAATTAAATTTTTTGCGCAAACGCTTTTATATCAGAACGTTTATCGCGCGCCGCCGTCGTGATATCATCATCACCGTCGTGATATCTTCATTATCATCATCACATGACCGTTTAGATCCTGTTCTTATCGTTGCGAGTATGATAATCATGATAATAACATAATCATCATGATAATATATTTTGTGTGTGACGGGAATTGTAAGTAATTTTTTCCTTTCGTAAAACATTGTGAAAAAATAAATATA